AAAGAACGCTCCTCTCAAGGGCCGTGCAGAACCCAAATTTTAGATCGCTGGTTTATTTTAGTCCGGAAATGTGTTCAAAATAAGGGAACCGTGTGTAAATTACAATACAAATTCATATATGGCTATATTTTACGATGTGTCGTTCACTTTTCTTAACCGAAGTTTCTACATTTTTATGCCAAGTCATACCCATTTATATATTTTTTGAAAAATTGGTGTAGTAATTGGTGTAGTGCTCAGCCATTTGCTATTCTTAAAAAATCGTCAACTGTAACAGGCAGATTGTACTCTGCATATACATCCAACGTCATTCGTATATTAGCGTGACCCATTAAATACTGAACAGATTTAACGTTCATACCAGCAGAAATCAGTCTTGTGCAGAACATGTGCCGAAAAGTATGTGGTGTCGTCTTTGGTAAAGTGTCGCCTGTTTCTCTATGGTATGCTCCAATCATACTTTCAATAATTGACTTGACGGAATCTTTGTCTTTTGGAGAAAGGGTTCCTCTTTTCAAAAATAGAAACGACGTATATCCATCCATCTCTGGACCAGGATCATTTAATGCTTCTCTTTGACAAATAAGCCTTTCGAAACTTTCTCTTGCGCTATCAGTAAGGGGGATTTTTCTTTTCCCGCTTTCACTTTTTGGCTCTTGCACAAATGTTCCAATTCCTGGGACATATGATATTTGATGTGTTATGTTTAAACAATTATTTTTTAAATCAACGTCATCAATTGTTATTCCGCATAACTCACCAACACGAACTCCTGTTTCATGCAGTATAATAAGCATATCTGTATATTTCTTATAGACTTTACTCGTTTTAGAAAAGTCAATAAGTTTTTTATACTGCTCTTCTGACAATAAAATTTTTTTCTTTTTCGTAGGCTTTATAAGTTTATTCAAGCTAAATGAAAACGGATTATAAGAAATCATATTCTCGTCAACAGCCATTTGAAAAGCAGGAGAAATTATATTTTTCATATTTCCGATAGCACATTGGCTCATTCCATTTTCGTTAAGAGATAAGAACCATTCTTTCGCATCTAATGTCGATATTGATGATATATTTTTTTCTCCGAATGGATCGTTTTTTATTTTTCTAAGATATTGCCCTCGTGTATAAGCAGAAGTTTCCTTAAGTGATTTTTTGTGAATAGTTTCATATCGTTTTATCAACTCATACATTGTTATTATCACATCGGCCTGTTCCACGTCAGACTCTAAAGTTTGTTTCTTTTTATCTCGAAGTGCTTTTAAATCATTTGCGTACATAGTATGCCGTTTTCCAAATTTATCTGTCCAGCGGTATTGATACAGGCCATCTTTTCTTTGACTCTCACCTTCTTTTAAAACTCTACCTTTGTTATCTTTACGTCTTTCCATAATATTAGACTCCTTACATTATAATAAAGAGCCTTGATGTGACGACATGAGTATACCACACCAAAGCTCAAATTTCAAATTGAATAAGACTGATCTATGTACTTTTCAAGAGCTTTACGTTTGATAAGACGTTTTCGGCCTACAAAAAGCACAAACGGACAGTTTTGTTCTTCCGCCATTTCTCGAAGTTTGCATTGACCAATATTCGAATATGCTGCAGCTTCTTCTATTGTAAGGGTGGCTTTTTCCCAGATTGGGACTTCTTTCATAGAATCTCCTCCATCTTCTCCGACCCGTATCGTGACACGCACACATTATATAAGAGCATCGCTCTGGTCATAAGGCCGACACCTCCGATACGAGGGGTCACCATAATATCTTTCATGTTGTAAACCTCATCAGCGCAGTCTCCATGTTGCTTGCCATTCTCGTCGTAGTTAATACCAACGTCAATGCAGACGTCTGTGTTGAATAGATCTATATGAGAAATAAAATTGCGTTTTCCAACCGCAGAGATGACAACATTTGCTAGTTTTGTAACGTAAGCAGTATTCTTCATGTAGCTCCCTGTACTATTAACAGAGATGACATTGCAGTGCCGTTTAATCAGCATATCAACCAGTGGACGACCAACAATATCAGACTGACCACATACAAGCACATTCTTGCCATCCAGATCGTAACCGATGGAGTCAAAAATCTTCATAACGCCAAGCGGAGTACAAGGCTGAAATTCAGACGTAGTATTAAAGCCATCAACATCAACTACGTCTGGAATGCAGATATTTTTGGGATTGATATGTTTTGGCAGTGGAAGCTGGACGATGATACCGTCTACATCTTCCCAGTTATAATCTTTCAGTATCTTATCTTTCAACTCATTTTCGGTTGTCTCTTCTGGCAGCTTGATAAGTTCCGCTTCGATTCCAACCTCTTCACAGTCACGCAGCTTGCCGCGAATATAAGCGTTGGATGCAGGGTTGTCCCCCACTTGATAAATATGTAAAATAGGAGCATAATCATCTTCTGCGATAATATTCTTAATTTTGTTCTTGATATCTTGCGCAATAGATTTGCAATCAATAATCATTGTGAACCTCCTTTATAAAACCCTAATTCTTTAATCATTATGTTTTAGTCCCTCGCAAAAGAATTTATGAAGCATCTCTTCGTATTCGCGTCGGCACTGTGGACATAAATCTGAAATCGCACCTTTATCTTTTAAGCTCCATCTTCCAGAATCGGAAATACAGCAGCCCGCGATGCAGTCTGGAAAATGTGCCTTTCCAACAAGTGCTTCTTTCCCACAACGATCACAATAAATTTTTACATATTCTTCAGTCATAATTCCGTACCTCTTAATACATCATACCATGATCGTTTGATAAATAGCAGCCCTCTAATGAGCTTGCAATTTTGTGGTATCTATTATCAAGCTTAACAAGAAATGTGTTTATCATCTCATTATAAATATGTGCGGCCTCTTCGTAAGTATCAGCAAATGCATAATACGATTGATTTGTATTCACGCTGATTGTACGATTTTTTGTTTTAAATTTCGACTTCCAATAATCCTTGTCATGAATAGTCCCTTGTACCGGCTTGCAATTGATGCCGGACTTCGTATCATCAAATCGAAATCCAGTGCACCAGACTTCTTTATCTTCTGGAACGGACATAAATGTATAAGTCATATTCTTTATTCCTGCCATCTACCAGTAAAATTTTACTTTTTATTGTTGATCCAAAACAAGTGATCGATTTCGCTAATCGCGATAGTCAACGCTTTATATTTTGCGTCACGTTTTGGATCATTATATGTGTCCGTTTCTTTCCTAACGCAGTTATCGCGCATCTCCATAAGAAGTTCTATCGCCTCATTGAGCTCTTCATAAGTATATTTATTGCTCATATTTATATCTTCCTTTTCGAATATGTGCTTTCATACTATCACCTTAATTAAATATCGTTAAACGCATCTATAATCCATCCAATAAGACTATTTAGTTTTTCTACAATCTTATAAATGAAATCCTTCAAATGAGGTTTTGGCTCAGGCATACTGCATGTAAATTCCGCTGGGCCTTCTCTTTTCGGAGAACTTGTTTGCATGACATATGCTTCATCATTGTGAATGATTCCAATTTGAGTACAGTTATCGCAATTACAAATTTGAGTCTGATTTATTGTAACATTCCGTTTCATATTTTTATTCCTCCCACCCACCACTGCGATTATGTATCAGATACCAAACTTGGCGTTTACCTTTTTCAGATTATCCGCCGCCTCGGCATATGCGTCGCGTGCGGCATGATAATCGGCCATCTTAGCAGCCAGAATTCGTTTTGCTTCCTGTTCGGCAGTATCAGCATTTGCGAGCTCCTGATTCAGCTGAAAACCTGCCGCCTTGATGCCACTGGTAAAACCCTGTAGATCACTGGATGCAACCTTTTTCTCAGCGATATAAGTACCCTTCTTACCGTTGACAACAGAGTCTGTGTTGAACATCTTTACGATACGATCAGTAGTGCCATCATTAACGTGATAAACATAAAAATACTTAGCCATAATTTAGTCCTCCTTGACTTTTTCAAACGTATAAATCGTATGTGCTGTTTCAATTTTGACAATTTTTTCATCTTCTGTAATCGATACAGAAGTAACGGGAGATGTGTGCATCCCTCCCGGATATGGATAACCCTCATTGTCTTTTACATATCGGAACTGAGCGATCCAGCCGACAGGAATTGGACGGAACTGCATCGTCATACCGATCCATTCTGGATACCACCCGTCAGTACGAGTTTCGCCAGTATCTACGTAGACGGCGTCCTTCATAATGTAATCGCCTTTCGGCATTTGGATAATATCGTTCATTAGTCTCTCCAATCAAAAGCTTCGCTTGTACTTTTTATTAGGCGCACTGATACTGTTGCAAGATCTCGATTGGCAATATAGTTCGACCCGAATTTAATCCAGCCAGTTTCCTGCCCAAGATTTGCTTCAACCAGTGCTTCTATTTCTTCTTTCTTTTTGGTTGCATCCGATTCCATAGCTTCTCCAGCCTCTTTGTGGCTCATTTTGTCGCGATAATCGGAATTTTCATAGTCAGCTAAAAAGCTATGATTTATGCCATTTCTTAGACAATAGTTAACATTGACAGTCCAGCATCTATATGGTTCAAATTGTCTTTGCTCTTTAACTTCTTCTGTCTTTTCAGGTTCTTCTAACGGTTTTTCTTCTGATTTATTCCAGAACATTTTTGTCCTCACTTTCCGGTAGAACCAAATCCTCCAACACCACGCTCGGTTTCATCTAGTTCATCAACAACGTCAAACTGCGCCTGATAATACGGAACGAACATGAACTGTGCGATACGGTCACCATGGACGATTTCCTGAGGCATATCAGAGTGATTGTGTAAAGGAATAAAAGCCTGACCACGATAATCCTCATCCAACACGCCGACTTTGTTCGCAGGTGCCAGACCTTTCTTAGATGCCAGACCACTGCGGGCAAACCCAAGGATAGCCCAGCCATCAGCAGGAGCAAAACGCAGACCGGTACCGATCATACGGGTCTCATGCGGACGGATGTAAATAATAGGATTCCCCTGCTCGTCATACAGGTCTGCCTGATCTGCCTGGATATAAGCGTACACATCAGCGCAAGCAGCCTTTGCAGAACCGTAAGTAGGAATGTGAGCGTCGGGATAAATCTTGTTCACTTTTACGATAGGATTCATATTAGTTCTCCTTTTCTTCCAGTGCTTTGACACGGTCTTCAAGCTTGTACACATATTTTGTCAGCAAACGAACATTAACTCCTGTGAGTACGATTGTAATCATCCCTAACAAAATCGCCCAATCCTTTATTTCCATAGTACAACCTCCCCTCTCTCTAAGCTTTTCTTTACATCAATAACACGCTGATTCTTACTGCCCGCCCACGGCAAAGAAATATCACGTTGTGCTTCGATATATGGGCCATCCACCAGAACATCCACATAATTCAGATGATCCCAGTCTTTGATTTGATCCCACTCGTATCCAGTCCACATCCAGATATCCTTGGTATCGCCGAATTCTTTGCGAATACGTTCACAAATATAACCAACGATAAGCCGATTCTGAACAAATAAAGGGTCTCCTCCGCTGAACGTTAATCCACTAATATAATTAGGCCGAAGCAAATCAAGTAGCTGTTGCATGGTATCTTCAACAAACGGAATACCGCCAGCCGGATTCCATGTAGTAGGATTCTGACAACCGGGGCAATGATGGTCACATCCGCTCACCCAAAGCGTGATACGTACCCCAATTCCATTCGCGATGTCTGCTGTTGTTATTTTAATATAATTCATTGGTGTGCTTCCTCCTTTGGAATTTCATGATACCGTACAACTTTCTTGTCAACACGATACCAGTCAGTAGGAGTTGGCTGAACGTACCAATGCTTGATACTTCCACAATCCGCATACGGATAAATACAAAATCCAACAAATATACTGCCGTCAGAACACTTAGCGACGACAAGTTCCCGATCTGCCGGATGCCTATCATCGACCGGCTTCCAGTTATAGTCACTCATTATTTTCACTCCAATCCATCGCCTGACCACAGTTGTAACAAAATTTATGAAGAACTACGCAACTGCTACAAATAGGACAATAAATATTACATTGTGGCTTCATTGGTATGCGCTTCTTCAACGCTTCTATCCCCATACGTCTTATTTGAAAGATTCGATATCTTCTATAATCATTTCTATGTCCTCTTTAGTAACATTAAAATATTTGAATATAAGCCGCATGAAATCAAGAACAATTGCATAATGTTCACTCAAACGAGAATCCCCCTTTACTCCACTTTTATTTCAACCGTACAAATTGTATCATTGTGCCACCCACCATGCGGGATTAAAAGAATGCGAGTAATCTCAAATCCATATTTACGTCCGATACCACCGGAGTTCCAGCCAAACGTAATAACCTTACCGCCGGGCTTTACAATTCTGGATATTTCCTTCTTCTGGTTGCCCCAGAACGATGCACGAGTTGTTTCATTCGTGACATTCATACCGACGCCTTGATAGCACTCTGTTACTTGTCGTGGAGAATACGGAGGATCATACAGGACACCATCCACAGAACTATCGTCAAAAATCTTCAGAAAATCGAGAGCATCCATATGATAGTCTGTATCAAACACAGGATTTAGATCATTCGTAACTGTTGCCAACTTATTTCGATTAGCAAACGGATCGATCCATATCCCATTGGTTAGTTCTGATTGAATCAGCTCCTTAATGGGCTTGATATCAAATGTATTCTTGTTGGGCATCGCCCACTGTCTTTGAATGTCTATGTATATCACCGTCCCTGCTTTACAGAATCATGTATACGACACCAGCAATCAATATCCATGCAGTAATCGTTGCAAGTGTGATAGCCCAAAAGGACTGTTGCAGCGTTAACTTTTCATTTTTCATATTGATACCCTATTACTTTCCCTTAATGGTTCCTCTGATAACACTTTGAATAAGAACTGCTGCGAGCCAAATACCAGTTGCCACCTTGAGCGAGAATGGCTTGTCAAGCAGAGCGAAAATACACCACAGAGCACCAGCAGTAAACGCCCAAGAAACAAAGTATTGTACAATAAGGAATAACAACACTCCTAGAAATTTTTGCCATACCTTCATTTTAAACTCTCCTTGTATATAAAATCCTACCCGCCCACCCTTCGCTTTACGCGAACTATTTATTTATGTACTACCCGGTTGTGCTTAACACGTAACTCGACTTCTTGCTGTTTTCCAAGGTTGAAAGCTGTTGTATAGTTCCCGGTGATATAACCTGTCACACGACGCAGTCGTTCAATATTATGACTACCACACTGTGGACAAGTATCATTTATCTCATCACAGTATCCGCAGTCCACACAAGTATCGTTTGGTACATTGACCGCAAAATACGGTACATCGTGATCCATAGCATAATTTACAACTGTCTCAAGCGCATCCAAATTGTGTTTTACTGTTGCATCAAATTCTGTATACAGGATGCAACCTGCACTAGAATACGAATCCAACTGAGACTCGACATCGATTTTTTCAAACGGTGTCACTTCTTCCCACACTGGTACGTGAACACTATTTGTAAAAAATTTCTTGTCAGACACGTTTGGAATCTCACCATACTTTTCTTTGAACTTCGTCATAGCTGTGAAACACAGATTTTCTGCAGGGGTAAAGTATACGCCGAAGTTTAACGATGTCTCGTTCTTAAATTCTTCACAACGATCCTTGTACAACTGGCAAATCTCTTTTGCAACTTCCATACCATATGGGTCAAGCTGGTTTTTACCAATCAGAATCTGAAGTGTTTCAGCCATACCAAGCATACCGATTGCCAGAGTTCCATGTTTCATAGCAGACCGGATATCAACACCGTCATATCCAGAAAGCACACCGTTGTCCCACATGAATTTTGCAGATGCAGGAGACTGAGAACAAATCCAATCAAACCGTTCAATCAAAATCTGCTTTGCTTCATGCAACTTCTGGTCGAGGATTTTCATAAATTCTGTGACTGTATCTCGGCAATCGTGATAATCCCGCACAGAAACCGCATGTTCGGCTTCCATTGCCAGTGTCGGAAGAATAATAGTCACAGGACAGATGTTACCACGACCGTCCTTCTGAGCAGCCGACAGCAGATCGTCAAATCGTAACCGACCAGTTTTAATAACTGATTGAATATTAGCCTCATATACCTCTTTGAAGTTGATGTCATAGGAATTCCAAGTTCGACAACCCATTGTACTACTGATTTCAAATGGAGCCTCGTACTCCTTGTTAATCATCAAGTCGCCCTTATAAGCGACAATATATAGCTTATTGGCAAGGTCGTTATCTTTTGACAGTACATCATACAGACGTTTCTTTTCTGCAGGGTTCAATGCATCCAGAACTTCTTGTTTAACTTTGCGATCGTACTGAACAGCCGCCTTCTGATTGCTCCAATCGCAGTTGCAGTAATTCGGATACAGCCGCTGTGCAGTCGATTTCAAAGCCAGACGATACAGGTCATAGTTTGGGTCGCCAGGTTTCTGGTTTACGCCAATCTTTTTCTGGAAAATAGCACATGGGAAAATACTCGTCCGATGATACTTTCCAGTGCCGCGAATCAGACCTTCTAGGAATTCCCTTGTGACCATCCGTCCTTCTTCTTCGGTACAAAGGCCAAAGTTGATTGAGCTGAAAGGAAGTTGATTGCCACTACGAGATTGCAGACTATTCAAATTGTGGAGCAGACCCTCAGTTGCCTGCTTACATTCACGACGAGTCATCTCCATTGCGTAATCCCAAGCATCAGGATGTTGTGCCTGAAATTCTGCATCATCAAAATGGATAGTGCCGTCCGGATGATTCTCATCGTGCTCAAGCCACTTTCTGAAACGATCGGCTTTATATGTGGATTTCTTTTCGATGTAAACCAGACCATCCTGAAGATGCTTTGTGAAGCTCTTCCGAACATAAGGCATCATACTGAAATCGAAGTGTGTTGCAGCGATCCCACCGAATTGAGAAAGTGACTGGATCTGGAACAAAACTGCCACAAGCTGATATGCCGTATTGATAGACTGAGCAGGACGAATATCAACCTGACGAGTCTTAAATCCATTAGTCAAATGCTTATCTATATTGCAGCTCGTACAGTTGTGATCGCCGACGGCATAATTATCGAGATCATGAGTGTAGATCTCGTTGTTCTCATGGTCCTTCTTTGCGAGGTCTGACATACAATAATCCAGTGCATAACGCTTAGAAACAACACGGCTCATCTCACCAGTACGACCACCGAAAGATGCTTCATCAACATTGGCATTTTGATTGTCGATCTTCTTACCCATCAGCTTTTCATCGACCGTATCCATCAGCTCTTTGTACTTATTACGGGCAATACCGTGCAGATAGCGATAATTCATGTAGCAGCGAGCGGTTTCATAATGGCAGCTCTGCATCAATCGGTTTTCCACGGCATTCTGAATCGCTTCGACGTCCATCGGCTGGCTGATAGCTGCGATTTCATTTGCAATTTGCTCGCTCAATTTGTGATTAACCGAATCAGAGGAATCGTTCATCGCTTTTTCGATCGCATTTACGATCTTAGACTTGTCGAACGGAGCTTTTATGCCATTACGTTTAATAACATAATCCATAGCACACACCTCCTTATCAATAATACCGCTGCTCACCCATCATATTTGCGGCGTAATTCTCATACCAACGAGCCTTTTCTTCATCCTGCTCTGCGGTCACACCGGGCTTAGAGCCATTACGGAAACGATACTTGTAAGCATTGCAGATACAGAACCAGCGAACGGCCTCGTCGCCAAACAGCTTACGCATATTCTCGATGCACTCAGTGCCATGATAGTGGGCAGGGCCATCTACATACTCATACGGCTGCTCATCGGGCTGTGCTGCATTTTCGTTTTCATCCGAATCACAAGAACAGCCGCTATCGGCATCAGGTGCATCACACTTGCAGTGGTCACAATCGTCATCACGCAGGTCTTCCTCGTCATCCTCTTCTTTATCGTCATCTTCATCGAGGCGGAAGATAACATCCACATCAGAGATTTTTTCGGCCAAATCGCAGCTCTCACAGTCATAATCGCAATCGTCCATATCAATATCCTGCTGGCTCATAGCATCGATCAGTTCATCACGGGTCATATACTCACCATCTTTGATATCACAAGCTTCGGCAAGAGCGTGAAGAATGCCATTGTCAAAAGTTGCCAGATCGGCAGTGTTAAAATGAGCGATACGGTGGCCGGTTTCCTCGTCGATGTCTCCAGTGGCCTCCAGAGTCAGGTAACCAAGAACCTTGTCGTTGTCATCGACATCATCGTCTTCCGGAGTGATCATAATAGAGAAATACAGATCGTGATGATTCTTATAGATGTCGGCCAGCAGATTATGCCAGACAGGACTCTCCTTCCGAATGCTCCATTCAATAACATTCTCTACCCAGTCCTCCTGACCAAAAAGATACATACCCTTTTCGTTCAGATCGTGATAAGTCTTGCTGATTGCCAGAGTCATAGGCATCAGCAGTTCGTCAGTATGATAGATCAGACGCAGATATCCATTTTCCATAGTGACATCACAGTTTTCGATATTAAACATCTTATTCATATGTAATCTCCTTATCTCTCGTTGGGTTTATAAACATCTGCCAGCTTCGGGTGGCGACCACAGCAGCGGCTCCCCTCCGGACAGAACGGATACTTTGGATTCGCTTCACAGGACGGAACCATCCACGCGGCGAGTTCGGGGCATACAGCAGCGACCTGTTCTTTAATCAACTGAAACATAGATCGGATTTCACGCTGAGCACGAGTACAGAGACGCAAATGGCTCATCTCAATCAGTGACCGCGCATTGATAGTGACATAAAGTTCAGTGCAGCAGGCGTTCGGCAGAACAGCACGGGCATCCTCGTTGGCGGCACCGAGATTTTTGAGCAGCTTATAATCATTAGCGATATTGTTCATCATATCGTCAAATACGTCGCCGCCATGTTGTTCGTCAAACGGATTGACATAGTCGAAGTTGTTCTCCTCGCAGTAACGCTGGCTGCGCACGCTCAGACTAATGTGACGATGCCGACTCAATTGTGCCAGAAGTGCTCGACTGACACCGGCGACATGAAACGTAAAGCTGATGTGTTCCAGTACCGAGGTGTGACCAGTCGCTTTACATCCCTTTGCGATTCGATAAGTTTCAGTCGGTTTGGAATCATAACAGACGCTCGCAGCAAGCTCTGCAATTGACAGCGGATTTTTATCGCCATCCTTTTTTACCGACTGTGAATACGCTACTAGTTCTACTTCCACTAACTGTTCCCTCCTTAACAAAATCATCCAATGTCTTTTCTCCTGTCACAACTTGTTTCATCTGTTCAGGTGATAATTTATATGTAATAACCTCACCACATTCATATCCGTAGCGCCGAATCTGACGCTCGCATTCTGCTGTGGCGCGTTCTTTGCGACCAAGCTCTCTTTGATTGATCCCTCGCATGGGACCTCACCTCCCTCCTTATTCGGTATTTATGATCTCTGTTTCAATGTCGTATGCGTACTTGCCATACTTAGGGAATGCAATCATCGTGCCATGTGCCCAGAGGAAATAAAATTCATCCAGTTCTGCGACGATTTCGAAGCGTTCTCCATAGCGAAGCCGCCAACAGAGAGATTCATCTTGATAATTAAGTTTTAGATATCGACGTGTCCACATAACGTGCTCTCCTTAATATTCCTGAGAGAGCTTCCTCAGCGTTTCGGAGATCATCAATTGCACGATCGATATACTTAGGCTCACAAAACTCAAAGTGATTCCAAGCAATTTCAAGTTCTTTGAGATCTCCTTTAAATCCACTTTTGATTCGTTCTTCATGATTCATACACCGTTCCTTTCAGCACCTCGAAATATGGGTCGCCATCTCGTTTTTCCAGCTGAGTCAATTGGCCATCATCGGCTACAGAATATAGACGGAAGTTTTTATAGATCTTGTCGCCTTTGATCGTAGCCAGAGATGTAATGACGTAGTTGATGTTGTGTTCTTCTGTGCCATCGGTAAGTTGAACTTCAAGTCGTTCTTTCTTTGGGATGGCTAATTTACTGAAATCAACCATAAGACACCTCACAAATCAGCAAGCTGAGCAGGAGACCAGATATCTGGAATATCCCAATCTTCTTCCGATTTTCCATTATAAATTCCGTAGAAATATCCTTCGGACGGTATATAGACGATTCGCTGCCAGTCATTCATTCCGTGAGACTCCTTTGGCTCAAAATCACGAGTCAAAATTCTACGTCCACTGCTGTTATAAGCAGATGTCTTTGTAGGGATCTCGATACATTTGTTATCCAGAATCCTAAGAATGTGCTTAATGGACTTTTTGGAAAGATTCATAACTCCTCCTTAGCCGTAACTCACTTCATTCTTATCGTTTCGGAATCGCACAAAAGTCGGGAATTGCAGGGACTCAAGGCCGGTCTTTTTATCCATCGTGACCTCTTTGTACTTACATTCCACAATCTTGCCGATGTAATTCTCAGGATTCGCCCACACAGCAGCCCTCGTAACATCGTCAAACCCTGAGCCGACACGAAGCTCGTTACCCTTGTAGTCAACAACCAGAGCGCCCATCGTACCAGTCAAACGGTTCTGACCTTCTTCAATCGCGGTGATTCGCAGGTCAACAGTATAAAAACGCTTGATTTTAAGACAGCCGGTGTGACGCGCCCGCTTATAAGGAACTGATGTATTAAGCATGAGCCCTTCCCAATCATGTTTGACTGCATAATCGAGCCACTGAGGAATCACACTCTGATCAGTACCTTCGTAGACCATCGGCACAACCTGGATATTTTTGAGCCTTTTCTGCTTGATCGTAACGGCTAAATCTTCAAGCCATTTACGACGGAGTTTATATGGCGTAATAAAAGAACCATCTTCATAAGGAAGGCTGCATTTGCCGTTCTCAAACTCATCAGTAGGAATTAAATCAAACACAACGAACTTGATCTGGCTTTTATCTCCATCCGAGTTCAATATACCGGTGCCAACCCGAAATGCCTCGCCGTCTGATAGCTCCCTGCTATTACGGTATACCAGCTCGCCATCGTAGACGTATTCATCAATCAGCGATTCATCGCCAAGCTCTTTGATGATGTCGTCCTTAATATGGTCGAGGCCGGTAAACTCTTGTCCCTGACGGGAAATGAACTTGCCACGGTAGAAGGTGCCCCGGTTACCATTCATCTTGCGGCTGAGACTGAACCATGTACCCGGCTTGAGTTTGACTTTATCGATAGGATATCCCTGCTGGACTTCCCAGACCGGAATGACCACTTTGCCAAAAATCTTATTGACCGTAGCAGCTTCAACACCCAGAGGCAAATTCTTAGTGAACACTCGAATCAGAAAATCTTTATGTGAAGCATTCCAGTAGATATAACTGGCTGCCATTGACAAAGCCATATCAGAGCCGGTGTTGCACTCCGCCAGGAATAAGCAGATATCTTGGAAAGTGTGTGGAAATTTATCCACGATTCGCACCTTCTTGTTGATCTTGGCCTTAGAGATCCCTGTTGTGATCTGCGGATCGAGAATGAAATCAAGAAAGAAAAACAACGGATTCTCACCGATCTCGTTCTTTGCATCCAACAGGATCGTAGCCTTATCAGCCTTTTTTGTGGCATTCTGGAGCTTTTTTGTCAGTGTTTCCAGCTTATCCAGCAGCACACTGTCCAGAATCAGTTCGCCTTCAAAATCAAGTGATGATGTCATCTTCAGTCCCCTTTCTTGTTCTCTTGGTTTTTTGCGGTAGTTCATAATGGGTCAAAGCTTCACGCATTTCGTGAAGAAGAAATGCATGGATCAGCCATGATGTAGTATCTGGCTCACAAAAGATGATCTGACAGTTGTATCGAGCAAGCCATGTAGTGAGACTGCCCAGCAGTGAAGCGGGTGTCATTTTACTGCGATATGCACCGCGATTTATCTTTTCCCATGAACCGTTTTCAATGAGTATGTAAGTTTTTGCCCCGGCGGCTGCTGCCCTGTCGAACTCTTTGGCGAACCGAATTCGATTCGTTGTGAAGTTACCGCAGATTTCATCTATGGAATTTTTTCTTTCGATGGTCACTTTATCTGTCAACGAGAATTTTTCGCCATTGGGCAGTGTCACCTCAGCACTATAGTCACCAAAATCCAGCCGCTTACGCATATAAGCACACGGGAACGATGAGAGCCGCTGATGCAGAAGTGGAGTATCCTTTTCACGGTCATCCACAATAATCACCATTGACTTGAGGATCTGAGTGATTTCGTTATATGTCACTTTGTCACCTCCCCTCATCTGACGTGTACGTATTTACGAAGAATCGTTTCTTTATCGGTCTTAGACTGAATCCACTGACCCTGCTCGTCTTTTGACCAGCGGCCTTCTTCCCGCTCTTCATCAATGCGGAGGATATCACCCTTTTCAATTGGAGCAGTTTCCAGAGTACGGGCTTTTACTTTGAGCCGGCGCTGTTGACCGGTTTTAAGAACATAAGCTGTAACCGTTTTGTTGGAAAACTTGCCATCGATATCCAAAACATAGACATAAGAATCCTTGAGATTCGGAATTGTAAGCTGGATGTAACCTAAATGGTCGCCCTCATACTTAATTCGGTCCTTGATAGAGGTCTTGATTGGATTTTCATGCTCACAGATGTATCGAATTACACCCAGCCAATCTACATTGACATATTTCTTCTCGGTATCTTTTTCACAGAGCGTGAGCATTGTATCGTGTGGAATGTAAGCATCAAGAGTAACCTTGTTGAGCTGCTTTGCGCCAAAATACTTATTAAAGATTTCGACCTGCCACAAAAGATTATTCGGAGATTCGTCAAACTCAGAGAAGAAATTGAGTTTGATAAGGATTTCCAATTGCCGACTGTCTGCGATTTTTCTCTTTTGGTTCATCAACAACAAGTCAATGAAAGAATCGAATTTATGGTTGCGGAGCTTATAAAACTCACGACTGAGCCGCCTGTTCAGATATTTGATAGACTCCATCCCCTGATAGATTTTCTTATCTGTCTTATCGTAGACATATTCATCCCGAGAATGGCGGAACTTGATTGGCATAATCTGAATGCCACGTTCATTCGCAAGCTTGGTCGCATTGACGATTTTTTCTTGCGTGTCCGCAGTGTTCAGAAGTGCTGTTACAAATTCGTGGGTGTAGTAATAGCGATAATATGCACAATAATATGTAAGAATCGAGTACCCGGTAGCATGATTCAAACCGAACTGATAAGAGGCCGAGTTCTCGATAACCTGCAAGAATTCTTTTGCTTCTGTCTCAGCCGTTTCTATTGGCTTCGTTGAGTGATTACAATAACCATTCAGGATACGAGGCATTGCCGCATCCAACTCCGCCTTGTTCTTATGACCGATTGCACGACGAACACTGTCTGCATCACCGCCGCTCATATCACAGAATTGTTGGAGGAATGCAATAGTCTGTTCCTGAAAGACAAGCCAGCCCAAGCTATCTTTTAACAGCTCGTCGATTTCAGGCGATGGGTTATGATTTGCTTCGTGCCGGAAGAGCTTATCTCTGTAAGAAGCACCGCCGGGTCGAATAGCTGCTGTGACCAAGCTCAAATCTGCAATACTGTGAACATCATATTTCTTGAGCGAATCAAAAGCGAAGTCTTCAACGAACTGGAAAATACCAACCGGAGACGTTTTCATATCAGCCCAAACCTTTTGGTCATCGAAGTTCATCTCCCATGTGTGTGGGTACGGAATATCAGCCAGCTTGCAGGTCTTATCAATAACAGACACCGTATCAAGACCGAGGATATCGTACTTTGCCAGACCGACTGCATGAGACGCTTCCATGTCAAGACACAGAATAGGCAGACCATCTTTATCTTGGAAGACACCATACCTTTTATAGAGGTCAATTGGAGCGATGATAACGCCGGCCGGATGGTGAGACAGCGATACAATTGTCCCCTGTAATCCATCAAAGTAGTAGAAGATGTCAGGATGGTCTGCGCGGCACTTTTCAGCGCTGGCATCGTATTCCTTTTTTACTTTTGCGATTCGATCAAGGGAATAAGGATTCTTGGATTCGTCTGCGTCTGGGTTCTCTCGCTTCCAGACTTTAGCAAGGGCTCGTCCAATCTCGTCGATTGTCGCCTTCCCTGCCAGAGTGCCCATAGCCAGAACGTATGCACATTTCTCGCGGCCAAACGATTCAAAAATGTGGTTATAAATCATGGGGCGATAAGCATCCGGCACATCGATATCAATATCACCAATCTCAACACGGTTTTCATTACAGAAGCGCGAGAACACCAGATTCCAGCGAGCCGGGTCAACATCGATAATGTCTGTGACGAATGCACACCGAGAACCTGCAACAGAACCACGACTTGGTCCGAATGGGATGCCTTCACTTTTACCCCAGATCATCAGGTCGCTCATAGAAAGCATAAATCCCAGCATGTTGGTTTTCTTGAAGACCGTAAGCTCTTCTTCTACGTCCGCCCTAAACTGTGCGACTTCATGTTCAGGAATGATATCTCGATGAATTTTGTCGTTCAGCATATCATGGGTGCGTTTGATATAAACCTTGGCATCTGATTCGGAAGTTCCGGTTAAAATGGGATATCGTGCCTTTGTGCTCAAAGTGAAATCATTGACACTATCGGCCATCCGATTCGTATTCTCGATTGCTTCCATCCAGACTTCACGAGGGAGCGCATCTTGCACAGTAAACGCATCGACCAGTTCGTTGTAAGATTTGAAGGTTAAATCAAATTCATCCTCTCCAGTGAACTCGATTCCCTTGCCCATCATAAGGATCTTGCGGCACTCTGCTTTATACGCATTTAGACTGTGGGTGTCAGTTGCAGCAATCAGTGGCTTGTGATATTTCTTAGAAAGTTCCCAGAGATACTGGTTATATTCCTTCTGATCGTCACAATCGTGATACTGAATCTCATAATAATCATAGGTCTCGCATAGTTTGTCATAAACTTCCTGACGAAATCCATCACATTCTGACGTGTATTTACGAAGCGGACTTGCCAGACAGGCAGAGATTTTTATGATGTTATCAGACAGACCAAAGAACTCTTCAAAAGTAATACGCGGCTTATAATACTTGTGATCAGCATCATAAGACGTGCCCATTACCTTATTTAGCTCCAAAACGCCACGAGCATTTTTGCAAAGAAGAATCGTATGGAAGTTGTCACGAACTTTATAGCGTCCTGCATCCATCATTTTACCGATTTCCTCTTGTGCTTCCTGTGGGTCCCATCCTTGATAAGATTCATAAACCTCGTCTGGAATCTCTGGATAGTGATATATCTCAGAAGTAAGATACACCTCGCAACCAACGATAAACTTCAACCCCTTCTTTTCTGCGTACTGTTTCTTTGCAGTCCAGTTAAGGTTATAACCATGATTAGTTGAAGCAATCGCTTTCATTCCGTAAGAAGCTGCGAGGTCAACGTAGTCTTCCCATTTTGTACAAGAATCAAGGAGCGAACCTTTATCGTCGTGCAAATGGTATACAACATAGTTTTGCTCCATGAATCCTCCTTAAAACAAATCGTCTATACCGACCACGCTTGGGTCTTTTGCCGCATAAAACGGCCGCTTGTTGATACAATCCCGAAGCGGTTCACAGGTTTTACGATGACCACAAAGATTGGTACAGAAGAAATTGGGACTGCCATTTTTCTCTTCGATCTCTCGTGCAGGCCATTCGCCACTGCGTTTCCGCTCCTCGAACTCGTCCGCTGTTTCGTTTATGTAATTGATGCATTCTTTGCGTAGTTCATCGGTGACAGGATACGGTCTGACATATGTAGTCAATTTGAACTGGCAGCGAATATCTTCCGGCAGATCATTGATATCGTTCGATTCGATAAATGCCTGGGTAACAATTTCGATCTGCTCACTGTCATACCCGGCGGCTTTCATCTTGGAACGAACTGTAGACCGCAGCGTGTAGCCCACTTTGCATCGATCGAGCACCTTTTCGGCTGGTTTTGCACGTTTTCCGAATCCGGTTTCGTATGTAATCTTGCAATATTTCACCATGATCCAACAAGGAACTGCCGTTTTGAACCCAGCCTGTTCAAGCGCTAGAGTGTACGCGACCAGCTGACGACCATAGTGAAGCAGGTCTTCATCCTTAAACTGACTGGAAGTCTTGATATCCAACACCTGCAGCCGACCGTCTGGAAGGACACGAATCAAATCTGCATAACCTTGAAGATAGCGATCATCACGAAGCTTCAGAATAAGCAGCTTTTCAACTTCATACTCGCCTTTTGGACTGACCCAATCACGAGCCATACAACGCATGTTTGAGATCCATTTATCGCGGATGCCATTGCCGCCATCTCTCGTTTTTGGAAAATCAATCCCAAGCATATCGAGTTCGTCCAGACCGTTTTCGATGGCAGGACCGATGTCCGCTTCTGTGTTCTTCCCTTCAATGATTCCTTCCAGCGTATCGTGTACCACAGTACCAAGAGATGAGTACACATTTGCACACTGTTCACGCTTTTCGGTATCGACATATGTAAGATACGCATTGTAAGGGCAGTCATGAATTGTGCTAAGTTTTGAATAGCTGTACACCTGCGCTCCTTTGTCATACAGTGCCTGTAGCTCAGGGGCTATTACTCTTTGTCCCATTTACATCACTCCTCTACCCATTTCACATATTTTGTTACGCCCTCTTTATAGGCACCCTTGCCAAGGTCGGCGATATTCATTTTAGAGCCTTCCTGAATCAACCCGTCAGACCAAATGTATCCGACCCTTGTTTTTAAGATCGGATTGTCCACGATAAGTTTTTTGCATTCGTTAATCAAATGCTCTTCTTCGAGCCCTTCATCGTAAGCCAGAATGATTTTCTTTGGCAACATTCGTTTGATGTATTTAGTTTGCGTATCCGATACATGACAGCCGCACGTTGCAAGGGCGATATGGCTGCCAAATGAATCGCACTGCATAACAGCCTTTTCCGATTCAAACAGAATAACATTGCCAGTTTCTTGGATGCGATGATAGTTCTCCGCATACCCAAACAGCGTTTTACTGCGCGGACAAGAAATCAAAGGATACCAACGTTTTTCATGTTCACATTCATAATTGGCTCGACCCATAATCCCAACCAAATCTCCACTCGTTGATCGTTCTGGGATTGTAATTCGATTTGAAATCTCGTCATAACCTACGCCAAACTTTTCTTGTGTCACTAAGCTAATGCCGTTTCTAACAAATTGAAGATTAAATTTGTCTGCATATGGCTCAAGTGTTTCTTCTGGATATACTTTTAAATCTTCCATCTCTTCTTCATAGTCAGGCATCAATTTTAAAAAGAACCCGCCGAACGGCCAATGCGTTTTGATGTTGACCTCTTTTTCTGAAATACCGGCTTTTTGTGCGGCGAATTTCAAAGAATCTGGAAACGAACATCTTTTGACATCCATAATCAGACTGAAGAGATTCCCTTTTTGATTTGTAGAGAAAACAAAGAACCGAAGCGTACCGCAGTCAAGCATACAACTGGTTGGATTTCGTTGTTCTTCCCGAGCGAACCGCAGATTATTTTTGAGAGGATTGAACTTGATATTTTCAAAGCCAAGCGCTTCAAGGATCTGAATGATTTTGTCCGGCTGATTTTCAAGCTTAGACGTTAATACATTGACATCCATTCATATCGAAGCCTCCCTTCTTATTTATCTGCGGTCATACTGGCCATGGTCATTTACAATAGTACAAAAACCAATTTCAATCCAACGGTTCCAAGCTGAATCCCACTGATAAAGAAGAGTTTGACCATCTTCATCAGAACGAGTTTTATTCAGAAAAAGAACCATATATTTTTTATCTTTATCCATGATGAATGGCTCTTTGATTTTTGGATTATCTTTATTCCGCCGATAGGGATTGCAATCAAATTTCTCACCGGTGTATTCATCCTGCCAACATGCCCTAGCAAAGACGGCCTGAGCGACCACTTCTTTTATCTGTTTTGAGTTTGATAGACAAGTTGCATCAAGCCAACGCTGATTCGTAGTATGTAATGCCAACTGGAAAGTACAGATCATAGCGACCTGTTCTTTTGAAACGGTATTAAAGATGCGGCGACTGTTCATCAACAATGCCTGCCACATCTTATCGTCAACACCGTCATCCGATTTCATGGTGTCGTAGATGATTGCCTTTGTGCCGGATCTTGCAAGACGCTTGATGTACTGAATCACTTTAGAAGTGTCGTTTTCGAACATTTTTACAAAGCGAATATTGGAATACTTTTCTTTTGTAATGGCTGCTGCCTTACGAAGCATCTCCAATTCTTCCTCATTAAAATGACCAAGACTAAGCTTTTTACGGGTGATTTTCCAATAGTCCAATTCTTTCGTAAGGATGTGAACCAGTAACATATTTTTATATGCCTTGCTCTGCATCTCGTTTGAAATAATCGCAACACCTGTGCCGCCTTCTGCAAATGGGAGGACCATATTCTCAAAGATAAAACTTGATTTTCCTGTGCCGCTGTGACCGGCAAACAAATACATGTCCCCAACAGGAGCGCCAAGAGTCAAATAATTCAATAGAGGTGCTCCGGCTGCATAACTGATCCCCTGATCCATGCCGGCATTACACTGCTGGATGTATTTTTCATCAACAACAAGATTTTCAATCTTTGAATCGTTGCCGGTAGTTAGCGCCACACTGTTATTGAGCAGTTCGAAAGTGTTATACACATCTTCGTTCGTGGCATCATCAAATCGTTCTGGATAGCTGAGTAGCTCATCATACTTGGTGGCCAAAATTTTGAGCGTATTCATTTTGGCGATTTGATTGTAATAGCTGTCCGTATTTTCCGGATCGACCAAATCCATCATCGCCTTACAAGCACGCCAGCCTTTCAGCTCTTCGTAGTGCCGACGGAGTGTGGGTTTGTCAGCAAGATATGTATCAAGAGTGATGTTGTCGATATTAGAAAACCCCTGTCGACGAATGCCACGACCGACCATGAAATAGAAAACCTGTTCTTCACAGATCAGGGTTTTGTCTGTTCCTTCGTTGATGTTTTTGTAATCGTCATATCGCTGGGGATCTTTCCACAGACAAAAAACGAAGCTTGCTTCGGCCTGTACACGATTTGCTTCGATCTTTTCAATCGACTTGGTTAAATCCATAAATCGTCACCTCCTAGCAAGCTGCTAACATCTTTCCCTTTGTGTGCAGTACCAATCATTGACAGGTCGATCATTGTGTCAAAATTTGGTTCTGCCTTATTTTTGACAGTCTTTTCTGCCTTATCTTTTTCACGCCGGTAAACAGCGCCAATATTGTTGCGAATGATCGCCATCAGATAACTGCACTTCCCTACGTCATCCTCGAATTTCTTATTCTGCATTGCCCACCGAATCGACTTTTCGTTTTCATCCATGGTTTGCTGAATGATTTCATCCGAGTAGAAATCCAATTCCTTCAGCCGGCGAAACACAATCGTTGGCATTGGCTGACCATTTTCCGGGTCATATCCGATAAAATCCGCGATCGTATCGCACAGCTTCTTATAAGATTCCATCGTGCGTCCCGGCTTCTTTTGAGGAGCTGGCTTATTTTTTTTCGCCTTCTCCTTGCGTCGCCCGGCCAACCATGCCTGATAAACCGCTTCCGATTGAAAGTAGCGATTGTTTGGCGCTTTATAAAATTGACTCCTAGGGCCTTGAACCCCTGTAGCAATGCATTTAACTGTAGGTTCCTTTGCCATATTTCCTACCTCAACATACCCACCATCCCGCCCTGCGTATTTATTTGTATTTTCTCAGATGAATAATACCTTTGTTAAACCAAAGAATAAACACGCTTTAATGCGTCAATAGGGAATTCTGGATCAGAGAACTTAAGGCCGACTTCATCGCGGATCGCCTTGATCTGGGCTTTAACATCGGCAGAAGCGTTACCGAAACGATCCTGAATTGCGCTGATCCACTCGGCACGGTGAGGCTCGTCCTCTTCAGCCTGAGCTGCTCCAACATACTGCTTTGCACGTTCAGCCTGTACAGATTCGACATCCTTCTTCTCTGCTGCCTGCTTCTTCAGATCAGCTTCGTAAGAACGACCGCCCTTATCATGTTCTGCCTTGATTGCATCGGTCAGAGCTTTGATGAATTCATCCGCGTCCAGAGGGATGCGGTCCACAATATCAGCGAAACGACTCTTGGAATCAACCGAGAAGTTGTCATCACGGAAACAAATCACACGACGCTCAGATTTAACCTTGCCGACGATTTCCTCTTTGCCATTGACAACATTCTTACGGCCAGTTTTTACCTTATCGATATCACGATCAACATAAGCGACACCAACGATATCAACCTTGTTCTTCAGCGCATTAAAGTACCGCTTATCCATATTGGTAGACAACATAGAATAGCTTGCCAGAGTAACAGGATCAGTAATATCAGTCTTCTTAGTATGACCAATAATAATAGGACTAATACCAACGCGCTTTAGTTCCCACAGTCTATTCGTAACAAGCTCAATCGCCTTGTCAGTTGGGCCATTAAACCCAGAGAAAGTAGCTTTGAAGGACTTGGTGCGCTTATCAGGATTTTCACGATTCCAAATACGAACAGTTTCCTCTTCTGCCATTCGCATCAGCTCATCGATAGTATCAACAACAACAACCTTCAAATCGCTATAATCAGTAAAGCGGTTTTCAATGATATCCATAGTGACTTCATCAAAGTGCTCCCAGTCCCAAACAGGCTCTTGAACGATACCTTCAATGGTGGCTTGGTCTGCTTCTTTGCCACAGGTCAGGAAGATATAACCATCGTCCCCTACCATCTTTTCGCAAACCTGCTTGATCACAGTGGTTTTACCGATGCCGCCTTCACCCATCAGATAGATACTGTAATCAAGTGGATTCAGGCTAATTTCAGTTTTTTTACCAAATTTACGCGCCATTATGTATTCTCCTTTTTAATTTTCATTCCATGGTAAATCGACAGGATCAAAACATGGTGTCGATATCATCATCGCTGTCTGCCGGGGCCTCGACTGCAGGAGTAGCCTTTGTCTTGGTCTTGGAGCCGTCCTTCATCATATCGTCCACGCTTTCATCAACCGCCGGGGTCCAGATCTCATCCTCGAACTCGCGAGCGGTAAAGTCAGATTCAGCGGCAGTCTTACAAGTTTCAAACTCTCCTGTCAGAATAGGCTTTACCAGACGCAGCTCATTGACACGCTGACTGTAGATCGGACCTCGGCGGAAATCCTCTAGCTTAGAAATGCCAAGTTCGATCTGTTCCTTCTGCACCTCGCTCAAGCTGTCTTCACTGAACTCAACTTCTTCAGCACCATTAACGACAGCAAGCTGCCAGTTCATATGCACAGGATTACGAGACTTGGTTTCCAGATAACGCATCTTGTAATCATGGATAACCTTGTGTTTCGGCTTATCCATATCAAAGACCGCAGTGTTGAAGACGGTGTCGATCTTGAACATCTTACGAGCAGCATCTGCCTTAGACCACATCGGGGTGTAGCAGTGCATAATGATCTTGCCGTCAGTCTTCAGGTCGCTCTTGTCCATGCTATCCTTATCGTAATATAGATCCAGATTCATAGTCAAATGAGGAATATCCTTCTCGCCGGGCATATACACGTTCTGAATCTGAAACTCACGATAAACCTGATCGCTGTATTTGCCAGTGCCGGGACGAAGAGCAAAATTTCCAGTAACAACGATGTCGTCCGCATAGCCAGCCAGCGCAGATTCCAGATACTCGATCATATCCCACTCGGTGATAAACTCCTTACGCTCGCCAAGATTCACTGTAAACTTCTTAGTGCTCGCGACCGTCTTGATAATGTCCTCATCCAGACGATTATCCCATGCAATATCGATATTATTGCCATCAACATCACGGGTCTTAATTTCATCGTTCTTAAAGCCGCTCAGGGTAACGTAACCAATATTGGGGCCGACCTTAATGCCAAAGTTAATACTGATCTTCTCACTGGTCTTAAGAGTATCGCGTTTCACCATTGGAGCCTTCCGAGAAACGGAAACCTTTCCACAAAAACTAAAGCGGGAATAAACATCATTCTTCTTGTCTGCCATATGTACCTCCTATGTAAACAACCATCAATAATCGACTTCTTCAGTAGACTTTGCTTCCCATTCAGGAACATCCGGATAAGCGGAAATAATTTTTGGCTTGTGTTTGCAACGAGAAATGAATTCGTCTGTCAGCTTATCAACACAATCAGAACATATGGAAAAGTTCATCTGGTCTTCGTCGCGTTTGCTTCCATAAAAGAACCGTATAGTCAGATTGCCCAGATTTGCTTCATCGCAGATGTCCAGCGTCTTACCACAAAAATTGCAAAGCATATTATTTCTCCTGTCTAATTTGATTTTCGCCTATTATCGCGTCAAATTGGGAGAAGCTCGTCCATACAGCATCTCTGTTCCCCTTTCCTTTTTATTTATAAATTCACTTCAGTTCTATAATGTCGTTATAAAGCATCACATAATCATCCGTGTATTTATTTCCATGAAAGTGGCCAAAATACCACATCGGTTTTTGATCCGCCGGGAATTGCTCGTAAAGCTCATCGAAAAACTCTTCTGTTGATGTATCGACCGTACTTTGATCAATGCCGTTCAAGAACAGTTCTTTAGGTTCAAACCGCAGCGGACAAGTATGGGTCAACATAATATCAATTGGATATCTGGTTGCCATAAGACGCACGAGACCTTTTGTAAGTTCACTTGGTTGTTCATCTTCAAACCACAGCAATGGCCAACCACGCTCCAGCCGATAAAATTTATCAACAGAATAAGCGCCGCCACACACAAGTGCGTTTAACCAACTATTACCCGCTTTAATCTTATAAATCGCACCATCAATTGCAAAATACTGATTTGGATATCGTGAATCCCATAACATCGGCCCCTGAATCGCTCCTTCTGTGACTTCAATCTCTTTGTAGCCATCCGCTTCAGTTGGTCTCCGCTCATGATTACCATGGATGCAAAACAATTTTGCTGGAACTTTGGCTGCGACATTTTTTATATGTTGGTCTCGTACATTTGTTACTCCAAAGTAATTAAGCCCGACGTCTCCAAGGCATATAATCCATTCGACACCAGCTGTATCTTCGAAAAAATGTCTTAGCTGAATAAACCGACTCGGAGCTCCATGAATATCACCTGTCATGTAAACTGCCATTTAAAAACTCCTTTTTCAAACTTCTTTGTAGGCTGCTTCAAACTTACAACCTTCACGGCTAAGATTTACCGCTGCCCTTGCACGACATATCCCACTGATGACTTCATTTTCTTTCGTAAATCCATTGAAACGATCAAAAGAATACTCCATAACGGCTCCTTTTAAGATGGGAGTGAACTTACTTTATCATAAAGAGTCCACTCGGCTGGACAATCACAGTGTGGTGTATAAAACCGAGTGCATAGGTTCCAGTAAACACAGTCATCACAATTTTCTTCATGTCGATCACATTCGTAGATAAAATCTCGAAGTGCAATTTCAAGTTGTTCTGGAGTAGTCATCAATGCCATTCCTCTTTATAAATTTCCATCTTATCTGGTTCGAAACCATCAGGGAAGAAAATTCCTTTACAAACATCCCAATAAGCACATCGTGTACAACTTTCGTTTCGTTCACATTCTTGCTTATAATCGCATAATGCTTTTCTTAATTGATTTACTGTCGTCATTGCGAAATCCCTTGTTTTGTCTTTTTGCTATAGTCGTCTGGATAAAACTTTTTACAGAAATCATAGAACCAGCAACCTTCACACGGTTCATCTTTCGGGATTTTTTGGCAATCATCACAAGTGGCTTCCAACTGTCTAAATGCAGCATATAATTCTTCATCTGTAAACATTGGTTATTCTCCTTTTGATTTTATTTCTGGCTGAGGGTAACGGTTACGATCCGTTTTAACCGGGTTCAAAGGCCGGGGCATTACCATTATGCTAACCCTCATCATATAAGGCGGCACCCAGTGCTACCTGAGCACCGCCGTGAGTTTTAAATCTTAGGAGTTGGACCATGGAAGAGATAACCAGCCGCAAAAGAAGCCAGCATCAATCCGCCCACAATCCAAATTGCTTTACTGATTTCAATCCAGATCAATCTGAATCACCTCAGTTCTCAATTCGCATAAAGCTGATGTCAGTAGACTGGTACACGCTTGCATCGCTGCTCAGAGTGCCGGCCGCCTTATCAGCCTGATACTTTGCGTTGCCGGAACCGGTGACGATCAGTCGATTCTGATCAATACCCTGAGAAGCCAGATAGTTGGCAACGGTCTGAGCACGATTAGCGGAAAGCTGTACACCAAACTCAGTCTGGCTATCTGCATTGATATTGCCGTTGATAACAATCATGGTGCCATCCAGAGTCTTGGCGATGTCAACGAAATCATTCAGGACAGAAGCTGCACTTGCCTGATCTGTAAACACGGAAGAATCCGGCACGAAAGTAACATTCGCGGTCTTACTCAGCATGGAGTCATAATCCAGATTGCCAGTGACCTGCTGGGTGATATTGGCGCGAGTCTCGTCGCTCACAACGACCTTTGTAGTAGCATTCGCGGCAGAGGTAGACTTGAAGTCGCCCTTCAATGCGTCGATGTATGTAGTATCGAACAGCGTATTTACAAGATCACGATTGACGGTTTCGCCCAGAGCCTCCCAGATATCGCACATCTGGTTATAAATCATCGGAGCGGTGTCATTCAGAATATTGTAGTTGTCCTTCCAGCTGGCCATCTTAGCGTTTGCATAAGTCGCATCGATATCGGCGTCACTGGAAGTGGAATACATCGGGAACACTTCACGAGCTGCGTCGTGATTGATGGGCTGATCATAAGACATCAGAATACCCTTGACGAACTTCTTGACAGTATCTTCGTGGGCTGCGGCCCAATCGGCATCAAACACAATGCCATCCATAACCAAAGAAGAGGAAGACTTGGTATCAAAGACAACCGTGCTGTTGGTGTAGGTCTTAGCCTGAGTCAGATAGGGTTCCCAAGTAGCCGCCACATCAATCTGACCAGCAAAGTATGCCTTAGCGGTATCGTCTGCGGTGCCGAACATAATCAAATTGTTCATAATAGTTTCTTTGTCAGCATCAGACAGACTGGAATTATTAACGAACCATGCAACCAGAGTTTCAGCTTCAGAGAATTCAGGGACGCCGATCTTAGCATTGACCCACGAATTCACATCCGCAAACTGAGTGGAAGCGATAATACCGTCGCCGCCATAGCTGTAGTTGGTAAACACTGGCATGATGATATTCTTACCGGCATCCGTAAACTTCTGAGACAGGAATGCGACACGGTTCGTAGTATAACCGGCGGCCTGTAGATCACCAGAGATCAGTGCGTTGCTAGATTCGGTCGCATCGTTGATGACATTGATATTCACCTTGATGCCGAGCTGATCAAACACAGAACCGGGCTGAGTAGTAAGACCACCATTTGCCGTAATGCAGCTCAGCCAGCCCGCCCATTCATCCAGAGATAGATTGATCGTATCATCCCCGGCGGAATTAGACGGCTTATCCATACTGATAGAAGTGCTCGGCTTTGAGGCTGTCGGCTTTTTCTTATCGAACTTAATCACGCCGCCCTTAATGCCACCAACGACACCAATAGCAACAGCAACAGCAAGAACCACACCAACAACAGCGCGGCCAGCCTTAGTCAATTTGAACTTAGACATGTTATTCTCTCCTATTTAATTTATTTCTTGGACTGAGTATTCAATCCAGACGGCTTTGTGAGGGTATTCAGATCAGGAATGCTGTAAGTTGTTACGTTTGGATTGCTCTTTTTGAGACTGTCCAGATACGAACTCACCTTATAATCAGCAGTATTTGCGTCCGCCTTATCCAGCTTTCCCTCTCGACTGGTCTGATACAGAACCTTTGCACCCGCTGCTTTTTCGCGACTTTCCTGAAGGCCATCACGGGTAGCGTTGAGCATTTTATCGGTGCCGGTAGATGCACGCAGACGATCCAGATTGGAATACACATCTGCGACCTGTTCGTTCGCCTTCAATTCAGCCACCACATCCTTGCTTTCACGCTTCAGAGCAGCCAACTGATTTTCAAGCTTTTCCTTGATTGCCTTAACCTCTTCCGCCGCTGGTTTCATTTTTTGGAACTGAGTAGATAGGTTCTCGGCTTTATCGAGCTCTTCTTGCAACAGTCGAGCATAAGTGGTAGCAGATTCTTCATCGCCTCGACTCATGGCAGCTTTTGCACGTTCATCATAACCTTTCGCCTGCTTCTGACAGACAGCGTAGTTATCCTGAATCGTCTTGAGCTTGCCAGTCAGATTTCGCAGCGTGTCGCAGGCGTCCGTGTACTTCTCAGTCAATTCGTCGATTTTCTGAGCATAGATAGCGCGGGCACCATCTGGTGTTTTGGCTGTATCCTGCACGAAAACCTGTAAGAAGCCACCAGCCAGAGCTTTAAGCTGCTGACGGAATGACGGAAACAGGATCAGACTGACTACAAACGCGCCACTAACACAAATGACTACAAACTCAGGGATGGTAAAAGAGAACATCAGGCACCCTCCTTCCCGGCGGGTTCCGTTTTATCCTCTTCGATAAATTCCTCGATAGAAGAAATCATCTTGAGTTCATCCTGAACTGTATTGGTGATCTTTTCGATGGCCGCACCAGCTTCAACGTTGCGATTGGTAAGAGCTTCGATCTGTTCCTTCATAGATTCAATCTGCTGGTCGTTGCTCTTCATCTCGTCAAACAGAGCATTCATCTTGTCGCTACCAACAGCCCGCAGAAGCTCCTTGCGCTGCTCCGCATCAGAGATAATTGCGGCCGCATCATAACCAAGCGTCGTCATCAGGTTTTTGACCGTAGCACGCTTAGTCTTGGTTGGCATCTCAGACGGGAATGTATCGATCACATCTTTGATCTTGTAGACAGTAACAGCGTCGGCAGGGTTCATACCATTGGTCTCGTAAACCGTCTGAACATCGATGGTGTCGCCATCAGGAACCTCGGCCTGAACAGGTGCCGACTGTTCGATATTAGGTCCAAAAGAGACATCAACATTCACGTCTGCTACTTCCGGCATTTCATACTCAGAAGCAGCCACCGACTCAACAAGACCGAACTTCTCAAATAAACTTTTCTTTGCCATAAATTTCTCCTCGTTAATCTTCTTCTTTGACTTCTATTGATATACAATGGTCGCTTCCAAATTCATTAAGGCCGCCACCATAATACCAACCGTGAGACTCGACAAATTTTAAAAATATATCTGTAACATCATCCAGACTGATTTTATCTGGAACAGTTAGACAGCCTTGAATCTCAATTTCGTGTGACATAATCTCTCCTTACGAAAACTTCCACTTGAAAATCTTCTTGATACAGGCGCTCGTAATCCAGTCGAACAGAATACTGAAAATCACAATCGCCATTATTCCAACAAACACCAGCGTTGTACGGCCACGAGCGGACGAAGTATAGATCAGATAACCAATACCGTACTTCGCATTCACTGTCTCGGCCACTGCGATATAGGTCCAACCGATGGCGTACATTGTAGCGAACGATTGACAGATGGACGGAGCAGCGATTGGAAAAATAATTCGTGTGACCGTGTTGAATTTCCCTGCCCCGTCAATACTAGCTGCCTCGATCACATCATCATTGACATCATCCAGAGCAATCAGTACGCTTGGCAACATAAATACGAAACTGGCCACAAACAGAAAAGCAATTTTCATCTGTTCCCCTATTCCGAACCACATCGTAAGCAGCGGATAGAAGGCAGTCACTGGCAGGAATCTCATCGCTCGAATCGCCGGATACAACAGGTTTTGAATCGGATGACAGATTTTCATCAAGCAGCCAAGTGGAACTGCGATACTGGCACTCAAAGCGGCAGCCGCCGTAATGCGAACCAGCGAATATCGAAATGCTTTTAGCATTGTGCCATTTTGGATCAACAGAAAGAACTCACGAAACACAGCGCCTTTCTGGGGAACAAAAATTGGCGAAGTCAAAGCCGCGCCAATGTCCCAGATAATCGCCAACAGAATCAGAAGAATCACACGATAGATCCAATCTTTCTTCGTCGTTTTCATTTTGAATACCTCTCAATATTTAATTTTCAAAAAATAGCCTGTACCGGAATTGAACCGATGTCTCTGCCGTGAAGGGGCAGTATCTTCACCTCTTGACTAACAGGCCATATGGCGGCAGCGGTGGGATTTGAACCCACGGATGTTTTGCCATCGATAGTTTTCAAGACTATTTCCTTAAACCACTCGGACACGCTGCCATATAACAAGCCTTTTCACATCATGCTCGGGATGCTTCTTGACAATTACATAACAACGTGATACACTTTTGCCAACTTAATTCTCACTAGACACACCAGTTCCTCAATGACGGACATTCTTCTCGCGTCTCGAGCGGATTGGAGGTGCTTAGATGAAGCGTTAGGCGAAAGATTTTCTTGATGTCGCTGGTGACATTTGCAGTATCGTCGGACTCATACTGATGGTTCTGCAGATAAATCACGTCATCGGGTAATCCTGACAGCTCAGTGGTTGTGGCCGCTGGGCTGTTTTTTTGTCAAGAAATTGGTGCAAACGGTAGGATTCGAACCTACAAGACGAGATGCTCTCTCCCATCTGTTTATTAAAGCGCTCAGATGCCTAGTCCTATTCGGCTGCGTTCGCATATAAAAGAGGATTATTCGTCCTCCATTTTTCTCCTTTCGATTTCCTTTTTGATATCATCCAAAAATTCCATCCAAGAAGCTTTGTCGAAATCTTCGCCGTAACTTAGGCCCATTGCCCCGTGATCTTCGATATCATTTCGAAGCAACCGAAGCGTGCGGTCAGTGACTTCGGTTAGATGTGGACGAATGAAATCTTGTACTACAGTAGGCATATATGTCATTCGACCAAGCGAATACCGGACAGCGCAAGTACAAATCAGACCGAAGTCATTATCGTGCGGATCAATCATTGCCATAAGGTTTAATCTCCCTTTCTATAAAATAATGGACGCTGTTATGTAATTTACTTGGCACGTCTGTTTCGATTCGAACGAAAATTCACTGGGTTTAGAGCCCATTCCTTTACCAATTAAGATACAGACGCATATGTAGCTGTCTTTCCAGCCGTCATCGGTTTATGTTTTCACGACGCATCGTTACTAACAATACCATCACATCAACAGAAGCTAATGCTGGCTACAATAGTTGCAACTCGAAAACTACTTATCGCATGGTGCGACCGAGGGTGCTCGAAACCCCGACACCTTGATTAAAAGTCAAGTGCTCTACCAACTGAGCTACGATCGCATATAAACTGTTTTCGAGCTGGTGAGACTCACACACAGTTGCGCTCGGAATGCGGATCTTACATCGTCAGGGCACGCAGTTTGACCAAGCTTGCTACATCGACCCCTGATCGGGAGTGTGACTGCCTCGCTAATCCTGTTGCAAATTTCATTGATAACATCATCTTGGTGAGAATTCATGTGGACTTTCGACCTTGGCGGACAACCTTTTTATGGAGGATTTCGACCAAACTCAATTATCAAATCAACTTACACATTGGTGGTTCCGGCTGGAATCGAACCAGCGACACGGGGATTTTCAGTCCCCTGCTCTACCGACTGAGCTACAGAACCATATTTACCTTGCCTTTTTATGCTACTACTATGATTCTCGCAGGTGGTACCTCCCCGCTACATAGGACAAGGAATAGTAGACATAATTTTGAAGCGAGTGGGGTTCGAACCCTGCATCTCTGGTGGACCGTAGCCGCCAGCACTTTTCCCTTTTAAGCTATCGCTCCATATAAACGGCAGGTATTGTTACGCCCCTGCCAAGGCGCTCACCATCTACCAGCCATGTGGTAAACAACGGGACTTATGCAATCGATCCACAAACCTGTGCCCATGGATTTTATAAATCTTTGACCTGTATACTTTGTTCTTTGACCTTTAGCTAAGAGTTTAAGTTTTGAACTTTCAACCTTTAACCTTTAATCGTAAACTTTAAGCTTTCCGAACATAGTTGAATCAACCCTATACTGGCCTACATAACAGGACAGCATCACTTTGATTCTTTCATCTATATTTTTTGGATACCGGATTCGAACCGATGTAACAACCTTTATAGGGTTGCGTCTTAACCTCTTGACTAATCCTAAAACCAAGTATTGTTCTCCAAAATATTTGAACACTTGTCATTATGTCGGCTTATCAGGCCAGCTTTTTGAAGCGACTATTTGCTTTTTATTGTTTGATTTCGCCCAAGCGATGCTGCCGCGAGCAAAGAGCGAACGATTACAGTTTGTCGTTTTCGATAGACAGTGAATATGTTTCGCTGATTAGGAATCAGTATTCAATGGTGATCTCGGTGGTCGCATTAGATGCAGACAGAACCGCATCAACCTCAGCCTTGAACTTGCTGATTTTAGAAGTGATTTCGTCTCGAATCTTCTTGATGTCGATACCATCAATCAGGATCATAGTCTCGCGCTCAATATAACTGTCACGTGCATCTCGAATAGCCTCAGGGTCCATGTTGCTCTTTTCAGAAGCAGATGCAAGGCCCTTAGTGTAATCATCCGCACGATCACTCAGACGAGCATTTGCTGTTTCAATGTTGGCAATAGAATTCGAATATTGATAATCCAGCATATTTAGCAGACGCTGCTTAAAATCGATGCCATGCTGATTCATATAAATTGCCTCAGCAACGGTATAGACAACACCGTCAATGGTCACATGAGTCTCTGCGTTAGACTTGGAAATCGCCCGCTTAATTGCATCATGACGGGCAATCAGATCGTTGATGGAATCCAGAGAACTCTGTGCATCCTTCTTGTAATCCTCAATAGGCACACCGTTCAGTTTCTTCATGCTCTGCTTAGCAGCTGCACAGAACTTGGCCTCAGAAATCGCCTTGAGGATTCGATTTTCCAGAACCTTCAGCTCGGCCAGACCACGGTGGATTGTCATAGTTTCAGTAGTCATAATCATTCTCCTTATGTAATTTATAATCTTTGACTGCGGTTGCCCGCTGTTCTAATGGTGCTGGAGACAGGGCTTGAACCTGCAACCTGAAAATTACAAATTTCCTGCGCTACCATTGCGCCACTCCAGCATATAAAGGTGGATTCACTCCACCGATTGATCAGATCAAACAGACGTTTTTCTGCCGCCAGACCTTTTTCCTACTGTAAAGAACTTAGATAAGAAGCGAGTTCGCTCTGATATGTAAGCACCTGTTGATGCGTCTGGTTAGTGTACCGACCTTTCCTCAGGTACTGTTTGTACTTCCCTGCCCCGATCTGGTAGCGAAGAAGTGCCGCCGAATCGTTGTCTGTATACTGCTTGTGATACGCCAGCAGTTGAACACCACATCTGATGCCCGTTCTATCATCCAGCAATTCAGACATGGATCGAATGCCAAGCGTCTTGTTGAGATAATCGAAGTTAACCTCGTTGACCTGCATCAGACCGTAATCGACTGTGCCGTTTGCATTCATATGAGTCAGACCACTCTGGAATCGACTCTCGTTGTAGATCACACCAAGAGCCAATGAATAATCGACATTGTACTCGTCACACACCGACTGCGTATACGACTTGAGTTCATCGCTCCAGCTCTGATATGTCTCGACCGGACCCGCTGCTTCCCCGCTGAGCAGATTCGTCAGCAGATAAACGCCGGTCACAACGATTGCCGCAATTGTCTTTTTCATTCTTTCACCTCATTTCTTGGTTGAATAATACCTTTGTTTGACTGTTAAATAAAGGCGATATATTTTCGCCATTTTGTTTTCTCGGTTGAATAATTCCTTTATTCGTTCTTGAATTGCGGGGTCTCTTCGACCCCGCTCATTCATTTACTTAACGCTTTTATACGCATGACTTGATATCTTCGATAATCCAGCGAAGTCTTATATTGCCTTTGCCTGAACCTTTCTACGACATAGTCACTGCCATACTCTTGCTCCTCCGCCATAATCCTATAGAATTCACGAAGATTTCTAACGTCATTTGGAGAGACAAATATATTTTTATATTTTGAAGAAAGAGGAAGCTTGTCAATAATACTTTTTTCTTTCTGATGCAATTTTCGGAAAAAACCTATCGCAACAGGTTCTGTTTCAGACCGAGCTATATTGGTTCGGATAAGATACGGTCCATCCACGTACCTTGTTTCCGATGTGCGGTCTGTATAGTTTTTTACATACCCGCTTGCCCATTTTGCCTTACAGATCAACTGCCATGCAACATTATTGATAATAGCAGTCTTACGAACCATATGATCTGATTCGTTGACCTCTACTCTTTTGATAAGGCGGATATCTTCGTTGCAGAACCCATAATACAGAAGACATAATGTCGCCGCGATCATGATATTAGGTGCATCCCCATACACCGTATCAACATACTGAAAGAACTCACTCTCTGATGCAAAGATATAGTCATTAAGCATATCTTCTGTAGAGAAATTGTTTTTAGTATATTCAAGTTCGTTACTGACTCGAACAGAAACACTGCCAGACTCCCAATCGTCATCTTTCCAGCTCCATCCACATCTCCTTGTTTCGAAAAATGGATGTTGACGATATTGTCTTGTTGTTATGATTCCTTCATGCCTGCACCATGAAATGTACTTACGAAGAATAGCATAGATTTCTTTCCCGTATGCCACATTTACACTTGAAATCCATTTAAGATGAATGTCAGATAAAAACTCTTCATCATTATCTGTTTCAAGTTCATAAAAATCTTTTTGGTACTTCCGTTCGAAATCGGAGAGTCTTCCTAGAACTGCACGAACTTTATTATATCGCGCTTTACGACTAATTACATACTCTCCTGTTTCGTCTTGAACGAAGGAACCATCTGAAGCCTTTTCACAAGTGTCATCAAGTAAGAACCTTATTTTGATTTCGCTATTATAAAACCCCATACTACGCTTCATGATTGCTATCTCCTTACACAGTGCGTGGACGTATGAATTTTTAATTTCATTGTACACTATGTAAGAAGATTTTGCAAACAGAATTGTAAAATTTATCACGCAGATACTTTTGTTGGGTCTGAAAATGCAGCTGCTAACATTGGGCATTGAATTACCATCGCATTCGCTGCACGCTGCCAGTTCTTATCAGAGAAGACCCCGATTGGATCACTTAGCTGGGAATTCAACAGTGTATCACGACCTTCGATCACGAGCGTCGACTCATGAGGAAGACCATCCACCTCTCCAACACCAAAGTCCACGTGAACCGGATTTCGGCTGTTCCAGCGCTTTGTCGTAAACGGAATCACTTCACACTGACCAGAGCTCTTATTATAGATATTGTTGCTGACAACAAGATAGGGATGAACGCCATAATATTTATGAACGGTTTTCCCTTCCTGTTTCACATCCGCAACATAACCAAGGCGGATTTCGCCAATCTTAGGGACACTCGAGCCAGCTTTAAACATAATTATGACCTCCTTGCTGACCACATGATTTATTTTGTGTCCTTATTATAGCACGAACAAAGGTATTTTTCAACCCTGAAATAGAAATTTATAAATTTATTTTTTCAAGCACTATAAAGATCGTCGCTTCTGTACAGTCCGACGTTATAGTAAGGTGTGCCGATCTTCTCCTTTTTTCTTCGTCACAATAAAATATGTTCCCGACAATATCACAACAGCAACAAAGAACATCAGACCTCGAATCAAAACGTTGCTCAATGCTAATGTAACTGTATTTCCTGCCTTTCTCCAAAGTGACACTGGAAGTTTTGGCCATGATCATACAGGTGTTCTCGTTATTCTGATTGCCCCAATACTCAATAAGATCATAAGACTGGATACGCTCGTATAACTCTTGTGCAGTATATGTAGTCTGCATTTCTTGCTCTCCAAACAACTATTAAGCGTTATTACATCTTTTAGTTTTGTTTCGACTGCTATTTTACCATAAAATAGTATTGATGTCAACAATCAAACAACAACTTTTGATTGTTTAGAACCATCTACGCCGTCTTCTTCCATGAACAGCATCGTCTAGCATTTTGTTCATCAGCTTCTCATAGTTTACGCCGCAGACCTCGTCCAAAATAGCGTCATCATACGGGATACCCTTGGCGTTCAGATGATCGCGGAACCAAAATTTAGTCTGATAGTAGGGCCCCATACGATTAGAATAAGCGCTGGGCCACTTTCCAAGACAGTTCGGATGGCAATCAGAGATATCCCGCCACTCCTTGCGCACCCGCTCGTGCATCTGGCGAAGATCAGCGTCTGACCGATCGGCGGCTCGTGCGGTGTAGATCTGGTCAAGCTCTGTCTGCTTCTTTGACTGACTGATGTTCTGCCCGGCGTTTACCACGCCAGAAGCACCAAGCCCCAGCAAACCTAAAACAAACGATACAGCTCCACTCATAATGATTCCCCCTTTAAATTTCAAATAGATCTTTACGAACTTTTGGTACGTATACGCGATTCTCCATACTATTTAAGACGTCTCGCAGCTTTCCAGATCCCCAATCGTCAGGTTCAAACTTGGACACTAGATCGATCAGCATCATCATGTCTTTGCACTCTCGCCGCTTGACTCGCGCCTTTTTAAACTCGTTCTCAAGATAGCACCGTTGAACAGCATTCGCGTTAATGCCTTCAATAGCATGAGCGATATCTTCCAACGAATCTCCGGCTTCCGTCAGCTCTCCATACTTTCTCGAATACAGATCCTTTAACGATCCAAGAAGTTCATCAATCAGAATAAGATTTTTCTTAAATTCAGCCAACTCTTCTGTATCTTTTGTTTTTATTGCGACCGGTTCAAATTGTTCTCGATCTGGAGGAGGAAGCGGTTTTTGCTCTTTTTTGACGGCCTCTTGCGGCTTGCTGCTCACATTGACCTTCTTTGGCAGATAATGCTTTTCTTTGTACGCTCTTGGAATATGATTCAGTTCGTTCCATGCCTTACCCTCCGTTGCATAAACAGTCGCGAACTTCTGATCGTATGTAATGCTGACCTTTCCTGTCGGTCCTCGCGAGATGTAAGTATCTCCGTTTGTGAGAATAAATCCCACTTAAACATCAACCTCCTACCTTATTATAATAGGGGGTCTGTGAAATCCCCCTTAGTGCTCTTTCAAAACAACAGACTGACCTCGGCCCAGAACCCAACAGTTCTTACCGGCATAGGCACAATCCTCACAATGGCCAGAACACTCGCTGGCAGTAGCAGGAGCTTCACAAATACCATTCTTAAATGAAATGTATACGACTGGAAGATTGTAGGGATTGTTCATATTATAATTGGGCCAAGAAGAAAACAGAATATGTAAATTATTGGGAATTTTATTATCTGTAGCCAAATACTCGTTGATAAGATCATATTTTTTAGTGAATGCCAAAAACTGGGTGCGAGGCAACTTGATTGCAATTCGACACATCATTTCAAAATAGCGCCTGTCCACGATGTCTCCACTGACGTGCCACCGAAAATAAAAAGACCCATAAGCAGCTGCAGTCGCTTGGACTTCAAAGCCGTCAGGGTCTGTTAACCACAAATTCAAATTGTTGTCATAGGCGTTTCGTACCGTAGTTCGCCAATCGAAATGACTCACATAGCAGGTCTTCGCACACGGAACACCCGAAGCACAAGTTAAGATACGAGGCATCGAAATCGACTTGATACTTCCCATCTTGCTGTTGGCGTTCGACACTGACAGCTTCAACATATTCAATTCTTCACGGCCTCTCTTCGAAGCCGCACTCCTTCCTTATTATAATAGCACTGTATTAGTCCAATAATTTAGATATCTAGGAACCGGTTCATCAGGCATCAAAGGATCGAATCTCACTTCCACATCCAAATCGTAATGATATGGGATGCCAAGACGATCTAATTCTTCCTTGAAAATTTCAGCCAATTCATCCGGTGTATAGTCTTCGATTTTCATTTTACACCACCGTTATCGCCATTCGATTGATAGTCACAACTAACTCGTTTACACGGTTTCTATCGATGGTGTCCGGCAAACCAGTATTCGCCTTATCGTACTGCAGGCGCTTTTCATATTCTTTGTGGAAATCTTTTACATCGTGCTTGATATAACCGTTTGTAGCTTGGAATTCACCGTTTCGAGCCATCATTAATAGGTCGTGGTTTTCCGCTCGATTCGTAACGATTTCACCCTTTTCCAAAATGTCAAATACCGTGAGGTAAAGACGAATCATATTCATGATGGTTTTGTTCATTCGCCTCTTGGTGATCTGATCTTCTGGGTGTTGATTACACCATTCGCCCAAAGTGACTGCCTTCTTGAACAATTTATCTGCAAAGCCACCAAACGAATACACGACCTGTCTGGACAGGAACAACTTCTTATTATCCATCAAAAGCTTTGTGGCCGGATGATAGCTTATAACGAGATCGTCAACATTTCCAAGCTGCTCCAACATGTTCGGATTGCCGCTACACATGAGCTTAACTGCTTTATTGAAACTAAATACCGTTGTATCAGTTGTTTCATCGACCCAGTGATCGAACGTGTCCATGCCAAGCAGCTCATGTTCTGTGTTAAGCGCTACACCGCGAATATCAACGTCTGACCCTTCCACATTTGTTCCATAAGCATGGCTGCCGCCAATAGTTAGAAACATCAAATGCTTACCAAGATGCGGATTGGTGCGCAGAAAATCATACGGTTCGCTATCAATGATGCTCTGTAATTCTTCTCGTGTCATTTTTACCACCTCTTTGCGCTTGAGATTATTAACGTCACAGCAATAAAATAAAATGCCCACATCGGAACAATTAACCATGCCCACTCAAGACAAAAATCAATAAATCGAGATAATAATCTCAAAATATAGTTCATCATAACCCTGTTTGCACCGTATCAAATTCGATCGTCTCTCCTGTTTCTTTATTGACTCCATGCCCTACCACATGAACAATATAAGCCGGCCAGCGTTCTTTGTTCTCATCAATGGCGATACGAACAGCACCTTTGAAATTTTTGATCCAAGTTGCGCACCAAGGCTTTTCAAGATGATCATTGTATTTTGGATTAAACTTTAAGACGGAGACCAAATCAGCCACACATACCATACCGGCATCTGCGCAGAATTCACCCAGTTTAACCTTCGTTTCGGGCACGAATGTAGTACAACTCCAATCACCGTAGTAAGTATTGGACTCTATTCCAATGATGCCATAACTGCTGATATCGCAACATTCAAATTTTCTCCGCTCGTCATTTGACATATTATGAGACAGATAACATGGATCTGTAATGATAATATCCCCATCAAACTCCATAATACGATCTTCTGCTTCAAGATAACGATCTTTATATTCTAAGAATTCTTCATATTTTTCTGCCATATCTCGCAGTTTTTCAAATTCCTTCAATATTTTCTTCAGCACTTCATCGGGATCTGCGCCCCTTTCGATATCATGCTTAATATACCATTTCACAAAAAAAGAACTACTATCCGTTTCTGTGACTAATCTATGTACATCGAAACTGTCTGGTTCCTCGTTAATTTTTGCAAGCGCCTCAAACAGTTTTATCTCGATATCAACAAAACTACGATCAATGGTGCTCTTAGCCCATTCAGGAATTCGATTCCATTCATCTACCAATGCCTGTGGATAATCTTTAAACTGTTTATGATATTCTTTATTCTTCTGTTTAACCCATTCGTGTGTCATATTTATTCTCCAATCAAATTCGGATTTGTTGAATTCCAAATTTCTTGAGATGTATTTTCGCCATCATCCGACAATTTATCGATCCAAGCATTGAGCACTTCACGGTACACTGTCATATTCGGACAAAAATGACTGTTGGTGAATACCGGCATATCATCATTACAGAGAATTCTCATGATAGCAGCGCATACAGCGGCGGATCTCGATACGCCAGCAGCACAATTCACGCAGAACCAATCGGTCTTATCTGCTTCGTGGTTATTCAGAACAAAATTCACGATATCCTTAGCCTGAACTTCAGTGATACAAGTGCCTTCTAAATCAGTGGTGCAATCATCAAACTTCAATGGCAAGAACGTGATGTTTCCTTCACACTTATGAAAATCAATATGATAGCCATTCGCCTCAGTGATAGAGATAAATCGAATTCGTTCAGAATGTGGCTGTCGGATAAAGTCTTCTGCTTCGTCGGCGCTCATCACAGAAAACTTCCATTTGCCGCGATACATTGTAATCATAACCCACCTCAAATAATCAGTTCATAGATCCGACCAAAGTAGCGACAAAACTGCAAACCATCAAGCGTCTTAATCGCCGAATCAAGTGCAAAGAAGTGTACCTCGGTAGGATCAAATAAAAGCTGTTTGATATTTTTCACATCAATATCATCATCTTCATACCCGGCGTCCACCCTATCCTGCTTGAATTCTTCATCGGAAACATATGTAAACATTACTTCGTTATATACTTTTTCCTCGTCAAAATCGATCGTCAGATCACCTTCCGACCAATACTCCAGCTCTTCCATATCGCCATCCGTGATTGCAATCAAACCATAATTTCTGTTGATATCATCCTTAAATGTTTCATTCGGATATTTTTTCTTGAACGCTTCTCGGTCGCGAATATCCACTCCACCGCCGCATCTTTCAAGCTGTCTTGTAATGCGAAGAATAAGTTCGTCCTTGTTAGTAGTATCGAACCAGTTCACATTATCGATAATATCTTTTGCTTCCTGAAGAGCGCTTGTGGTATATGCAGACCAATGATAATAAATTTTGGCGATGTCCTCATCAAACGCATGGACAGTAATAACCAACCGCTGTCCCATTATTTCAACTCTCCTTTTTCGTACAATCGCTTTTTATATTCTTTTGACCTTCGGTGCGCTTCTCTCATTGCCTCAGAATCTGGACGATAATACATCCAGTGAGTCCTGTTATATTCATCGTTCTTTTTCTTTGCTCGTTGATCAACGATAAGCGATATCGTTTTATGCGAGACGTTATATTCTCGCGCCAGACCCCGGAGTGAGTATTCGCCAGTTTCAAACTTACGGGCGATTTCTTCCTTTTTGGCCTTGGTCAACTTCACCCGGCGATCCTGAGTTTCTGATAGCCGGCAGGTTTGCCACTTGCTTGACAATCAATCATCCTCCGGTTCTGCGAATGCCGATTCAAACTCATCCTCATAGCTTTCGAGCTCTCCGTTATCATATTTTGCCAGAGCCTGCTGCATTGCATCGTCTGTATCTTTTGCATCTTTGATATGTACTTCGTAATAGCGATTTGCCGTAATATATACTGTGTATCCCATCTTGGTGACTCCTTTTAACAATGACAGAGCAACCACAAAAGCAGATCATCGTGCTTGAACCAGCCCGCCGGGAACCCGCGCCAATTGTTTTTATCCGTCCAACTCCTAGATTTCATCTGGCCGATCTGCTCAAGTTCTACCGAAAGACGCGCCATAAATTTCTTGCAATCCGCTTTATTCTTCATTGCTGTCTGCATTACAAGAGTATCCTGCAGCTTGCCATTGACGACCTCACAGACCGCGCATGGACAGTCGTGACAGCTCTTTTCAACACACATCAAACAAGGTGACATTGTAATTCCCCCCTTACACACCAGCAATATGACTGGCCATCATATCAGCGGTATGTGTCCACAGCACATTCTGATACTGCCCGATGGCATTGTTGTAATACTTCCACTCGTTCGTGTCGGTTTCATACGCGCCCATGTGCCAGCGGATACACGCGACTTCTTCCTCGGTCAATGTGATGATACTCGCCAACATGCAGATGGACTTTTCGCCGTGATGACTGAAAATAGAATCGTTTAGATACTCATACGTTCCTTTATCCGGGATATAAAGATATTGATCTGTCTTACAAACATCATGTAGTAATCCAACCAAATATGGAGAGCGCGGATTCTCCCATTTTAGTCCTAACTTATCCGTCAGTGAAACAAGAGCTTTCACAACAGCAATGCTATGCTCGGCTAAACCACATGGATGAGCGCCATGATATTTTGCAGATGCAGGAGCCGTCCAAAAATCATGATGATTTAACCACTGAGTGAGCTTCATATAATCGTCCCACGTCAGATACTTTTTCAAATCTTCATAGATTTCATTTTTGAGTTTAACCTGCTTCTTTTCGATTTCTTCGTTCATATCTATTCTCCTTTACAAATTATTCTGGCGGCGGTTATGTCTGCCCCAGTACCGCCAATCACCTGGCATCCGGACGTTAACCGAAAATAATAATCTCTTCCATATTAGGCTCCTTGAATCTTTTTACAGCTTGTATATGTCAGCCAGTTATACCAAACGATATCTTCTTGATGCTTGTCTGCGGCTTTATAAGCTTCAAAGATATCGTTTGCTTCAACCAGAATGTACCCTTCGACTTTCACGTCTACTCTGTAGCGCATGATTTACTCCTCTGCTTCGCAATAAGTTACTTTCCAATCTTCCGTCCAGCCAATTTTGTCTTCAGACAGCTCTTCCGCAATTTTCATAGCCTCTTCGCTAGAATCTGCTTCGACATCCACGCAGCCTGTGCGTTCTACATTTACCGTATATCTCATAACTTATCCCTCAAAGTCGATATCAATATCAAAAGAAGAAGTTCCGTCTTCATTCTCTTGATAGTTCATTTCAGCGAGAGAGTCCACACACTCCTTTAACCTCTTTTGCGTGTTCTCTACATCCGGATGGCTTAGAAGATACTGGAGTCGTTTTGCTCCCTCAGCACTCAAAATAATATCTTCATTAACGTAGTGCATTTTATTCCTCGTTCACGATCTCGATCTGGCACATCTTCATGGCGGCCAGTGCATTCTTATGAGACTCAGGAGTCACACCGGCACAGCAACTTGCATCCACAATGATGGGAACTTCAGGTAGTGCTACCTTAAGCAGAAGCGCATTCGAAATGACACAGATATCCGTGCAGAGGCCGACCAGAGTAATGGAATTGATCTCAAAATCTGCCATTTCTCCAATTGTAGAGAAGTGAGAGTCGCACAAATCTTCCATTAGCAATGTCGAACCGAAAGTTCTCTTTTCGTAAATTTTTGCTTGTGGATCTTTCATTTCCGGCAAAAGATCGTGTTCGATTTCATCAACAAATAACCAGCCCCTCGTATGTTCGATACAATGTTTTACAGGAAGATGTTTGCCTTCCTGAGTTTCGAGGTAGTTGTCATAATGCGTATCCTGCGTATACAGAATTTCACCATTCCAGTTCTTGATCTTCTCAACGACCTTCGGCACAATGGCCTGCGCTTCAGGAGTACCCAGCGAACCGGTGATAAAATCATTCTGCATATCGACAACGATCAGAATATCAACCTTTGTCTTTTCCATTACCAACTCCTCCTTGATTAGCCCCACCAATTAAACAAGGTTGGGTCATACGTAGGCATCGGCAAATCCTTAAACAAATTTGCCTCGTGCATCCGATCGATCTTGGCAGCAGTTGCAGTGTCTCCGCCAAACTCGCCAGTGCGAATATATTTGTCGAGGAAATCATAGGTGAAGCCGAAATTATCCTCGTCTGTCTTTCCAGTCAAACCATCAGCAGGTGCTTTCTCGATAAACTTTTCAGGAAGACCCAACTCGCGACCAACGGCTTTTACCTCGGTAACGGTCAACTTACTGAGAGGACTAAACTGACCAAATCCATCCCCTCCCACAGTTTGCCAACCAACGAAATTTTCTGAAGCGTTACATGTGTTAGCCACTCGCCCATTCCTGCTCTGAGATACCATGAACAGGGTCGCCATACGGATTCGTGCCGGCAGATTTACACGAGCCTGCTTGGAATCGCACAAACCAGCCGCCCGGCCATTAGCCAATAATGCGTTCACAGTTTCGGCAATATTGATTTCATGAGACTGGATTCCCAGATAGGCAACCAGTTCCCGCGCCACATCGATATCGCTCTGAGCACCCTGTGGCATCAAAACACCGATCACGCGGCCATTACCCAGCGCTTCACAGCACAGAGCAGCCACGATGCTGGAATCCTTGCCACCAGAGATACCGATCACCGCGTTGCAATCAGGGCCATTCTTGCGGAAATAGTTCCGAATCCACTCGACGATTTCATCCTTGGTTTTTGCTGCGTCAAATTCATACTTGCGCATATTATTTACCCTCCAATCTCCATAGTTCAACATCGACACCTTGAAATGTAACGTCAATGATCTTTTTGACGGTCTCCCAATCAGCGCCACCACGGACGCATCCGATTTTATATGGCATTGCGACCTTCCAACTAAACTGTCTTGCCTGCTCTGCAACATAAATTAGAGCTTCCATCAGAGCGCCAACTGAAGTGTACTGTGCCCCGTTGTAACCGTATTTATCTTGGCCAAAGCAATTAGCGATATAGAGTTGTTTGCGGCCACCATATACAGGAACGATCTGAGCCGTGCCAAGCAGCCCAGCGGTGTAGTTTTTGTGAAGCTCGCATAATTCGCGATATTGTTCATATACGTTCGGATAGCGTTCACGGACTTCTTTGGCAACGCCTGATCCCATGACGCCCTGACAATTCACCTGATGACAGATAATATCTGCGTCAGAATCAAACACATTGCCTTCTTTGATTACTACAGCCATGAACTCACCTCTTATCTAAATTTTTAATTGCAAAATACTGTGCTGCTCTCGAACTATTTAGATTGAATTTTTCAAAAGCAGGATTCACAACTACAACATTGCCATACCCATATTTTCTGAAAAATCCATTTTGAATAAGCTTTCTAGCTTCATTTCGATACTCACACGCAACTGCTTTACCATCAACAATGAAGTATAACAGCTCTGGTTCGCCCATCCACGTTCTTGAACTGCTCATCAGAACTTCCCTTCCCACAGTCGGTCGCGGACTTCCTTTAAACTGTATTCCTTGACCATCTCGCCATCACGGAACACGGTCTGCAGCAGGTTACCATCCGAATGAGCGGCGTGATCCATCAGGCCATCAGTACAAACCAGCTTTCCAGAATCATCCTTAGTGACATAGCACATACCCTTCAGACTCTTCTTGAAGTGATCTGTATCGGTTTTTGGGTCCTTGAAGATCTGAATCTCCTTGCCATTGACCACGCCATAAGTCGCCTTGACTGCCATGCCAAAGGTATCACGAGTAAACGGCTTTAACTGACCATTCTGTTCGATGCATTGCATGGAGAACGAACCAACGCCCAAGCTGACATTGTTGCAGGCAAAACCATGCTTCTTGAGTTCAGCATAAATCTTTTCGCAGCGCTGCACCGTAATGGAATCGCCGTACAGTGCCTTCACATGAGGATCGAGCACCTTATAACCCTTACTGTTGAATGTGCCGCCGAAGATATCCCACAGATGATAGACGGTCTGCGTGACGATTTCGACCGGGTCGCCAGAGTCACCACGGATCAGCAACGTGCCATTATGAGCCATGATTTCATCCTTAAGCTGCGGCAGAATATTATCGACCAGATTCCAATAGTCGTAGGAGTCAGACACCATGCTGAAGCTCATATTAGGATATAACTCAGTCAGCGCCCGGCGGATGAAAGTGATCTCGTCGCCATCGACTGCGAAATTGGAACACATCACACTATGCTCGGTACTGACAGCGCCGAATGCGACAGGCTCCTTGGTGCAATCACAGTTATACATCTTCTCCAAATACGGAATCGCAGGAACAGTAGCCGTATTTAGGAAGCTCAGACACCAACCGGCGCTGGACTTAACTGCCGACTGCATACACTCCTGACCACGAAAACTGAAATCGCCCAAAGCACGAGCATGAGGCACTCCGTCTTCTACGGTTTCATCGTAATACCTGTCCACGATATTACGATACAGGGTGCCGACCGTTGCAGAAATCATCGGATGCCACAGCTCAGAGCTCATAAAGGATTCGAGGAACTGCGGAACCCATGCGAAATCAGGATGCGTATTGCTCATCTCCAGAAACGGCACATGAATCGGGCAACGAGTGCCCTCTGGCAGAGCCTTGATTTCAACAGGAAGATATCCCAAATCATGTAGCGCTGCAATCTTGCTCAGATCGTAAGCATCCTTACCAATTGTCGCATCCAGATATCGCTTATACTGAGGAACGACCATTTCCTTTGGTTCGTCAAAGAAGTTGTCGTTGAAATACTGCACCAGATAATCCTTGCAAAATGCCTGAATGCCAAACACGACGACTTCATCCACGCCATCCAGTCGGCTCATGCGTGGAGTAAAATAACTGACCAGCTTGGTAGTGCCGGCAGGAAACTGCTTACTGTGAGTCGTCTTGTAGAAATCACACAGCAGCATCGGGTTAATATTGATCATTTCATATCCTCCTTTTCAATTAGTCGGAAGTAATCGTCAAGGACATTTTTCAGTTCCCGCTTACAACACCATCCGAGCTCGTCAGACTCTTGGACTTGACAAGTCAGAATATCAAGAGCGTTATAGACTTCTTCTTTGTTAAATTTCATATCAATCCTCGTCCCACTTGTGTTCAAAAACAGTGATCTTGTCGTGCTTTCCAGTAAAGATACTGTCTGTGGTATACACCTTGTGAATCAGCTCCGGGTCGTCAAACAGATGGCCGCGCTCCTTATCCAGAATGCTGTTCTCACAATGGCTGACGTACATATCGATATTGCCTGCCCCCAGCTCCTTCAATTTCTTGGCCGAGTAGTACATCGTTCCACCGTAAGAACAGATATCATCGATCATCAGAACTTTACCTCCCTTTGGAGGATATCCTGTGACATCCAAACCGAGAATTTTGCCCGTTGCCCAGTCCCGCTTTTTATCGCCATGGATAACATAAGCGTTGCACTTTACTCGATCCAGTGCCCAGTGAACAGTTTTCTCATATCGTTTCATTGCGCCGGCATCCGGAAAATAGATTACATCTGGCTTGCTCTCCTCGATTACCTGACAGATTTCACGAATCGGAGTATGTACTTCACACCGATTGATCAATGCCGGGGCCACATCACTGTGAGGGTCAAACACGCTAACGCGGCTGAATCCGCACCGGTTGATCTCATCAGCGAACCACTTGATGGTGAACACATCTTCGTCACTATGAACGCGATCCATACGGGCGTTCGGAATATACGGCATAAACAGCTCGACTTCTGCCCCATTATCCTTTGCGTCCTTTGCGATCATAATGACTGTAGGAAGCTCGGCCATGGATTCAAATGTCCAGACGATATTGATCACATTGAGATAATTGATAGTCAAATCCTTCTTGATCAGCGGAGTGCCATCAGGGAAAGAACTGATTTCATAATGATTTGCTTTGACCATATTGATCCTCCTTAGACCATGTAGTGAATGTCTCTTTCACGAGTACGGGAGATGATGACTTTGACCACACCGTTGTCCTTTTCAAAAGCTTCATAACGATCCTTTTCATCGTCATCACTCTTGGAATACGGATTGTCCACATCAATCTTCTTTCCATCAATAAACTGCTCACCGTTGGCGGGGTTATACTGGATATCCTCAGTATTGATATAGAAATCAGGCCAGTAGCCATCTTTCAGCTTGACATCAAAACAGATACGCTGTGCATCATTGAACATATCAAAACGCTTGGTGCAGGACGCACGGTAACCATCCTTGAAGATAACAGTGAGCTTGTAGCTGGTTTCGTTCATATTGATGATATTCAGATCCTTGATGGCCTCTGCGAATGGAGTGCCCAGATTCAGTTCAAAGGCGATAGACCGCAGGCAGTCGTAGTTCAGATCGATCTTGCCAGAAAAATCGACCACAGCTGGGATCTGATCGTAATACTTCTCTTCGAGCTTATCCTTGAGATAGGTTTCGACCTCGTCAGCGCCCGGGTAATCGAAGCGGAAGTGATAGTGGAAGCGGCCGGGACGGTTGACCAGATAATCGTTCAGACCATTGAGCTGGTTACAGGTAACAACGAAGAGCTTTTTGCCCGCGCTGGTACCATCGAACAGACTCAGCATCGTATCCTGCGGACTTTCATTATCCCGGGACTTGAAGGTCTTATCAAACTCGTCAAACAGGATCATAACTTCTTGATCGATGGATTCGATGAAATTGGCGATACCGCTGATATAGCGGTTAGCCAGAATGACAGGATAGCCCTGCTTGATGGCCTCGATTGCAATCATCTTGGCGGTCAGAGATTTGCCGATGCCTTTGTTGCCGCTGAGGATGACACCCATGTTGCGGTCGAAAACTTTGAACGAATTCAGAACTTTGGCAACCTTGCCGCTCTGAACACCATACACCTTTTCGTTGATGACCATATCGGGACGGCGGGACAGATAGAAACCGGTCATCTCAGAACAGTGGATATCATAGGTACCCGCCGGGATCTTATCATACGCCTTCATATCGTCGCCATACAGGAACAGATTGCTTGCGCTTTCAACAACTTTCATGTTTGATACTTCCCTTCTCAGTTCAGCTCTTCCAGCTTCTTCATCAGTTCATCGATGCCCATATCTTCCAGCGCCTTTTTCTTCTTTTTTGCTACGATTTCCATGATCTTATCGCGCTGTGCCTTCTTCTCTGCGGCAGACACACGATCCGCTGCCTCGGCCAGCTTGACAGACACAATGTATTTGACCAGCTCGATCTTGTTTGCCAGTTCGGTATCTTCTGCGCTCTTGGTGGCCAGCAGAGAATCCTCATCGGCAGTCTTCTTCTGACGGTTCAAAGTCTTAAAGATTGCGTCCAGAGCCTCAACGTTTAGATCCCACAGATCTTCAACAGTCATAACACCCTTATAGTTGAAGCGATAACGGTTACGGGTTGCGATTTCAAACAGATTCTTTTCCATGATAATTTCCCCTTTTCAATTCATAATAGTGACGTACAGTAACATTCATGGTTAAAAGAAGATGCTTCGATCAACATTTGCTCTGTCCATCGAGCATTACTGTCTTTTAGTTTTAAAGTTTTCTTCGAACGAGAATACCCTTTAACTTCCATTTCTTGTCCTGCATATTGAAGCATTTTTACAGAGGGCGAAGTTCCCCATCCTGCATTTGGACCGTACATTGTTTGATATCTCAGATTGACATTTAAATTAGGATCAACAACAACTTTGTCTCCTTGTTTAAAACGAAGGGCTTGTCCCATAATGACATCACAGCAAAGAGGGACAGTAGCATTCACCACTATCTTCTTCACAAACTTTTTCAACAAACATATCGTCAGTCCACAGGACGGTACTTTTGCATTCTTTGATGACGTATCTGCTGCTGGAATATCCTACTATCGTGACAATTTGATTTAAAAGCCTATTTCTTATCTCAACTGTTCTTTCGCTGATTGTAAGAGTGTTTTCCGCCAGCTTCTCTGCAATTGGACCAGACAACATATGGTATCTGTCGCCACTATAAAAAGCATTTGCCTGTATTTGAACCTGATCACCCGGCTTATATTTATAATTCATCCAATCACCTCACAACAGAGACTCGCAAAAACATTCAACTTCACCAGAATCAAAGAACATTTCGTCTGTCCAGTAGCGACCTCTTGCTCTGTATTTTTTACCATCGGCCATATCAACTATTGCTTCGATTTCGATAGTCTGTCCACAAAGCTCTATCATGTCTTCAGTTACAACATCTGAAACGCTCCTCCGAGGATCGTCTTCTTTTGCACCTGATCGCATATAATAACGCTTTTTAAGATCTAAATCATGGCGGACAATAACGACATCGCCTACATGATATTTTGTATCTTGCAACTTGTGCCTCCTTATAAAAGTGATTCACAGCAGCACTCATTGTCTGCCAGACTAGAAAACATATCATCAGTCCATCTAAAATCATCCATTTCTTTTACGAAATATTGACCATCAGGAGAATAATTTTTAATATGAACCAATTGTCCATGGAGCTCCGACATTTCCAATGTTGCAACATTTTTGTTGTTTTTTGAATAAGGACCAGACATCATATCATAGTAATTTCCATATTTAAGGTCGTCTCTAACTAAAACGGCCTCTCCTATTTTGTACCGATAATCCATTTAGCACCTCACAGTAGAGATTCGCAGTAGCACTCGTCGTCAGCTAGACCGACGAACATTTCATCAGTCCAACACATACGGTCACCAGTTTCTTTGATCCGATAACGTTGGCCTTCATAATATTTGTCAATCGTAACAATAGAGCCAGCGAGTCTTGAACGTTCTTCATAAGTCCATTTTACGGTTGTAGCACATCCATAACCCGGTCCAGACAACATACGATATTCGCGTTCCTTAACAAAATGATCAATTAGTCGGACCTTATCTCCATGTTTATAACGCCAATCCATCAAATCACCACTTTCAAAACTCGCTCGGTGGCACCCTGTACCTTAACGATAAAGCTGTTATGCTGAGTCTCAGAGAAACCAACACCAGACAGCTGATCATCCACAGACTGCACTGCCATTTGAGAGCCCAGCGCCTCAAACACACGCTTATGCTGTAGCAGTTCCGCCTTCAGGAATTCGTTGTAAAATCCGTTCGGCTTTTCGGGATTGACGCAGTCTTTGAGCATGAAGAAGTAGTGACGGTTGCCATTGCCGGTCTGTTCGTCCCAGTAGTTCGGAGAGTACATTGCCACAGAAACAGGCACAAACTGATTGGAATCCACACCCCAGATCTCGCGGGTGCTGGTAGAACTGGGCAGCAGCTCCTTGATAGAGAACTTGCCATCCTTCAGCATGACTTTTGCCACAGCGACATTCTGACCACCATGCAGCGGTTTGTCATAGCTAAACGAGTAGATGTTGCCATCGAATTCGATCTCAGCGCGGAAACCAGTTTTACCTCCACGACTAGTAAAACAGTTCACATAGAAGCTGTACTCGCCTTCCTTCATCTTTTTGATGTCAGGCCATGTAATATTCTCGACCGCAGCTTTACCCTGATTGGGATGAACGATATCAACATCCAGACGGCCATCAGTACGAGGGTGCCACTTGCTGCCGAAAAAGATATGATTCTTATCGGGTTCAATGCAATGAGCATCCTCATCATTTTCATCCCATTCACCCGGCACATCATTCCACTGGATCGAGAAACGCAGCACGCCATCCACCTTGCCGCCAGCAGCCTTAACGTTTTCGCGAATATCGCTGTCTGCCATATTACCGGTGTACGCCCAACTGAAACCATTAGGCCACTTGAACATGCTCGGCGCACTCTTATCCTGCGGAGCAACCAGAGACACCATGTTCTTCGAGAACCGATTTTCCATGAACAGTTCCAAACCTGCTGCAGTAGGCAGAACTTCTTTGACAAACTTTTCGATGCCGATTTCTTCTGCGCGGCCGAACTTCTTGGGGTCGGTACCCAGAGACTTTGCCATTGCCTCGAACGGATTCGCAGCGCCCATCACACGAGGGGCAGCATCACGGTTGCAGAACAGGATGTTGTTGGCAGCAACATCGTCCAGAGTAGCAAACCGGCGACCCAGACTGTTCATATAACCAAGCTCGGTGACGGTCTTTTGTGCGTCTTCCAGCATCTTCTTGGTGAAAATCGCCTTGGGGCGCTTATAGTTGGCAGGAGCAACCACCTTCTCAAAAGCAGTCACAGCAGCATCCACGTTCATACCTTCGCTTAAATTGATAAGAAGGGTGCCGATAGCGGTGTTACGAATACGAAGATGCGCCGCCGTAGCATATGTAGGGGCAAGCCATACAAAGGCAAGCTTTTCATTAACAGACAGTTTGTCGTAATCAACCTTATCGTGCTTAAACTCCTTTACAGACCGCTCAAACTCCTTGCCGCGATACAGACTATTCTGCGCAATCAGCTCCAGCACAGTATCAACCGCATCCATCGTCAGCTCTTCCAAAGAGCGCTTAAACACATTTGCGGAATCACGCCACTGAGCCATCTTGGTAGCCACGTTATCTCCACTGGTAATAAAACGCTGCGGAATCTTGACTGCGAAATGATCCCAAGTATGTACTTCCTTGTGGTTTTCATCGTACTCGTAGTTCATCTCGGTTCCGAACATATTGCCAGAACCGATCATATTGCGGCTGATAAAGTACGGATTCACAATGGCGCGACTCTTCACATAAGCAGCCAACGCATCGACAACCGGCTGATACTTAGCGGACTTCGCATCGAAATCCCAGATAGAAACCAAATTGTAATTTGCGTCAAACGCTACCAGCTTGCCGATATTCTTCACGAAACGGCGGCAGCAGGAACAGTCATACTCGCGCCGCTTACGAAACAGCTCATTCGTGCCGGCCGGGAAGCTGTCGAGGTACAGGTTGTACAGTTCATCTTCATCAGCATCGGTGATAAACAGTGGATTCCCACTATTCACCATCTCATTGAAGTGGTCCTGCAGCAGCGCACGAAATTCCTTAAAATCAGACATTGTTATTCTCCTTTAAAATATTTTCAATTTCTTCAGTAACTTCAAAACCATGCCAGACCCAACTATATTTATCAGTCCGAACTTGGCCCAAAGGTTCGTCGTTATCGAAACCGACCTCCATGTTAGCTTCTGGCAAGTCGTTTATGTTGGCGAAACACTCACTCGCGTCTTTTGCAATAAAGGCGGCTGCATCTTCACGCGAATCAAAAAAATCCGGTTTAAAAATCTCACCTTCAGAGCTTGATTCAATAACGCACCATAACTCTTTCATATCGATACCTCATAGCAAACTGTTACAAATGCATTCGGGCGAGATTTCAAACATCGACTCCGTCCATAGCCATGGAATTCCCTTTAGCGAATAGAAATCACCATCGCCGCCAACGTAACCCTTGATCTCATAGGTTTCGCCACTATACCTGATCATATCCTCATTACAGAAAAGATCTCGCTTACCTGCTGAAGGACCATACAAAACGGGATAATCATGGTTGGGGATTAAATTCAAACGGATCGTTACCAGATCACCAGGCTGATATAACAAAGCATCCATCACATTCACCTCACAACAAACTCGCACAAGTACATTCATCAGGGATTTCGAACATATCGTCCGACCAGCAAAAATCTTTAGGATCATTATCAATTTTATAAAATCCGAAATCGTACCCAGTAATCGTGCGAATCTGGTTTCTGTATTTTTCCATGTCTCTTACAGTTCCGGGATCACGTCCTCTCTTAGGACCAGATCTCATACGGTATGATTCCAGATAAGAAATATCCGAGCGAATTTTTACAGTGTCGCCGATTTTATATAAATAGTCATCCATAAATTACCTCATAACAAACTCGAACAAGTACATTCATTGGGAACTTCGAACATATCGTCTGTCCACGCATCCAAACCCCAATCTTCTTCGACATAATACCGTCCACTACGCTTGCCTTTGATATGAACAAGCTGTCCCAATCGCTGCGCTTGCGAATAAGTAAGCGTAGCACGAGCTGTATTTTCCAGAATACCAGAACGCATGTAATACGTGGTTCCGCGCTCCAAATCGGGGCGCACAATCACTGCTGCCCCATTTTTATACCGATAATATCTCGACATTTTTACCTCTTTCTTTCTCTTTATAAAAGTGAACCACACATACATTCATTTAGCGGTTCAAACATTTCATCAACCCAAATACTATCTATACCGCATAGTTTATAAAGGCCGCCAACAATCTTTTCGATGGCGATTTGTTGACCGGCGTACTTTGTCATCCAGTTAAATACTCTATATTCTTGCCCTTCATCTGGGCCACTTAGCATTCTATAGATGTCATTAGCCGAAAGATCGCTGCGCACCCTCACAACGTCACCAGCTTGATACATACACGGTTTACTCATTCGTCTTCCTCATCATTAAACCAGTCAGAAACTCGATCAGACATTTCGTCCATTCTATCTTGGTCAACTTTTACATAGTGCATTGTGACTCGCTGGCTGCTATGCTTAAACTTTTCTTGAAGCATCTCGATCGTTTGCCCAGATGTACCAGCTTTTTCCGCCGTCTGAAGAGCTGCCATTGCATAGGTTTTACGCATTGTATGGGTAGACAGATCAATATCCAACCCACATGCTTCTCCAGCCGCTTTTAAGATGTGATAAAAGCTGCGAACATTCAACGGACCGCCTTTACGACTACGAAACAAATATGTATTCTTCCCGATTTCGAAATCTTGTTCTGCGCGATATTCTTCCAAAGCCTCGACAGCCATTTTGGGAATCTTACACACATTACGTTTTCTAGTTTTTTCTTCGAACAGCTCAACATGTTCCTTCACGCTACCGTCTGCTTCGTACACATCGGATGTTCTAAGACTGAGCAAGTCACCACACCGGATGCCAATACTGCACCCAAATACGAAAATAGCCTTGTTGCGCAGACGGAACTTTGGGTCTCCATTTGTCGCCAAATAGTTGGCCACCTTCCGAAAATCACTTTTAGATCGAATCGGATCAGCAGGGGTTGGTTTAAGGCGGCCATCACTTGTATAGATGCTGTTCGTCGGTTTTTTTCTTTGCTTCTTCTTACGAGCGGCTTCTACAATATCGCGAATCATTTCCTGCAACTCCGATTCGCTCATGGTAATATGCGCTTCAGACGCCGGTTGCTGCGGAAACTGCACTACGCGCTTCTGATATTTTTTAGCAAGCTCTGCCACTTCAAATCACCTCTTGAAAAATCCTCCCATATGAGAACCCATATTCATACTCTTCCTTTTTCGCTGTCTCATTGCACGATCATAGGCGACAGTATTGATACTAAATCCGGAACAATATTCTCTTTCGTACCGTCGCTGCGGGACGAGAACCTGTTCTACGTATTGCAGGCGCTCTGGGCAATGATCATGGCAACCGGGGCACCGCTTTGGAGCAATACACTCACGGCATGGATTCTGCATTTAAATCATTCCTTTTATAATAAACTTTCACAAAAGCACTCGTCTTCTTCGATGAGCTCAAACATTTCATCAGTCCATTCCCAGCCATCTTTATCTTCCTCTACAGTGTAATCGCCAATGAGCTCATTTAGTTCTTTGATATGAACTATTTGACCTCTTAAATTACACATATCTATTGTTGCAGGCTCCCACTGGATATTGGCGCGAGGGCCAGATCTCATAAAATATTCTTTATAATTATCAGTTAAATCACTTCGAACGCGGACAGCCTGACCATTCTTATATCGATACTCCATAATTTACCTCACAATAACGAAGTACAGTAGTATTCATTTCCGACATGATCTTCAAACATTTCATCCGTCCACGCAAAATTATAACCGTCCTCCTCGATCAAATATTGCCCTTCAGTATGTTTTGCAATATGGACAACCGTACCAGCAAATTTTTTCATATCATCTACGACATTATTATAGGAATATGTACCATGCGGGCCTGATTTCATATAATAATCGACATTCATGCGTAGGTCGGCCTTTACAATAACCATATCTCCAATGTTATATAGATAATCCATTACACTACCTCACAACAGAGACTCGCAATAACATTCATCCGTAGCCGGCTCCAGCATTTCGTCCGTCCAATTCCAACCATTCTCTTTTACTGAATATCCCCAACCTTCATCATCAACAACTGAAATCGTGAGGATTTCTCCACGCATTTCCACCATTTCTCTTACGCAGCCATAATAACACTCCCCAGTTTTAGGACCTGACTGCATATGATAATCGATGTTCGTCTCCAAGTCTTTACAAACTTTAACTTTATCGCCGACTTTATATCTGCATTCCATAATATTTTCTCGCTTGATAAATCATTTTCTAAAATCCGAAGCTCCGTTTATCGAGTTGCTATTTGTGATGCCAAAATTTTCGCTTGGGAAAATTTTGTCGGAGCAAATTTCAACTCGACGTAGGATTTCGTTCCAAGGCCAAGCTGCCAGATCGGGGATTGATTGGGCAGCGGCCGCGCTGTGGTATTCTTCTAAACATCCGCCTTAGGCGTAATGCTCGCTCTTTGAACGATATACAAAATGATTTTTACTTTTACTTACTGTTCGGGCGGGACATCGAAATCATCAAACGGCAAGTTCTCACTTTGACCGAAATCAATCTGTTCGCCCATAGATTCTGCAGTATCACATACTTCGTCAATCAGCACATCATTGCCTGCTGCGATCATTGCTTGGTGAATCTTAGGTTCCGCCGCAGCCACAATCGTGTCGCAAAGTTCCGTATCATCTGGATCAATCGACTTGATATTGAATTCCTCGACGATACTTTTGACATCTTCCGGCCCCCAGAAAACCATTGCTCTCCGATCCTGTTCGGCAATAACGACAGTCTCAATGCCGGTCGAATAGTAAATCGTATTCGCCAACTCTTCGAGATCCTTTTGCGAGGTTTTGCCATCACGGCACATCAATTCAACCATAGTTCCTCCTTTATGCTGCAGCGCCCTCTTTGGGACGAAGATCATCCTTAAGCATCGCAATGATATCGACATGAAATTTTTCGTTATAACGATGAACAAGACTATCGATCACTTCCGGCTCGACCATATGGTAGTAATTCAGCTTGCCCATGAACGACTGAAGATCTTCCAACTCCCATGTCTGCCCATGCTTTTTCGCATCAATGTAGTTTTTCATAGCAGAACGGAACATTTTAAGATTTCGCCATCCAACCGTGATCTGATTGTCTTTATTCCACATAACTCCAAGACACCAGTTCTTGCTAGAATGCCGGTTCCCGTAATGCGTCTTCTCTTCGTTCAGAGTAAAGGGGGCATGGAAATAATTCAGCGCATCAATAATGATCCCCTGAATTTCAATCGGATCAAAGTGGTGGTAGCAGCTGATCAGAATGTCATCTGCATATCGGGTATACGTAAATTCTCGATCGATACCGTCCTTTGCCTTGTAGCCATAACAAAGCTTTCGCGTGATCAAATGGTCAAACGGAATCATCATGACATTAGTGAGCCAAGGACTGATTGGTGTTCCCTGAGGAAGCCCGCCATGCAAGAAACACAACTTCAATGCCTTAACCAGTTCGTTGCGCCCCGTTTCATCACGCATGATCAAAGCGAAAGGATAGATCACACTCATCATGCCGAGCAAGAATTCGATGTTTGTACTTGGAAAGAATCCGTGAAAATCGAACTTGACTGCCCAATGATTTTGGTAATTGATTGTTTTCTTGACTCCTGTTTCTTCATTTACCTCTGTCTTATCGTGACCAGCCTGATGTTTGCGGACTGCATCAAGAAAGCAACGTCCCGGCATATAAGCGAATGCATTCGTGTGATAGTCTGCGATCATGAAGCTGCGAAGTAATTCACGGAGTTCGATCAGTGCATCTGACAATTCTTTATCGGGTGCATCAATCGGTCTCCAGCCACCGCTTTTCTTCGGAATCTCAAAGTGCGAATAATGCGCCGGCAAATGGCTTCCTTCAAGCTGCACATACTTCTGATTGAAGTCCGCAAGCTTAGAAATCATTTCGGGGATATTCGTGATAGCTTTCAGCCTCCCAGTCAAATCGTTCCGACAGACTGTGATGGTAGAAGTCGTGCTATTCCCACAATGCAATTCCTCGGCATTTTGAACACCTGCGAGAATTTCATCAAATGTAATCTGTCGTGCTTTAGGAGGATTCCAATATGTAACGTACATGTCTTCTCCTTTTTTAATTCGTTTTATCGTGATCTAAAGGTGTTTGCTTCTGTCGTGATCGGATCTTAAGCCTGCGTTAACCTGCGTTAATCCTCCTGCGATCAGTTCTGCTCTTGGGTGATACATTCTGATTATGCGTGTCTGCGTTCAATTTTCTCTCGCGGATTTGTCGCATCTTTGTCTGCTTCCGTCTACCGCTCAGGATCCGCACCCTCAGGTTCCTCCAGTACAGTTGCCACTTTCTAACAATTCGAAACACTCGGCTTTGCCTGAGTGCATTGTTCTTTCGAACAACTATTCATCACGATTTTTTAACTATTTTTAAGTTATCAGAACGCTACGACTGCGTTATCCAAATTAAACGGATTAACGATAATCTGTTTCTTCAGACCTTTGTCAGACGTAAAGTTGATAAAATTGGCGATTGCTTCACATGCAATCAAGCGAACAGTCGGTGCGCACCCCTGAATGATTCCGCACGCAGAAACATGAGTCGCTGCCTGAGCTTCTTCATGAGTAAACGCCATAGATCTCTGAAGATTTTCAATCTGCTTTCGATCAGACCAATCGGCCGACCAGCACTGAGCTTCCGGGAAACCGGTGCGAATATCGAACACCCCAAGCAGATTGGGATTGTACTTGTTCTTTTCCATGAACTGTTTGCGAATTTCGATGTTATCCACAGCAAGAAACGCATATCCCTTGACGGTCTCCCCCTGCCAACCTTCCGGTTTCAGGATAAGATCCTCCTTCACGTCAGGGTTAATATTGCACAAGATATTTGCCATTGCTTCAACCTTGGAATGAGCGATGTTCGGCTGAAAGAACATCTGGTTTACAATGTTCTTAGACTCAACAAAATCCATGTCATACAGGGTGAACTTCGTGATACCGTAACGAGCCAGCAGCTCGGCCAGCGTAGAACCAACCGAACCGCAGCCGATGATATGAATTCGACCTTTGATGGTGGACGGGTCAAAGATCATTTCGATTTTACTCAGATCCATTATGTATTCCTTTCTCTGTTACTTAGTAGCAATAACAGCTCGAATTCCGATTAGAAGCCAACTCGTCAGGATTATTGTCGTAATACTCCTTCAGGTTAGACTTACCTTTCGGCTGATTGATTTTAGGAGCTGCACCTCCGGTAACAGTTTTCAAACACAGACTCGCAGGTGTTACCTTTTGCTCTGTTTTTGCCGGCACCGTTTGCGTCGAGGAGTTTGTTTTACCAACAAATTCGCCTCCCGCATAAGTCTTCTTAGCCGCTGTTCCGTTAAAGTTGTAGTTGTAACCGCCGTATGTCGTGACCTGTTTCTTAACGAACCCATCTGCTTCTTCGAGAAAGCCTTTCATATCAAGATCACCGATCGTAACCTTGACATCTTCTCCGCTGTAGATAACATTGTCTGCCATATCAACAACACGGACATTAAAACTGCGACTCTTATTCCAGATCATGAAGATGTAATAGTCTTCGGGACCAAGCTGATCGATCATATCCCACTGATTTTGCATATCGACGCTGCTCGGATTAGTTGCCATGTTTACATGACTATGCCCCTGAAAACGAATTGCATTAAACTCTTCATCGTTGTGCGCATAAAGCCAATTGGTATATTCTGATTGATCGGTATTCACCGTTGCTCCGGTAACCGTCTGCGGATAAATCATGATCTTAGTGATCTGGAAATGAGTTTTATCGATGCGATTCACTAAACCATGCCATGCGACCTCGGTATTAAAGTGATCGATAAGGGCGCACATTTCATGATAAGCTTCCAGAGTGAAATTCACTTCCACAGCATCCTTGGACGGCTTAGAGAAATTTTTGCTGAAAGAGAATCGATCGGTCTTAAGAGAGCCAAGTGCAGAGGCTTGACTGTAAAACTCATTAAGAACATCACTGATAAGCTGATCATTCATTTTAATCGGTTGCATAAATCAAACTCCCTTACGCTTTTTTCGCTGCCTTTTCTTTCTTGAGAATTTCAACAACCTCAGCCACGGTATAACGATTACCGTCCTTGTCTTCCAGACATTTCACATCTGTCTTAGAATGGAACATCCAATCCATCAACTTGGTAACAACCGTGGAATCAGTCCAATTGATATAAGAAGAAGACGTCAGAATCGTACTCAAGATGCCAAGATAGTCACGAGAGCGTGCCAGATCGTTCAGGATTCCATGGTAACCACCGTAGCACTGATAACGGTCAATATGTGGCTGCGGAATACGATCCACCATCAAATCGTCCTGACCTTCCATATTTGAATCGCGGCAAGCTTCAACACTGCAATCATCGTGTAATTTCCATTCGCAGTAGACTCGCATATTGAATCGATGTTCTTTCCAGATAGCCAAGAACAAATCTCGGGTTTCCTTCATATCGAACGTGCTTTCGCTGTAAATATAGCTGGACATCTTATCCTGCTTCTCAACGTACTGCTTGAAGATATCCTCGTTGCAGTCATTCAGATAGCAGTTAACACCGAGACAGAGAGAACTTCCAGTCTTCCTCAGAAGAATGATAGATTTGTTCGACGCAAGATAGTCAATCAGTTCCTTTTCATCGTCTTCAGAAGTACAAGCTCGATTTCGAATGGTCAGAAGTTTCATACGCAGGTTTTCCAAATTCGTTTCTGCTTCCTTAACGCGACGATAGCGCTCTTTCACCTCTCGCTGTGCCTGTTCGATATCCTGCTCACCAGCATCGATCAGGCGCTTGAAATCCTGATTGCAGAAACCATTCAAAAGACTCTGAAGCTTCTTCCCATAGAAGTTGTAAGCGTCGTGAATCTTGTCGATTGCTGCATTGAACCCCGCATAATCCTGTTCACTTAGAGCCTTCATGAGACTCGCTTCGTCTTCAGTTAACGGATAGTCCTTAAACGCCCAAGGGAAGATTCGAGGAAGACAACTTGCCGTCATTTGCATCGCACGGATTTTCTTTGTCGCAGGAGCAAACACAATGGTCGCCTGATTCTTCTCGTTCTGATAGCACAGAACTTCGCCATTAGGATCAAGATACAGTGACACATCCTCCAGACGAGTCCATCCGAGCTTCTTATAGGCATCATCAAACTTCTTGATGTCTTTGATATGTGCCACTGCATTCTTGTTCGGAATGAAGAGCATCCACAGACCGATGATTGCATTCTTAAACGGGCCATGGTCACCGCCGTAATATTTCGCGTCGATCTTCGTATTATCGCCCGTGAGGTAAACTTCCTTGTTAGCGATTTGGATCTGCATCTTCCCTTCGATGCCGCTCTTTGCAGTAAACGTCTTTGTACGATCCTCGTTCATTACGGCGCGAGACACAGACACCAAAGTGTTATCTTCAGGGAACGCATTCTTGTAAACGATCGAACCAAAGTATTCGTCATAACCAGACGCACCAAGCTTGGTCAGAATAGGAACGAATTCCATATTACTTCCTCCTTGAAATTCATTTTTATTGCATTTAAAAGCCCAAAATTGGACACATATAAGGCAGACTTTAACCGGCCTGCCAGCGGCTGCAATGCTATTTATCTGTTGTAACCAGAACAGATTTTTATTCGGACTTCATTTGAAATTTCGAACGCGGATTGTTAATTACATAACAACCGCATTGTCCAGCTTCTGAACAACGACAAGGTATGCTTTATCGGTAACGTTCATGTCGGCAAAGGACTTGTCCATGTCGCCGGGCTGCAGGACGCAACCATCCAGAGAAGTCTGACCGGCAGAGTAGTTGACGCCGTTCTCCTCAAGACACTGACGCAGGGTGGTGTCCTCGGTAACCATAACAGTCTTACGGGTGGTGTTGGTACCAACAGTGATGTTCAGCATAATATGTACTCCTTTTTAATTTAAAGAATTTATTGTAGAAACGTCGATTGACGAATCATCTTAAACGAATGCCGGACGTATTGCGCTGGAACATCCGGCGTGAAACCATCCCTTATGGGAACCTGATTAGCTGCGCTTTCATGCGAAGCTCATGCGACACTCTTACTCAGCATCGGCGGTGTTCTCAGGCTGGGCCTCATCCTCGATGGTGATAGCAGCATTCATAGCAGCCTCGTCAGCAGCGATAGAGGTCATGGCCTCAGCGATCTGCTCCTCGATCTTGGTGCAGTTGACGATTGCCAGACCCAGACGATCACGGACCCACTCATTGATGGCGTCAGCAGACTTCAGATCAGCGGGCAGCTCGATGCTCATAGCGGCGACCTTGGGAGTAGTGATAGAATCCTTTGCAAAGCAGATGCCGTTGTTGTTGGCGGAAGTGGAACCACTGACAGCGATGGCACAAACAGGCTCCTTCTCCTTGCCTTCACCCTTGTACAGAACCAGAGCGTCAGGACGGAACTTCTTGACCTTCTTCAGGGTCTCGATGTCGTAAGCGGAAGTGATGAACAGGTTGTTGTACTTAACGATTGCCTTCATAATGTTTTCTCCTTTGTAATAAGAAAATTTGATATGTAAACGAGCCGGATTGCCCGTTATACCGATGTTTTTAATAGCTCTTTCATATCATCCAGAGCCTCGTCCCATGTGTCAGCCGACTGAACGAACTGGCCATTATCCGCTGACACGATTTCATAATGGCCGTCTACATACTTGATGATCATAAAGCTCTCCTTTTCTCAGTTGAATAGTGCTCATGTTGTAACAAAAAATTAAAGCAGCGAAGTGCAATAACACTCTTTCTTGGGCTCAACGAGTGTCCACCAATGATCTCCGAGCCAGTATACCTTACGTACTGGCTCGTCCTCGCCATCCCAATCGAAATCATCGCAGATTTTGACAACAGGAAGCAAGCCATCGAACACGTCTCTTTCGTAAGCGATCACGATGCCTTCCACGCCATTGTTAGGGTCAACCGAATTGTACGGAGATGTTAATTTAACACGGTCTCCAATGTGAAATTTATTTTCTTCTTTCATTGTTTTACCTTATAATAGAGAAAGATCATTTAACAACTTCCTCTTTCGTAATAGTCCAAGTGTGCCTATATCCAGCAGGAACATCTGCAACACGAGCACCCCATTCCCAAATGTATGTGTCGTTAAGACTGTCAGTGTCATCAGATTTGTGCGCCGCCAAGCATTCGTTATATAATTCCAACATTCGCTCCATTGCTTTATCGTGGTTCATATAGACATGCTCAACACCTGCGAACGCCCATTCATCGGGATTTTCAACGCAGTCGTAAAGAACGTAAACTTCCATAGTTCACTCCTCCGTATCGTGAACAGGATTTAATTCCTTGACCTTATCCACGGCATAGTCAATGACATCGGTAACGTACTCAGTGGCGGAATTGATATTGTCCTGCGTAAACATCTTAGCGGCGAGCATCTTATAGCAGGTGTCAGAGTCAGGAATCACACAAACCAAAACCGCGACAACAAAAGTAGCAATTGCAACCTTGATGCAGATTTTTACTTCTTTGGCTACACCTTCCTTTTTAAGGCCATAATCGTCTGCATCGCTAATAGTACACATGAACATAATCACTCCTCCAATCACAAACACAATTAGAATGGTGATTAGTAGTGTTCTGATATTATCTACGATGCCGATCCAGTAAAACACCCACGGACTGATAATGGAATTCATACGGCTGTGCCCTCCTTACTTGAGTCCTTTTAAGATATTTTCTTTTAAGACTTTGCATAAGGAATCAGTGTATGTTTTCTTGGCTTCTTTCGTCATCTTCGTGCTGTTGAGCCAATCGATAGTAGTGGTAATCATGCTGTTTCCAACCACTTCCATCACGTCGCCCTTGTCTTCTCCCGTGTCGAGAGTAACATCAGTCAGTACGCCATTAAGAGGAGTTGTGCTAATAATCACTTTCATAATACATTACCCTTTCGTTTTTTATTGCTGATATTCGAACATGGTGCGGCTAGAGGGACTTGAACCCTCACCCGAAGACCAGATCCTAAATCTGGCGTGTCTGCCTATTCCACCATAGCCGCATATAAATTAGGTACACCTGCACTCCCGATTCTCCAAGCAGGACAACTTCCATTTCGGACCGCTATATCCGAAACATTAGGGCGCAACAAGGAAGTCGTGGCTATTTTATTGATCGTACTTTTACCACCATGTACCTCTTCCCCATTTTGTTAGAGACCTAATGGGCAAAGCTGTCTCGCCTTTCGGCGTGGAGTGACTGACGGGGTACGATCCCGCAACATTCGGATTGGAAATCCGACGCTCTACCAATTGAACTACAGTCACATATAAATCCCAGCGCAACAAATCATACTATTGCATAACCTATTGGCTGGGCCCGGCTTACAAAGCCTTGTTGCTTTCAATACGATATAGACCGAAGCATCATATCAAAAGAGCCGGGAATAACAAGAATGAGGTAAAAGGTCCCTGCTGAATAATTTTACAAAAAGACAGGAACCATGGTACCGCTACTGGGATTCGAACCCAGATGGTATTACTACCGTCGAATCTTAAGTTCGATGTGTCTAGCCTGATTTCACCATAGCGGCATATCAAAGCTGTCTGTCCAGCAGTCAACCGTCTTTCCGATTTGTCACGTCGTTTCCCCAATAGGCTCCCGACTCAATCGAGCCGGTGGTAGCCCCACCCGGATTTGAACCGGGAACAATAAGCAAGGTTTGAACTTGCCGCGTGTGCCAATTTCGCCATGGGGCCATATAAATCTTGGTAGATGTTTTAACCAGTTATAAACTACAAGACTGATTTGGAATCTCACCATTTCTGCCGAGATGGGATTCGAACCCGATTTCGTCTACCAAGATTCTCACATTTTTAGATCTTGTGTTGATCTCAGAACACGGGTTTAACGTCTCCGTCCCGACGTGGTTACTTCATATCGTTCAGTACAGGGACGCTGGTGTCACCGCCGACATAAGTAGGAAGCTTACCATCCCACTTTTCATACATCTGCTGCTGAATCAGCCGGTCAGTCAGAGACTCAGAGATGATTTTATTCGCCTCGGCTTCTGCATTCGCCTTGGAAATCTTGGTCTGATTCTCAATCTCCTGCGCCTCGTCATTGCGCTCGGCCACAAAAGACTTGTTAATAGCAGCCTGAACAGACGCATCGTCGTACTCAATACCATCCTTCATACCGAGGACAGTAATCGTAATACCGCGCTCTGCAAAATACTCAGTCACATCTTTACGGACATACTCCATGATCTCGGCCTTCTTCTCAAGGATCTCATTCATGGTGTACTTGGCGCACTTTTCAACAAAGTCAGCTTCAACACGAGCACGGATTTCAGTATCCATAATCTCGGAGAGCTGCTTGTTGTTGTAGGAATACAGGAACTTGACTGCATCGTTTTCAGTGTAGATCTGAGCAGAGCAGTTCATACCAACAGAGAAACCAATAGACTCCTTGCTTTCGGCAGAGATGGACTGGTTGACAGTGCTGGTGCCGCTATCCTTGCCCTCGGACCATTCACGAGTAACAGGAGTTCTATTGACGACGACCAACATGTTATCCGGAACCCAAGTACCAAGGATGTCAGTCGGCGACAGATGACGCTTCGAGTAAGTAATGTATACCTGCTTGGCTGCCACCTTAGCCTCGGCAAGCATCGCCTCACTCTCAAAGGACGCCTGATTCTCCCCGCCTTCAGAAAGTGAAATCAGAAATGCGGTTTCATGAGGTTCGATTGTATACACCTCTTTCTTGGTACACCCCGTGAAGGTCAGCGCCATCACGATTGCACACGAAACCACGAAAATCTTTTTGAACTTCTTCATTCGTTCCTCCTTTTAATTTTTGAATAGAATATATACCACAGCTCCAATCGCAAGCGACAGAGCTACAGACACCGAAAAAGCCAACTCGCTAATACGGCCGTAAAGAGAACTTATGCTTCCCGTTGCCATTTGAACAAGCGAGATGTGCCGCAGGAGCTTTTCGAAGATGGCATCGAGACTCAAAAATGAAACAGCCGATGCGCAAGATGCCAGCAATAAATCTTTATACTTTTTCATAACTTACAACCTCAGAATCTGGTCTCAGCTTTTTGCAACAAATTGAGTCGTGATGACAAAACTCGCACATTTTATTCATCCTCGATTTCTTTTTCGTCTGTCACATAGGTCGCATCGATTTCTTCATTGTCATCAGGTTCTGTCCCGTACCGATCCCATTCTCTTTCTGCAATATTCTTTGCTTCTTCTTCAGACTCGGCTTCAATCCATTGTGTATACGACTGTCGTGTCCAAACGCTTACAAGGTATCGTTTCAAGAGATCACTCCTTCGCTTCGTACTCCACGATTCGAACCCTTTTATCCATGAAGTACGCATAGCCTTCCAAGTCTTCTTTGCATTTCTTAGCACCTTCAGGCGTTAAAAAGATGTCTTCGATTCCTTCATATCCACCGCCGCCCATCATTACCACATAAACTTTCATAGTTGTTACTCCTTTTCAAAGATATCAGTGTACTTCGTGAACAGCTTACCGTTATGATAGTAGGTGTTGTAGTCGCACTGAGTTACATACCACCAACGCTTCTGATGACCAGCCAACAGAAAATCGTGCAGATGATAGGTTTCCTTATAGTGCTCGTCCACACGCTGCCGGAATGTGAGTTCGTCGATCTCAGAAGAACTCTCCACATAGTCGGCGATTCCGTTGATTTCATCCTCGGTCATATCGTCATCCACAACGAAAACCACACGAACGATTTCACCGCCAACACGATGAATCTTGTCCAGTTCGTCCATACGATGCAGATGATACACAATACGCCTAAACCTATAGAATGGAAACATCATAACTTCAGGATTACTATTTACGTTGAAGTAGCTTGTATGTAACTCCATTTTACGCCATGATTTTCCACACATTTCAAAGAACCCGAACCACCACGCCTGATGCTCCCACCAGTGGAAAAGCGGATCGCCTCCTCCAGAAACAGACACCCAGTTGCAATCGTTGCATTCGTTATGGAGAACATTCCACAGCTGAGCGTAAGAAGAATACTCCCCTGTCGGTGTCATCTTCAGCTTGTTGTTGCGAACAATACATTCGGGACAACTGTAATGGCATCCGAAGTTCGTGATGATACTGAGATATTTATCTTCCATTTTTTGATTACTCCTTAGTAAAAATATCAGCATTGATCCACAGAGCCGGTCGAACACCAGCCGTAAGAGGTTTGTTTGCAGGATGACGAATCTGTACGATTGGAGGCTCAACATCTTCGTCTTTAAGATGGCCAAGTAAGAAACTCCTCCCCTGCCCTTCTCTTACATGTGGCTTAATATACTTGAGATATTTCTTTGCATCATAAGCAGGAAGCGGAGCACAGAGGTCCATGAATTTATCTCCGTTTTCATCCCATTCGGCCATAACGAGATATTTAGTCCCGATTTTGCAGATGAACTTAAGAAACCAATCAATCATGGCTTCGCTCAGTTCGCTCTGCAGATATGTCTTTTCCTTAAAGGTACACATTCCTTGCGGGCCAGCTGCGTAAAGATACAATGTGTTGTCCGAATCGTCCGTATCAAGCACAATGAACTTGACACCTCCGAGTTCGACAAGACTGCCGGGCTTAAACTCATTCGCCTTCATTTTGATTTACCTCTTTTTTGATTTGTTGATATTCGTACACTAATGGTGCGGCGTGAGGGCTTTGAACCCACGACTACTCGGTTATGAGCCAAGTGTTCTGCCAACTGAACTAACGCCACAGAGAGGAGGATTTAACCATGTAACGACATCGGCGAGGAGCAAACGACTTACAAAGTCTGCGCTATACTCAATCGCGTCAGTGGATACAACACATAAGCGAATTGGTCTCTTATGGTGTCCATCCTCAAAGGCTGCCCTTTTCAAATTCACTCTCCGATACTCTGGGCACCGAGCATCTATGCCACTTACGCAGGCAGTGCCATATTCGCCTACTCATAATAGAGCCATGCACATTCACTGTGGCGGGTAGCTACTCCCGTTGCATCATGGTTATTATTTTCGGTCTGAGCGTTATGGGTGTGTCAGAAGGGGAGTATGATCACCCACGGTGGAATTGCGCCACCCCATCTACCGACGTGCTACTCCACGCCGATAGAATCGAACCTAGCTTTGCGGCTTACGCCGCTATGGACCCGGTGGGATTCGAACCCACGTCCAAAACTAATACTCGATTACAATTTTCTTACGCAATAGCCAGCATTTAGAATTTTGAAAAGGAATTCATGCCGCCGACGAAGCAAAACCTAGGGACGTAACGGTTGTTACATCACTCCACCACTCGGTTTTGACGTCCGAGAACGCTAGTGTTTCTTACCGTTTACATCGGGTTCCGGGATTTATTCTTTGAACCGTCAAGCATTTACCTGCCTATCAGGATGCTGTTTTGGGCACGGCATCAAGCCGCGCAACGATAACTGTTGTTGTTAGCGTTTATTTGTTTTTGCCTCGTAAGGTGATGGCCGACCTGCGAATTGTAATTTTTCTTAGCCCTGTCGAAAACCTTTCGGGCTCATATAGAGGGGCCTCCGGGAATCAAACCCAGAAGTAATCGTTGGCCCCATATAAAAGCAGGGTTATCGTACCTGCCGGCATTTTCAGCCACGGCGACTCATGTAAAATGAAAGGAAGCAGCAGCAACAAACAACGAAAGGAGCGAGTCGCTTTATAGCACAGGAGAAAGGAAAAGCCTGTGCAGTGGTCCGAGTGACCCGATTTGAACGGGCGAAATCTCTAAATCCCAAATTTAGCGCGATACCAGCTTCGCCACACCCGGATATATGCCGGTCTTTCCCGGCTGTCAGCCCCAAGGGCTAATGGAGGAAGTAGATAGCTTAGATAGCTGCCGCCACGATCTTTGCAGCCTCCTTAAACACTTTCATATTCTTATCAGAATTTTGGAAGATATCAGGAGTAGACTTGGGCGACTTATTGTGAGAACGTACATACGCTTTACGCATTCGGTCCATCTTTACAGTGCCAATCGTGTCATAGATCTTTGCATAGGTAACCCAATACCCAATCGTCTTATCGCCCAGCTTTTTTGCAATGGGTTCAACGATCGGAAGCGTGATACTCGGCTTGTAGTAATAGTATTTCTTTTTCTTCTCTTTGACCGCCGGTGTTTCAATCGCCGGTGTTTCGATCTCGACTGCGTGAGCCTCGGCCACAACGACCGGTACGGATTCTTCAGCAACGACCTCAGGAGCAGGTTCTACCCTGTGACGAGTAGGAATCATATCAGCAGGGATCATAGGCGGCTTCTTGGTGAGTGCCGACTTAATCCCCTTTCGAACCTCAGCATCATGCTTTTCGTTCTCATATCGATCCTTCATGATCGACATAAAGATCGACTTCCACGTTTCGCTGTCCTCGATAATGTCCAAGCCGCTGAGATTCTTGATGTCGCCATTGTAGCCGACCCGTTCAACATACGCCTTGCGCTCATCTTTGAAATACCAGCCATAGTTGCGGCCGATATAATCATAAGCCTGTTTCAGAACTGCATTCAATGGTAAGCCAGTCATGCGAGCGATGGACTTGCCGAGCTTGTAGATCTCAGTCCGCCATTCGCTGCGCCCTTTGTATGTAGTGCTTTGGATTTCCTTTGCATCGGTTGTGGTGGTGGTTGTGGTCTGCTCAGGCTGCTTCGGCGGCTGACCCGTCGAGTTAAGCTTTCGTTCCAGCTGCTTGCAGACGAACAGCACATTGTCGAGGACGTTGCGATCCTGCTGGCGGGCAGCTTCGAGAGCACCCATCTTAGAATGAATCTCTGTCAACGCCTGAGTCATCTGGTCGAATCGCTCCTGCCGCTTGAGCTCAGCCTGATTGGCTTTCAGCGACACGGTTTCGCCCCGCATCAGAGCGGTAATCACGTCCCAGCAGAAATCAATGAAAGCATTCGCTTTGGGCTGTTTGCTGTAACGACAGATTTCCATGACACCACGCAAACTGTAAATATAAATCTGACGCATCTGCGTGTGGTTTCCGACCTCAACTTTCAAATTGAAAGTCGAGCTCAATGGGTCAAGACGATCTTTGTTACGACGATGAATCAGGGCAAGCGCATCATTGGGGTTCTCATACTCCAGCGCTGCACCAATCTGTTCACGAGTCATCCAGAAATCATCCTGTGCCCTGCTGTGACCTACCTGCGGATTCTCATAGACCTGAATCTCCATGTTACCGAACTGCTTGGTGGTGGCTACTTGCATTACTACATTCGCATTCATTTTTTACCTCATCCTTTTTATTTTTCGGTTGAATAGTGCCCTTGTCTTGCAACAAGTATTACACAAAAACGTTTAGTTGTCAATTGGAAATAATCACCAAAGAACAGCTCTTACTTTTTGTCTACTATTGTGCTATCTATCACAACCTTCCTTATTATAATGTGATTTGTGATCTACGTATCTCAATGTCGAAGTTTGAATTTTCTCCAGATGCATCTTGGGCTCGTCGACCTGCTTGGTTGGGTCTTCGTGGGGCTTCGATGGTCGCTATTGAGTTCCTTTTAGCCCGTTTACAGGCGTGACTGATGTCGATCCTCCTTAAGTCCAACCCTTGGTGCAGGGGGTGCCATCTCTTAACAATTCGATACACTTGGCTTGGCCTAAGTGCGTTGCTATAAACAACTATTCATCACAAATCTATCTCATTTTTCTGCGCCAGAATCATTCGGGCGGACCAGTTTTCAACATTGTTTTTAACTCGCTTTCTTATCTTATTATGGATTTTTGTTTCAAATTGAGATCTAAGTATCTGTAGAGCCTGATGCCTCACCTGCGATCAGCCGGCGACGCGTTCAGCTGGCAGCTTCTGATGAGCTGCGGATGAGCTGCGACCGAATTGGGAATTTGGATTTTGCGCTGTTACGTGGAATTCCGTTTCGCTCGCAGTGCTATGTCCTCCGAGGAGTTCCATTGACATGTGCGTCGACCCTTAAGCGGCAGCCGATGGCCATCTACAGGGCATGGTATCTCGTCTTAACAATGCGGTACATTCGGCTTAGCCTGAATGCGCAAACCTTTCGACTTGCTATTCATCTCAATCTGTTTCACGGCGACTCTGCTGTACTATGCGGAATCGTCGAAGTACATCGTATTCATCTCATTCACCTCCGATTTAAGCCTTGTTGTTTTTCTCTAGTAACAATAATGGGTAAAGGCACCTAACACATCTCAGTGGAGTAATTTCATTACAGAACCTTTATGTGTTGCGCAAACCATTATTGAATAAGTAAGTTTCAGGCTAAGAATCGATTCCAGCGTTATTTCAGCCGTTGGCTTTTGCTTTTCGATACTGTCTGAAGCGTTCCGCCGCCTGTTCGCGCTGCTCTTTCGTATACACACGGGGCGTTCCGAATCGAACCAGCTTGCGCGGCACCGAATACCACTTACACAGGATCAACCCATCTTTCGTGCGGTGGATCTTGGTGAGCTTGTACTCGTCAGGATGCTTCTCACACATGGCATCAAGCTTGCGCCAGTAAACAGGATCGTTGGTGCACACATCGGCTGTCTTATCCAAGGCTCCAATGGTGATGATGGTCTCCTGCTCAGCTCTGGACATCGAAACGCCGCCATGCTCAGGAATGGCTTTCATTATGATTTCTTCCAAGCTTTATCGCTCCTTTTTCTGCTGTGGTTATTCATACCACCACATCGTGACGGCATTGACATAGGCGGTTTGATACTCGACACCGTTGATTTCAATCGCAACGACCTGGTTGCCGTAGGAGCAGGATTCATACTCTCCTTCAACCAACAGTGTGCCATCAGGGTTGTAGATCTTGGCATACTTGACCCGGTGAAGATTTTCGTCCGGCTCAGATTTTCCGCCGCATCCAGTCAGCATCAGAGCAGATGCCAGTACAGCTGCCGCGATAAGTTTTCGGAATCGCATTTAAGCCACCTCCTTATTCGTCATCACCGCCAAAGACAAAACCTGCTGTTTTCCACATCGAAACAACAAATTCATCGTCGCTTCGATCAGTTTTCAAAACCCCGCTCAATCCATATGCGGTGCCAGTGATTTCGAAAACAAACTTACTTCCGTAAATTTTGAACAGATGACCGTCCCTTTTACGTTTGTTGCGGCAGGTCAGGTAATCCGTCCCACGAGTGGTCTTGCCCAGCTGAACCCACTTTGTAGGCACATGGATCTGCAGATAAGATTTCGAGCCGCACACAATCGTGAAATCATCGTGCTGCTGGACCAGCTTGAGGAAATCCTCTGGTTTGAATTCGTGTACGCCAAGATCTAAGTTCACCATAAAACCCTTCCTTCTCTTTTTCTCCCTGATGGTCCTTCTTCCTCTTAACAATCTCCTTTATCTCCTATAACCCTCTTAAACTTAATCATCAATTTTATTTTCGCGTCGTTCGTTCATTGGCGATTTCGTAATTGAGTTCGAGTTCGAAGTAGGAATGAATTATTGTTGCAATTGAAAGAATGAATCAGCGATAAAGTTTTCAACAATTTAGTTCGGAATCTCAGCAACGACCTGAATCATCTTGATCCTATCGTGAACAAAGATTCGCCCCTGAAGTTCATTGAGATTGGACAGCAATACAAGAAGTCGAAACCAGTTGATACTCTGTTCATCAGGTGCCGCATTCAAATCGGCGATCAGACTCTCCACGACCTTGTCGTCAAGAAAATCGAGCTGCGTACATGCTTCGCCAAGTTCGTAGTTATCACCGATTTTTACTTTGGCATCGTATGTAATTTGGATTGATTTCATTTCAATAGGCTCCTTCTATTATACAACTGTCTATATCAGTGTTCAACAACTATCGGGCGTGAATTAGTCGCCATTTGCAGAGCTCTCACACAGAATCGCCGCCGCTTCTTTCAGGACGCAGACTCGTTCAGCTTGGCTTGTACATGTAACATGGTGTTGATAGCAAAGATCTTTAATCTCATTCGCAGCTTCATCCCAGATTCTTAAAGAGGTATTGTTAAGATGACGATCTTGTTGATATTTCGGAATCAAGTAGTCGAGTTCGAACGGGATGTACTTTTTAATCACATCTAGTCCTCCAAGATGATTGATATAACGAATATTGAGTTCGCGGAACGTAAGCCGCTCATCGGTTTCGTTGTCAATATCACAAAAATGAACACCGACTGCTTCATTGAATGTCATCTGGCAAAACCTCCTCTCCTGTTATTCTTCCAGCGTGATATCATCGTGACCAGCATCTTCAAGCGGTTCATCCGATGCTAATGCAATGATTTCATCCATGTTGTTCTCGACCAGATATTTCCAATCTTCCAACCGCTGACTGATAATTGCCGTCGCCTGAGCAATGACTGCGCCCTTCGTAATGCACTTACAATTACACTTCAGAGCCAGAATCAGATCGTCAAATGTGACAGGATCAAGAATCGTATCGCTGGGAATCATGTCCTTACCGAGTTTCCAGTTAGACATCTTACGGGTCTCCTTTCTGCGCCAACGGAACTTATACCTGTGGCGTATTACCACTCATAACGCAAGTATCATTGAATACATCGAATCCGTGCTTATCAATAATACTAAGTAATGCAGCAGTATAATCAGTGCCAAAATTTTCAACCAGACTCATATCAATATCATCTGCTAAATAGTTTTCCTTTGATGTGAATAGCCATTTCTCCTTACTGTTCCAGAGAATATAGTTATTTAATGTCCAACTGCATTTCTGACACATATTAAAATCTCCTGAACTGTACGAACTTGCCATCCTTATAGCAGGGAGAGTAACACTGCGAAATATAGCAGTTGCTCACAAAAGCAGTCACGAAAACAGGTTCTCCCTGAAGGATGATCGCTTCAGGCTCCAATTTTTCGATTTGTTCTATCGCTTGCCATGCCATATCTTTTACTTTGATAGATGCGTCGCTGGGCGCAATTGCGGGCAGATTATAATCGTGCAGCACACCATCTGTACAGAGTTTGCGAGCTGCTTCGAGTTGCTCCAGCGACCACTGAGCCACGGAGAGCTCAGTCATATTCAAAACCATACTGCGGGTCTCCTTTCATTTCATAAAGCCGAATTCGAAAACAGTATCTGAATAATCAGTGGTGACACTTGCCTCTACCCATGCTGTTCCGACATTTTTCTCGTTCTTGATAAAAAACTTTTCCCCACCAAGAGAGAAATGAAACGATGAATCTTTGCGCCCATCATCGATGTATAGATATTGGACTTTTGTTGCGCTTGAAAGCATTCGTGCCTTACTAGTTTTACAGTTGATAAGCATTGTGCAATATTCGTTGATATCGTATTTAACGGTCGCACGCTTGAAACTTTTGATATAATCAAGAAACTGCCGCGGAGTAAGTTCTTTCGTTTCGCCCATACTGCTGTGAGCTCCTTTCATTCCATTTCGATCGTGACACTATTGTACCATGGTGTTCGATACATTACATCAGCTTCCCACATTTTGGCACAATCGTAACTAGCGAATGCACGGTGGACCACTTTGAGCGGGATTTTACCATTGTTGTCGGCGTAGAATGTAATCTTGTAATTCTGGAGCCGATAGCCAGCGTCTGCATAATCAGTCATAGTACGGGTTCTCCTTCTAATACCATTACTTCACTTCTTTTGATTCGATCTGGATATAGTGTTCGAATTCATCGCCGTCCAAGTTTTTCCAACAATAACGAAGATTGCCGCCATCAGCATCAAATCCGACGTCATAGCACTCCGGATCTGTACTCACCGATTTTGCCATCTCACTCAGCATTTTCATTGCACGCTTGCGATTGCTATAAACATCCCCATTGTAACGATTGAACATCACCCACGACTGGCCTTTGACTCGCTTGGAATAGGAATTATCTAAAATATGTACCATCATTGTTACAACTTCCTTCTTTTCATCCGCTGCGTTCTCTGTGAATTATACATAGCGACGCTCATACCATATAGAAGTAAGAATGCTTGATTTCTGGGGCATATTTGTACTGAGCGACACACTCCAACCCAATGATATGTTTGTTGCCTTGTAGAAGCGCCTTCTGACCCGGCGACAAGATACAGTCAAGCAGAACCCGCATTGCCGGCTGACCACCCTTCAAGATAACATCCTGATACTCGATCACATGGCTTTTGATCCTTGGCGGAAGGGATTCAATCAGTTTCGCGGTGTTCATAGTTGTTGTGCTCCTTTCTGATTTTGTCCCGAATATGATACAATTTTCAGGACATTATTATGTAGTGGCAGTGGTTACATCTTCCTCGGTACCACCAGTCGCCCGACATGTGTCAGACAGAATACGAGCCCGATTTTATACGGGACCGTTAGACATATTTTCTAATCAATGTATTTTTTAAGATATATTTTCGACGTTAGAACAGCTTGTATCGCCATCCCATGAAAATTCGCTCAGTGGAGTAAGACGCGACTCTTGCACCAAAGGCCACCCCTAACGGACGGCAACTGATTTTACAATTCAAGCTATAAACCCTCCTTTCGTTTAATTTCGCTCACTTCAAGTAACACCCTATAATTTACTTTCGTCAGTGATTTATCAACGTGGCCTTTGTATCAAAATCAAATCGGATTTCATTATAGCGGTGGAGCGCCTGCTTCTTTACGCCGCTGCGTTCTGGGCTTGGGACCAGCACGGATTTCTGCAGTCTCCGTGGCCGCATTACACTCCGGCAGCACAGCTGTTGCACCACCGGAGCGCCCTCTGCGAATACTTTGTTTTATATTTCGTTTTGGATTACTACGCCTGCTAGATCAACCTTGTGCTACGGTGTCATCAGGATGTGCACCATCAGGTTTTGCACCGTCGGGCTTCTTCGAAATCGGCATCTTGAATCGTACCAAAATAGCAGCCGGACGGGCATCGGGAATCTGACTGGTGCGGACCTTGTAAAGCTCCCGGTCTTTCATCTTCTTCACCAGCTCCCGCGTTGCTTCCTTGGACAGCGGCTCGACTGCGGGCTTCTGCTCCACCTTGGTGATGGTGGCATCGAAATTCGCAACACGGAAACAGCCCTGCTTGTGAGTCTGAAGACGCGGAATATTAACCGGTTCCAGATAATCCATATTCAGATTCAACCGGTGCACCTCTTTCTCGGTGAACAGTTCATCTGCGATATAGATCGACCACTTCTCTTCGCGGTCCCGCTTCTTTCCCAAAAACATAGGCTGATTGTTTGCTTCGCGCTTAGTACGATAGTACAACATTTTTCTTTACCTCTTTTTACTGTGTTTATTGTGTTTCAAGACGCCATTCAGCGCCAACGACTAAAATAAAATCGCAACGAGAACCGAAGCTCCCACTGCGATCAAAACAAAATCACGAATCATTTCGACAGTCTCCTCGCCAGTGGTTTCGTTGAACCACTCTGCAACAGTGTCTACGATTCGATTGTATTTACGGAAACAACCCAATTGATATAGGCCACATCCGATCTGACATGCTGCACCAGTAACCAGCAGTAAGCCGGCCACGATCCAGACGATAGGATGATTACTCATGTATGTATTAGTTCCAATGCTTCGCCTTCGGCTCGTAGTGAACACCGGCCTCAGCAAGTGCATCTTTATAGATGGCAACCAGCTCGGTATCACCAAACATAATGGCAACCTCTAATGCAGATTCAATTGCGATGATTGCCATGGAACATAACCTCCTTTCTATGTGTGTTTACAGATGTATCTTACGCAGCGGCACTTATACCCGAACAAATTCATCCAGATAGTAACGAACACCACCCATGATGAAGTACATTCGATCTCGTGCCGTGGTATAGGTCTTGTAGAAACCACGATATTTGCGTTTGTTGCCATTGTTAGTCGCGATTTCAACCTTGTCATCTACGTCGCAATTAACACCAAGCAATTCAATTCCACCCCAATTGCTGATGGAATACACGGCGATCGGTCTCTTTTCGGGTGGGAATACAGATGTGCATCGACTCATTGTAGCCACTCCTTGCTTACTCGGCGGATTACAGCTTGCCGCTCATAATACCCATCACGGGAACACGCTGGCCTTCACCCTGCTCATACACATGGGCTTCGATTGCGTTGCGATTGTGAACTTCTCGCTTGGCGACCTCAAAGTTCTTCTCAGCCTCGGCGTAACTCTTGCAAGGATACTCCATTTCGCCCATAGGATTATCCCATTTGACGACGAGAACGTAAGGCGCTTCTTTGATGGCCTGCTTCATGCGCTGTGTCCCAGCGGCCTTCTGGGCCTCGGCGGACTGCTCCTTGGCGACGATTTTCTCGGCCAGATCCCTCAGCTCTGCAATCACATCGACATTCAGACACTGCTTGGTTTCTTCGGCGCGAATCATCTCGGCGATTGCATTCACATCCGCCTTTGCTTCATCAGCCATCTTACGAGCCAGACTTTCAGCGCGGCGACCTGCATACTGAGTGGCAATATTGTCATAGCGCCACCACTTGTCGATAGCGGAATCGTAGGCGTATCTGAGCAGTTTCATGTTATCCATTTTGTTTTACCTCTCTTTTTGTTTTATAAATTGGCAGCAAATGCCATTTCAATCTTCCTCGGCGGCGCTTTCACAGTCGCACCACAAAACGTCTTCGATGATGTCATTCGTGATATCGGCCGGAGTTCCGTTTACATTCATAATAAGAGTTACACGCTGATTTTCGTGCGGGGTTTCTTCCCATGATGCATAGGAATACTGCCAGAGATCGCCATTGGAATCTTCAACTTCAATCACCTGGATGCCGCTGGGGAAAACGACCACGTTAAAAACATAGCCGCTCATGATGTAACGGCCATTTGCGTTTGCGTGAAGTGCGGGGTGGTCAATTGCGGCGGTGGCCTTAACGCTTGCGGCTCCCATGCAGAGAACACAAATCAGGGCAGCGATGGTTTTCATAAATGTTTTCATAACGATGTATCACGTTCCTTTCTACATGTACTATTGTGCTTAGATATACAATGTGCACCAGTATGTCATTCCGTCCGCTGGGTCAATATAGTATCCCACACCAATTTTAGAATAATTAGCATAGAGAATATTTTCACGATGAGACGGCGAATTCATCCATGCATAATGGACGGCTTCGGCGGTGGTCTGTCCCCCGGCAATGTTTTCACCCCAAACTTCGTAGACGATTTTATTGTCGTCAAGGACAGTGGAGCACATGCGGCCATCCGGTCGGGTGTGACTAGGCACCACTGCGATCTCTTTTGCACGTTGCTGAGCCGCAGCGCAAAGGCTTTCATCCAATTCGACTGGCAGGACCCCAGCTTCGATTCGCTCGGAATTGGTCAACACTGCAACTGCTTGTGCTTGTTCTTGCGGGGTGGGCTCGGCTGCGCTTGTGGGCAGTGCGAAGATAAGAATCATGCCGACGACACCAAGAATCGTGACAATCATGCCTTTTAATGACTGCTGCGTTCTCATCTGCGAAACACCTCCATTACAGCGATTTCGAATGCGATAGTCAGGGCGATACCAATAATGATACCGAAAATGAAAATCGTTTGGTTACTGAAGTAATCCATACCATGCGTTCTCCTTTCCATTAGCACCATGTGGGTGTTGCGCACCGTTCACATGCACGCTGGGATTCAAACCAGCGCTCACACGCTTCACGGTCTTTCAAAGGGAAACGGTCAATGACGGTTCCGTCTTTCGCGTGGATTTCGATACCAATATGGCCATCAGTATCGAGGAGGTACTGCTCAGCGTACCAATCGCCAATATCCATTTCCATATCGCTGTGCTCCTTTCGTCATGCCCAGCACTTGGCAGGGCTTTCGTAATGGATGCCCGCCTCTTCTAAGACTTCGGTGTAAATTTCCGCCAGTTCTTTGTCACCAAACATAATTGCGACATCGAGAGCGGACTCGATTGCGATGATTGCCATGACGTCACACCTCACTAACGGTTTCAATTTTATCCGCCATGCTTGCAAGAGCTTCCATTCGATCTTTGTAAGACTGAATCAGCTCTTTCCAGTTAGCAGGCAGATTATCGGCACACAGGTAGCACTTCTCACGCTTCCAGTTGTACCAATCGAGTCTGACACCGAACTCTGACAAATCGAGGCAGTCACCGAACAAGCTGGTGGAAATCTTGCCGTCAAAGAAAAGGTTGCTCCACGAATTGACTACATAGGTGCGAAAGTTCTCATGGAAAACTTTGTTCCAGTTGCTTGCATCGTAAATGATGTAAGCGGTCAGGGGCTTTGCGTTGATACTCGCGGTGCGGTTGTACTCACGGAACAGGGTTACTATGTCGCCCCACTCCATCGGGATTGCATTTTCGATTGCGTTCATACTGCTATGGGTCCTTTCTTGTGTGTACGCTATTGCGTTGGTCACGGTTTCGTCTGCCCTGGTACCGTGAATCGCCCAGTATCGCCCCTTGCGGAGCAGAGAAAAGAGGTAAAAAGAAAACGCCAACACTTGCATCTTGAGGACGCACTTGCTGACGTTGGGGTTGGTTATTAAATTAGGGCGGTTTTATGTCATGCCCTAGGACGCGAAGCATCAAAGCTCGTCGATTTCGACTCGAACAGCGGTCTGATTTTCACCATAATTTAATTTCATGGCGTATAAAGTTAAATCACGAAACTCTTCTGCTTCTTTTTTCGTAGCAAAATCGGTTGTCGTTAAGACTTTCGGTTCGTCTCTAAGACAACTGATAGTTTTAACTACGAATTTATTTTCAGCCATTGAATTTACCTCCTATGCTGGAATGAAGTAGAACTAGCTCTAATTATATAGAGTAGCGGAAGTAAATTCAAGACAGAAATCAATTAACGCTTTCCAGATTTTACAGGAAATTGAGGCTCAAGGGGGCGGTATCCTTCGGTTGTATTGCCATCCATGTACTGAGCCATCTTATTATCCATAAAACGAATTCGACCATTCACATCAATCTGGCCGCCGTAGGTTTCTTGGCTTGCAATCTGATATTCTTTCGAGAGAACAATTGGTGAATTACCGGCACTACGACCGATTCCTTTACCTTTGAATCGACGAATACAAGCTTTGCAATTATCAGAAAACGCACGGTTATACATTGCATTTTTACAACGCTTTGCGGAATCAGCCTGTTTTTCAGACTTTGATTTAATTTTCCAAACCTGAATTCGATTCCGATGAATCGCTTCAAAAAGAAACGCACTAATTTTAGTGGGACAAATTCGCACCCACTTAGAACCATCGTTTAGGATCACCATGGACGGATACGTTCCACGAGCAGTTGCACGGGCTTCTGTGATGAAATGAACACCATCAAACGAACCATAAAGCTCACCGATGTTCACATAATTGCCGCAGAACATGGTTTCCGCACGAGCTTGTATGACCCATGCGTCTGCATTTCGATAGTTAGTTTTCATGACATGTTTACCTCTCTTTTCTTTCGGACTCTTAGTTCAAAGCTCCTGCGCCACGTCAAGGCGTTCCGATTGCAGGAGTGAGCAGTTTAACGTCATACCCAGGACACTAGTTATTATTTTTGATTTCATACTCGGCGGGGCTCCTTTCAGCAATTGAATTTGTTTTCAATCATGTACATCCATTCTTCCGATGGGCTTAGGATAAATCCTTTGATAGAAACCGGGTCAGTTCTACCGTCTGTGCCTAGCAAATAGCACTCTGGAACGCTTCGTGGAATCAAATCGCTATGAAAGCAATATTCGAGGTTCCCACTGTTGAAATGGTAGACAAGTGCTACTTCCCAGATTCTTTCTCTTTGCTCGGCAGGAAGAACAGATAGCGCGTTCATGAGCATTCCCTTAACCCATTTTCTTGACTGGAATTGCTCATACAGGTCGCTTGCATCTATGTACATTTTCATGTCCAATTTCCATTTCTCACAAAATGATTTCGTGTCCCAGAACAGCCGCACGAACAACACGCCCATTGTGATACAAACGAACTTCGTCATAGAACGGGCAATCGTACCATTTTTTAGAAACACTTCTTTCGAAACGCTTCGTTGCATACTGTTCATCGTCAGTTCTGAAAGAGCAAGTAGGAATGTCGGCATGAGTAACTACAATCCACTCTTTCGCCATGGGCAAAACGACAGGTTCATCGTACTCTTTGACGCCACGAACGGCGGCACTTGCACGAGCAATACCACCAACTTTAGGTTTGCGCTCAGGGTCAGAGATTTTGAGTGCATCGCGAGCCTGTTTATCGGCCCATGCACGTTTTCTTGCTAACTCTTCTTTCTCGGCTCTTGCCTTGGCTTCTTCGGGAGAGAGCATCCAGTCGGGGAGTTCACCATACAGCACTTCTTTGGTCTCTGCGTTGAGAACGGCGCTCACTAATTGGGTCTGCCCACATGCTTGGAATGCCGTCTTGATGTCAGTAGTGTCCAGAGTCCCGACCTCATCAAATACGATAGTAAACAGCATAACGATACCTCTTTTCTGAGTGTCTACAATGCGCCACACTCTTGAGCGCTACGCCCCATTGCGGAGCTGGAAAGGGGCCGCTTTGAACGGTGCGACCCCGAAAGGGTATCCGATTACTGTGTGGTTACTGCTTATCTTCGGCAGTCTTGGTCTCTTCGGCCTTATTGGTGCGGCCATACAGAGCGTCCAGAATAGCCTGTTTCTCTTCCTGAGTTGCGTGAGACTTATTGACGAGAGTGACGACTGCCACAATGTCGATGCTGTGAGCTTCGTAGTCAGCTACTTTCTTCTCCAGCTGTGCAATCTTGTCGTCTTTTGCCTTGGCTTCGTCGGCGGCTTTCTGCTCTTCGGCGGCCTTATCAGCGGCTTTCTTTTCGTTGGCGGCTTTGGTGTCAGCGGCCTTTTTTGCCTTAGCGTCATTTGCGGCCTTGCGTGCCTTTTTGAAGTCGGCGGCGCTGATACGGGCAAGGGGCTGTCCATTCAGAATGCGGGCAGTCTCAAAGATGAGATACTTCAAGAAGCAGTCCGAAATCTTGCTTGCGTCACCATTGGCGTCCGCTCTTGCATCTGCGGACACTTCGCCCATGAGTACGAGGTCGGGGACGGTTACGCTGTACAGGGGGCGGCGCTTGCCGTTTTTCTTGTTAGGGTCACGACTGCCCAGACCATAGAACCACGCGGCCATGGACTTGCGTGCTTTATCTTCGGCGGCTTTGAGGGCGGGGATATCTTCTTCAGCGGTGCCCTTAGCTTCGCGAAGCATCACCATAGCGGCAATGTCAGAATATACTGCATCGGAGATCTTCTTGATGCCCTCGACAGTGGTTGCGGAAACCTTGAAGTCTTCCAAGGACTTCTTGGTGATTGCGGACACTTCTTGCTCAGGGTCGGCGATTGCGATGATAAGGGAAGCCAGCTCAGTTGTCTTGATGTTCTTAGCGTTAGTCATAATTTTTTACCTCTCTTGTTTATGTGTTGCTCAGCGTGGCCGTGTTGCCACACTTGACGCGGCACAAACTTGCGCTTGCACCGTCTCAAGTGCTCACAAGCTTTTTACACTTGTGAACACTGAAAAACTTTGCTTTTGTGTCCCAAAGAGGTAGTTTCAAGCCTTTTTTGGGACAAAAGTGACAACTTGCACCGCGTGTCTCGACACTTGCGATTGCACGTCCACCGCTAAAGGGTATAGCTAGGACTTTTGTGCAACGGCTACTTGTGAACGCTGTCACCGTGCGCTTTACTGAGGCGCACCTATAGCTTATTTATCCAGTCGGCTATAGTCGGCAAGGTATATACTATCTCCACAAAAGGCGCTTGAATGGCACCGGGTCAAGAGCTTCGAAAGTTTTAATGCCCGGCATTGTCCCACGCCTAAGAGTGGCCGTTCTACCTGTTCAAATTTTCAAAGTTCAGCCGGTTCAGGCGTTACACAACGTTCCTACTACGACGCCCATTGAAGCACGTTCCGTTCCGGTGTTTCCGTGTTCCCTTGGAGTGACTACAGTATAGACCCATCAGAATATTTTAGCAAACAATAATACATAGCCGATTCTCCCTTTATATATAAAAAGGTATAATCAAAAAACAACGATAAACAAACGGTTCGCAAATACTCGAATAACACCTAATAGCGGAAGGTACGATTCGCCGAAAATCCGCATGGTTCCTAGATTTTTCAGGCCATACCGGGGGGATGTTAAAAATTGGAAGAGGGGTCAAGTTTGGGCTGTGCGTACCAGTTATTCCATCTCCCCAGCCCGTCTAAAACCATCCGAATTGCTATGTTGTGCTTTCCTTTCTAATACGTCATGTTGCAACAAATATTCATGTTCTAAAACACCAACATCACACTCGAATCACCCACAATTTGCACAACCAAACAACATCATGTAAGCCCACTTTCAGACCACCTAAAACGCCCCGGAGCTTGATCCGGTAAATAACGAATTATCGTCATATTTAACGTGCTGTTTTTCGCCGTGTAGCAACACATTTTCACTATTTTCCTGCTTATATACACATCAAAAACGTCATCAAAATCACTTTATTTTGTTAATTTTGAACAATTTTGACGTTATTTTTATCATTTTCCCATTATTTTCTCTTTATTTTGCTAAGAATCACGTCAAAAATTTTTATTCCGGCATTTTAAACAAAACTATTGCTATTGGTGCACCGCTGGTGTATAATAAGGTATAAAGGAAAAGCCCGCAGTCTGCGAGCCGATATTTTTACCGCTACAAAGGTACTATTCAACTGAGAAACAAAGGAGGACCACCTATCAATGAACTTCTATGACACCTCCGCACTGCTTGATCTAGGTACTGCCGTTTTTGAGCCTACAGCATTGCCTTTTCTGATCGCGGATATGACGCTACATGAACTCGAAGATATTAAGACAAGTGGCAAGAAGAGCGAAGAGATTCGTTACAAAGCCCGCACTGTCACCCGTCTGCTGGCCGAACACCACGACGATGGCAGTTTTCAGGTAGTAGCCGTCCCCATGTCTTCCCTATTCTACATTCTTGATGGTAAGCCGATCAGCGATAACAACGACGCGACGATCATGGCAACTGCCCGCTGGTATCTGGATGAGATGAAGCGCAATCTGAATGACGCGATTGAAGCCAACCTCCAAGAAGCACAGCGACATATCCAAGACAACATTGATTCTTTTAAGTTCGTCACCAGCGACCTGAGCTGCGCCAATATTGCCAGCGGCATTCTTGAGCTCCCCATCGAGTTCACCTATCCCGACGCAGCAACAAGCGCCCGCAATGACTATACTGGCTAGACTGAAGTTGCTCTTGATGAGGGCGGCGAGGAAGCTATGGCGATGGCGTACCAGACCCACGATGAAGGTTATACATATCAGAACCTATTTAATACTCCAATAAATAGCTATCTGATTGTTCGTGATCTAAATACAGCAGATGACGACATGCCGGCAGGCAATGCAGTAGGCTGGCTGCGATGGAATGGCAAGAAATATGTACCACTCAAATACAAAAAGATCAGTAATCGCTTCACTGGCGACGTAAAACCGCTCAACGACCAACAGAAGCTCGCCTTTGATATGCTGCAGAACGACGACATTACTGTTAAGATGCTGGCTGGCACATTCGGCAGCGGTAAGACAATGCTCATGGTGTCCTCTGCTATTGATATGATCGAGAAGCACAAGGTCGAGAAGCTAATCTGGATTCGCAATAACATCGAAGTCAAGAATACCAAGGAACTGGGCGCACTACCCGGCACTCTGCTAGAGAAGCTCGGCGCGGCATCATTCGCTGGCCCTCTGGCTGATCACTTGGGCGGTGAGGCTGGTTTGGAATACTGGATCAATAATGGGCAGGTAGAAGTAGCTCACCTTGGATTTATTCGTGGCCGCGACTACAAGAACGCAATTATTATGGTGTCAGAAGCTGAGAATCTAACCAAAGAGCATGTACAGCTGCTACTCGGCCGTGTTGGTGAGGGATCTATGTTATGGCTTGATGGTGATCTGAAGCAGACTGACGAGGCCGTGTTTGAAAATAACAGCGGTATGCGTAAGGCAATTCAGTGTCTGGCTGGCAACCCGCACTTTGGATATGTCTACCTGAACAAGACAGAACGCAGCGAGACCGCACAACTGGCTGACCTGTTAGACTAAGGAGCACAGCAGAATGATAAAAGCAAGAATAGACGGCTTACGACCAATGGATTACATCTCTCCTACTGGCGACTGGAACTATGAAGCGATTGACGGTTTAGCGAAAGCTTTATATGACCGTTACAAAGAAGCGGAATTCGAACAGGTAGTGGAGTTATTTAAAAAATACATGGGAGAGCAGGTATGACCGAGATTATTTTATCCGTCCAGAATGACGAACCAGTGGTGTCTAGCCGCCAGATCGCCGAGAACTTTGAAAAGCGTCACGATCATGTTATGCGGGACATTGATACGATCAAAAAAGATGTCCCCAATTTTGGGGAGATGTTCTTCGAAACCATTGCTCCTGACAGATACGGCAGAGGGCAGAGGACTTACCTGATGAATCAGGATGGATTCAGTTTGCTGGTGATGGGCTTTACCGGTAAGGCGGCGCTGGCGTGGAAGCTGAAGTACATCCAAGCATTCAACGAGATGAAGAAGAAGCTAATTCAGCCGAAGCAGTTATCAAAAACTGAAATTTTATCTCAGGCGCTTTTGATTGCTCACGAAGAACTTGAAGAAAGCAAAAAGCAGGTTACAGCTTTAGCCGCAATGAACGCAGAACTCACTCCAAAGGCAGAATTCGCAGACGCGATTACAGCATCCAATGCGACCATTCTTATTGGTAGCCTCGCTACATTGTTAAAACAGAACGGATGCGACATTGGGCAGAATCGCTTGTTTAGATATCTGCGCGAGAACGGTTACCTCATTTCACAGAAGGGCGACCGCTATAACACGCCGACGCAGCGAGCTATGGATATGGGGCTATTTGAGGTTGACACTTCCCTATTCACCACACCGTATGGCAACGCGAAAATCTCATACACAACACGGGTCACACCGAAGGGCCAGCAATATTTCATTGACAAGTTCGTAAAAGAGCGCGGCGCAAACCTGATGATACCAGAAGCCGTGTGAGTAACAAAGGGTGCAGTATATGACAATCGATAAAGTGATGAACAATCTCTATGATGCTCTAAGCAAAAATCAAGATACTATCTGGTTCGATTATCAAGGATTCCGCTGGGAGCTTGGTCATGACCTATCTTTTCATCCACGACATATACTTCATCCAGGAAATTGCTCTGAAGATCGACGTGTAGCTCAATACAGTTGTCCAATCCCCTACTATCCAGAATCAGAAAACGAATATATATGCGAGAGCTTATTATGATAGACAGAATAGATAATTTGATTAACAAATATAGAGCCTTAGAAAACGCGGCTGGCACTGGACTCCACAAGAAAGAGAATCAAGTCAAGACATTTGTATATGGAGCGCAATATAATAACTTAAAAATATTTTTTGAAGGAGAAGAAACAATGCGCGTTTTATTCGTAAGGCCATCGATCTATGACACAGTATGCGATTGGTACGAACGCATGGCAGATATACAAAACAACCGTAAAACAACCGTGATTTGCAAATCATCTGAAGAATTCAATCAGCTATTTGATCCTCAAAAATTCGGGGCATCTTATACAACATTTTATTTCGACGACATGTTGAGCCTTGGCGAGGTTTTTGATTTATTCAGAAATCTTATTCCGTTGTATGGAGATGTTAATACGCGATACATTTCAGAAAACAAAATGCGCAGAATCTCTATTAGCTATCTGATGAACAACAATAGATTTGATGTTTTCCAGAGTTTTTCTATCGATCCAGATTGTTTGGAAGATGTGATCAAGAAAACGTTGGCAGAGTATAACGGTGAGTGTGTCTGCTATTCGCTATTGTGAGGAGTGACGAAACATGGAAAGAATACTAGCGCCACGAGGCGGCGGACGTACATATGCGATCTGTGAATATGCCGTCAAGAACAACTGTAATATTTTGGTGCCGATGGGCGGGACAGCTATATTATGTGCACAGGACTATATCAAGGAAATCGCAAGGAATCTTGATATTCAATATTATGGGTATAGGGTTGATCATCAATGCCTTATAGTAGATTTACAAAGCAGAGATCGTGGAGAGTACAGTATTTACGTGATGACAACTACTTGCCTTTCCGATAATTATCGTAGATTGCACTTAGAAGATAAGCCACTTGTCGTCGATGATATTGACCGATGTTTTAAATTCATGTGTTTTCCGAATGTACGAATCGATGCTTGTTCTTTGATGACATATGACCCGAGTGAGGTTGCGTTTACAACGCCAACTACGCCTCAAAAAGTGCAGCGGGATGAATGCGTGTGTAACAGCTTGATATAACAGAGGTGCAAACAATGGATAAATTTGATACGCTGCATGATGATCGCACGCTGCGATGGAGTTGTATAGAACTAGACGATAACTGCAACAGTGGCGAGTTTACTTTTGACTATACGAAAGATGGATTCACATAGACTCTGCCAAGCGATAAACCACTGCGGATCACAAACGAGATTGTGTCTTACATTGATACAAATGGTATCCAGCACAAAGTTCAAGCAAAAGTAAGATATTACGGAATGGGACACGATCCGATGTGGACGGTTGCAATTCCTGATGTTGTTGAGACAGAAAACGAATGCGTTTGTGAATCGCTTTTATGAGGTGCAAAATGGGAAATCAATTATTGATACCAAATGATAAAGTATATATAGTGCCATCAGATTAGAAGCAGCCTGTAAAAATCGAATTTGAAAACGGATCAGTCATAGAATCTGCGGATTACAAATCGTATCGCAGTAATAGAGTCGATATGTTGCCTGATTATAATTGGTTGGGCATTGATGAAGAATTAAGAAGCTTCATTGAAGACTATGTATCAAAAAATTTTCCAAAAGAAGAATACAGTGTATCTATTCACAATGAGTGTTACTGTGAGAGTCTATTATGAAAAAATACATCAGTGAAGAAGTACAACAACAAGCAGCCCTACAATTACATATCGAAATCGAAAATGATTGTAAAATAGAATTTGATAATTTCAGATTTCAAATAAACGAAGAAGATATGACGGTTCACCTCTATGGAGAGCCAGATGAAACGTTTGTAGTCAAAAGGAAAGTAAGAATTTTCTTATTAAATAACGGATTTGAATTCGAAATTGCTGGGCCTTATGCTGAACAGATGTACAGACGATATCTTAAACTGATAAATGGAGATATCAATACAAATAGTGAATGTTATTGTGAAAGTCTATTATAAAGAAGGTGAAAATATTGGATGAACAAGAGCTAACTGTAAGAGTTTCGGAAATAGATAATCGTTTAGATGCCGTATATAACGCCGCAACTCATGCTTATATGCGAGCCAATGAAGCTAATGCCACATCTAAAATTGCAATAAACAACATGGAAAATGTAAGAGTAACAGCCGTTTCGTACCAGTCTATAATCGACCGGCTACAAGCTCGGATCGCAGAACTTGAACATAAAATGAAAATGATAACAGGACCATGTTATTGTGAGTCGCTGTTATAAGGAGGAACTATATGAAAGAAGAAGCATTTTCAAAGCAAGATATTTATAATATTGGATTTTCCGTAGTTGACGCTGTACGAGACTACGATGTGACTTTTGAAGATATTATCGATGCGATTCAGGTTTATGCAGAGTGGCAGGAATTGATTGGTAATGCGTCACTCTACGATACACTGTGGATGGATGACGGTACACCTATGTCCCCTTCTCTGACACGATACTTGTATCACACATTATATTGCCTTGATGACAACTATTACGACAACGAGGAGGAGAGCGACGATGAGTGATCGCAAGCGTGACAAAATTTCTAAGAGTACATATATGAGACAAGCTCGTAAGCAGCGTATGATTGAAAATCAATTTATGCACGAGGTTGAAAAAGCGCAGGAAAGCGATGAGCGGCAGAAACAGTCTGAGCGACGGAAGCGGCGCACAATGTGGGATGATGATGAAGATTAAGGAGGGCAAAGCATTATGGATAAAGACCCGAAAAAGCCACAAGATCAGGAGGAGGATATCCAGAATGTTTCGTTGGCTGAGTATACTCCACTAACTGTTCTAATCTCTGGTATTGCGAACTCTGACAGTGTGTTTAGCGTGATTTTCCATATTACACAGGCAATCGTTGTGTTCTATTTATTCTACCAGATTGTAGGCAAGGTAGTATTTACCGCGTTGGTAGCGACTCCGTTGCTTGTGGCCATTTTCTACAATTGTTGCCAGGCGTATGACATCATTTCAAGCGGGCAATATGATGACTGGAATGACGGTGATGACGAAGATTCACACTTTGGCGACCATTGGAATAATCTTACTGGAGGAAAGAAATAATGAAATTCGTTGATTTAACAGGAAAAAAATTCGGGAAATTAACTGTATTAAATCAAGAGGAGGATTACATCCAAGCTAATGGCCGTCACAGATCTAGGTAGAAATGTATTTGTGAATGCGGAAACGAATGCATTGTTGATGGAGACGCACTTAGAACCGGAAACACAAAGAGCTGTGGATGTTTAAAGCATCGGAAATTGGCAAAAGATCTTATAGGACAACGTTTTGGTAAATTAACTGTGGTTGGTCGTTCGTCAAAATATCTTAATCAAAAAGTTTATTGGCATTGTAAATGTGACTGTGGTAATGAAGTTGATGTTATAGGCTCTTTGTTGGTTAATGGACGGTCAAAGACTTGTGGATGCTCTCATGTTACACAAGGTGGCTTTGGTAAATCAAGACTTTATGAAGTATGGTTTGCTATGATGTCTCGTTGTACAAAACCTGAAAACAAACATTATTCTAATTACGGTGGACGAGGCATTAAAGTTTGTGATGAGTGGAAAGATTTTTTAAAGTTCAAAGAATGGGCAGATAAAACAGGATATGACGAAACAGCTCCTAGAGGCCAATATACCATAGATCGTGTTGATAATAATGGAAACTATTGTCCAGAAAATTGTCAATGGAAAACAATGTTAGAACAAGCCAACAATAAAAGAAATACTCGCATGATAGAATATAATGGAGAGAAAAAATCTATTTTAGAATGGTCTGAATTAACAGGGCTGTCCACTAGTTTAATTAGAAGCCGTTATAATAGAGGTTGGACGCCAAAAGAGATATTAACAATTCCATTTGGTTGTAAAAGGAGTGAAATAATTGATCAGCCCTAAAAGTTACACTGTTCGCAAATATCCTCTAAGTCTGTTTATAAAATATAATTACAAAATTCCGGCAGAAGTTGCGAACGATGCACAATATCAAGTGCTCCAGTCTGATACAATGTTACTTCGTCAGATTAGAATTGTGTCAAACAACTATGACGATTACAACCCTTTTATCGTATTTATCGATGCAACTGGCGCTCAGAATAAGCCAAAAGTAGTTCGTCACTTGATTGAGCATGGCGCAAAAATCGGTAAATATCATTTTTCTTTTGGCGACCGCAGCGCTTCTATGATTCGTCAATTTATTTTTTCAATGGTTGAATCTCACATTTGGCCAGAAGTTAATAAGCGAATCAGTATGGATTTGGATTTCAAGGACAAGCCGACGGTACTTAGTAAATATTATGCTTATCGCGGCCTTGTGCTTTCAAGTTGCCATTGTATCGCACTTCGAGAATGGTTCCCGAAAATTATTGTTGTACCAGATACTTTTACAATCATTCCAAATCAAAAGATTAAATATGTTCGTGACGAAGAAGTCGAATTCGTAGACCAGAAAACAGGGGCAAAACGCACTTGGAAACAAAAAGCAATCGCTAAAAAAGAAACAGACATTGAAATCAATATGTTTGATGGATGCGGTATTGCTCATCCTTCTTTGATGCGCGAAGTAGAGCACCGAATTGGTACAATGGAACGAATCAACAGCATGGTGTTTCGTATGCCATATTTCAAAGGTGTTTTCAATGAAATGGATTATGTTTCATTTTACGAAGAACGTGGCGTTACCGAAATAACCGACATTTGGGGTATTAAACATTCCGTGACTCGTGATGCAGAGCCAATGTTTATTGCTTGTGAAAGCATGTACAAGGGATATAAATATTTTAAGCAAGACGGAACTGTTAATGATTAGAACCGCTACAAAGAACTTGCTTTGAAATACGATCATGCATTGGGTATTGCAAAATGGAATTATCAAGCAGATAAGGAGGTTTTAGTTAGCTTAGGAAATTACCAGCTTATCCAAGACCTACAGAATGTTCCATTTGATGAATTTAAACATCTAGCAGATAAATCAGTAGATTGGTATGAAAAGATCGTAAGTGGCGATCCGATTTTTACATACTGTTTTCTTGGTGCATTAGCTGATAATACTGAACCACTCAATCATTATGTTGCGGCTATTATGCGAAATCCAGAAATGGTCCACGAGCCAAGTGTTAAGGATTATTTTCATAGTCTCCTCGATAAATATCGTAATGGATTTAAGTGTGGAAAGCTATTTTTTAACGCGACATTTAAATTTCTGCTTCCAGATCAAATCGCTTTAATGGAGGCTATTGCGAAACTTCCTATAAAGGGTTGCCTTAAAGCCGATGAGTTTTATAGCTTTGATAGACGTGGTGTTATTTTAGGTGAACGCGCATTAGGGCGCAATCCACATATATGTCACCAAGAGCATGTTAAGCTAAAAGGTGTTGACAATGAATTGACACAAAAATATTGCAGTCATCTTGTCAATTGCTGCATGATTAACGTGTTTTCAATAACCCCACAACGCTTGTCGGGAGCCGATTATGATGGAGACTTAACGCTGTTGTCAAATGAGCCAATTATTATCAATACTATCCCTGATGATGGATATGTTACTATTGATATTGAAGACAAAGTAACTAGTCTTGCCCAAGTAGACAACCTTGAAAATAAGCTCGCTTGTACTCTTCGTGGTTTAAAAAGTATGATTGGCGAGATTAGCAACATGGCATCTGTATATCATAATCGGGTTGCACGTACAGAGGAAACAAAACAGTTATATGAGGGCTATATTGATCTTCTTTCTGTAGCAAATGGGAAAGCTGTGGATTTCGCAAAAACCGGCGTGCTCTACCCTATTCCTCGTCAGATCAGTAAATGGGCAAAAGCAAGTGGAATGCCATATTTCTTTAAATACAACGGTCCTTACTACGCACGTTTACATAATCTCAGCAAGGCACATAGTAACATGAATCTGCTCTGCATGAGTCTGGAGCGTTGGGAGCGCGGTGTACGGTGGCGCAAAGAGCCCGCAGGCAGCTTTGATTGGCATATCATGTACGACCCAGAGGTCTCCTATGATCAGGCAGTTTTTGACGAGATCGAAGTCATTTTCTTGGACTTCAACAAATGCCGTAAGGAACAGCTTGAGTTCGAAAAGAAATGCCACAACTGGCAATTATATCATAAGGACATCGAGTCGCGTATTACCAAAGAAGAGGCCAAAACATATGAAACAAATTGGCAGGCGATCTACAATGTCTACCGCAACAAGTGCAAGCTGGTGTGTCCTGATGTGAGAGAGTTGGCGAATATTCTTGTAGTGCTTTGCTACGAGAAGTATCCCAATAAATTCAAGAAATTCTTGTGGCACATGGCCGGCGCTGGTGTGGTCGAAAATATCAAGCCGGTTCCTGTTCAGCTGCCAGTTCACGATCCGAACGGCGAGTACGAATATCTTGGCCAGCGATATAGTCTGGCTGAACCGAAAATCTATGAGGCAAGGGTGAAGTAATATGGTCAATAAACTCTGTGCTGTTTGTGCTAAATATAACGAATGCACATGGATGCAAATAAAAGCACTTAATAGTCCAATTGTTGATTCAGAAAGTATTATTGGATCAGATTATTGGACGAGAACATGTTGTAAATATTTTGTTTATGATTCTACCAAAGGAGAATCAAGGGTAAATGATGAAGTTTAAGATATTAGAATTGAGATTTTTTGATATGAAAGGAAACAATATCACAGAAGTTGGAATTCGTTGTATGAAATGTGGGTGGTATCATAGTATAGCACAATATAAATGGGACGAAATAAAAAACGATACGCGATTTATCTTTTGTAAAGAATGTGGAGAAGAAACACAACACAGACTGGAGGTTCTTCATGCTTAATTTATTCAAGAAAAAGAAGCCACAACAGAAGGAGACTCCGCAGCAGATGGAATGCCCCAAGTGTGGCGGAATCATGACACTGACAAATGGACTAACATATACATTCCATTGTCGTGGACAGGAAGTCGAAGCTTCAAATGTTACTGCCATGAAATGTGCGAATTGCGGCGAGATGATGTTTAGTTAGGACGAAGCTCAACGTATTCAAAAATTCGTTCATAAATCTGTGAGCTGGGAGGACAAAACAGAATGAAGAGGGCTTTTGTTATATTGACTTCCATCTGTTTGATAGGAGGTTTGTTGACTGGCTGCGGTACAAAAGAAGATCAATATGGTAATTGGGCTGACAATTATAGTGATGATTTTTATCATATTTTAAATACTTCTATCGTGTATGCTAAGGATACAAAAGTTATGTATTATTACATCGATGGTGATGCAGGAGCGAGCTATATGGCTCCATACTTTAACGAACATGGACAGCTTTGTCGTTATGTTGATGGCAGTATTGTACCAATCGAGTAAGGAGGTTAAATGGCTTATACGACATTTTACTGTAATGAAAATATGCTGCTTGATCATTGGCAGGACTATCACGAGTCAAACCTAATGCTGCGAAACCTGCTAAAGCGAACTTTCCTCTCCCCTATTGAGTGTGCCACAATCTATTATGAACGGATGAAGAATCCCGAGTCTGTCAGCTATGACCGTAGCCACTTGATTCAGACGTTCAGTAGAGGCCGTAAGAATAACGCGCCCATACTTGACGTACATCAAGTTGTGCTTTATCAGAAAGATCTGGACTACATCACAGAGGCGCGCCGAAAGTATCATATCAATTATGCGCAACTACGTGTTCTGTTTGGGGTAGTATTCTTCTGTCGGCTGTATGGAAGCGATACCTTTGCCTTGGACACCGAGTTTAAAATGAAGCGTTTTGGGGGCTGCTTTGAAGAGCAGACAGAGATCATGTACTGCGCTGGAAAAAACTAGGATGACGGTTATAATACTGTGCGGGGCATGAAAGAAATCTCTGACGACTATCACCTGCTGAACAGAACTGGCACTGACGACATTGGATGCTTATACCAGTACCAAAATTTTGCCCTTGATAAAAATGACACGATTGCGTACACGTTCAATGTAACGTTTGAAAACAATCGACTGAATCTAAGCGCTATAGTGCGAGAGTTATTTGACCTGAAGGAATGTTATTGCATCGTGTGTGGCGAACAGTACCATTCAGAAAAGCCAAATGCCAGCAGATATTGCAGAGGGTGTGCGGCAAAGAAAGAACAAGAACGTCTGGCGAAGATCAAGCGAAAACGCAGTGAATGCACGAAATGAACTTTAGATTCTTAATATATGAAAGGGTGTTGTATATTTCCCTTTCAATTATAAATTACAAAGGAGATTTATTATAATGGTTGAAATTACTAAGCGTGAGGCAGAGTATCTGCGTAAGGTCATTCCCGGTGTCCATATCACCCGTACCATTCATCACTGGTATGCGGAGGAAATCAAGTCTGTTCTGACTCAGTTGTCTGGCAATGTAGAGGCTGAGGCCGCTCTACGTGAACTGAACCGTACTCAAAGAACCAACCCCAATTTTGAGATCTGAGGTAGTGCATGGACGAATTTAGAAAAGCGGACGGCGAAGCCTTTGATGAATATATGATGCGGATTGGTGAGGCATGCAGCGAACGTAAGCTGACATAGGATCAGGCAGCAGAACTGCTGAATGAAGCGACCGGCTCAAACTATGGCGAATGCAGATACCGCAAGACCTATAAGTCGTGGAAAGCTGGTTATGACTACGCTATTGATCACGCCAACGAAGAAACGATTCATGACGAATTGCAGCGACTGAAGATTGAGAAGATCAAATTACAGGATGAACGCAATGCAGCAAACAAGGTATATCGCGATGTTGCCCGTGCCGAATCCATCAAGGAATTGATTCTGAAGAACGTTGCACCGTATAACCCTGACAATTTTCTGAATGTTGTGCAGTACGAAGATAGCGGTCACGATGTGATTGTATGTTTATCTGACTTACATGCTGGCGCTGGTATTGATTCGGCGTGGAATAAGTTCAACAAGGATATCCTAAAGGCTCGGCTTGAGAGTTATGCTGCACAGGTGTTTAATATCGTAGCGCGACATGTAGCCGAAAAGATTCATGTGTTGCTGTTGGGCGACCTGATCAATGGGCACATCCATGTTAACACCCGCGTGCAGAACAATGAAAATAGCATTGAGCAAGTTATGACGGCTGCAGAGCTAGTAAGTAATTTTGTTGCTACACTGTACGAGGTATGCCAGCATATTGATGTGTATTCTGTGAGTGGTAATCATTCACGAGTATTTCCCAGCAAAGAAGATCAGGTAGTAGGCGACGAACTTGAAGCACTGATCCCGTTTTATATGAAGGCACGGCTGCAAAATCTGGCTGGCATTGATGTCAAGACAGAAAAACTCGATCCGACCTTTGGTGGCTTTAAGGCTAGGAATAGTCTTGTGATGTACGCACATGGAGATAAAGATTCCCCTGCTAATGTCGTTGAGCACCTGACCATGATGGTGAAGCAGCCGATTGATCTGGTTTTCCTCGGACATCGCCACATAAACGGCATGACAACGGTGCATGGTACGAAGGTTATTGAGAGCGGCTGCGTTTGTGGCAGCGATTCCTACGCAATTGGACTGCGCAAGAATGATGTGCCGCAGCAGGCAGTGGCTGTAATTGACGACAGCGGCCTTGAATGTCTGTATGATGTCAAGCTGGAAAAGCCAACGAAGATAGTAATTTAATAGAGATTTTGATGCCCTGAGCTACGGCTTGGGGCATTTTTATATGTCGCAGGTGACAGCGCCGGTGTGCTGGCCAGCCTCATAAGCTGAGACAAAAGAGAAATCTTAGATGCGTTCGACTCGCATACCTGTACCCACAAAAATAAGTTAAAAAGGAGGGTTTCAAATTAGAGATGGAAGAAAAATACCACAAAGATTTAGGAGGCGATTACTTCTACTGCTATTCCAGACGGACAGCGCTGTTTGTTCGCGCTATGGGAATTTTTTACGAAGAGATTGGAGAGCACCCGGTAACCGGCTCTGTATATACAAAGTTCCGCAAGACGAGAAAACTGAATGAAGTTTTAAAACTATAGGATCAGATCAAATATCGCTTCGATGATATGATGGACGATGGAACGGTGGTGATTGGCTATGGCCAGAGTTGCCGCAGATAAGAAACAGCCTCGTATCAAGGTTCCGCCCTCTTGGAGTGGCGGCAAGTGTATGTGTTGCGGAAAGATCTATGATGTGCGTAAGGGAAATTTCTCAAAAACACAGAGCCAATGGTTTATGGGTAACGATGGGTATCTTCCATGGTGCAATGAATGCCGCGAACGTATGTTTGAATTCTACGCTAAGAAATACAATGACGAGGATGAAGCAATCGACCGTCTGGCTATGATGTTTGATACCTATGTTGATGATAAGCTGCTGGAGGCTTCTGAACATTCTACCGCATCCGCTTTGAAGATTAACACCTACATGGGACGGCTCAATATGCGCCAGCACGCTGGTAAATCCTATGATGATGTAATCGATCGGAAGAAAAAAGACGCTTTAGCTGCTGGCGATACGAAGGGAACAAAGGTCACTCTGAAGATGAGAAAATTCTGGGGTAGTGGTCTGGATGAACAAGATTATTTGTTCCTTGAAGATCACTACCAGAACCTTATTACACGCCATGAATGCAAGACAGCCGCACAGGAGATTCTGTTTAAGCGTATCGCAAAGGCAGAGCTTAACTGCGAAAAGGCCGATGCGACTGGTGATACCAAAAAGATCAAGGAAGCAAACGATAACCTACAAAACCTGATGGGTTCTGCTCAGATCAAACCGAACCAGACGAATGATAATGCGCTGGCTGAAACGAATACTTTTGGCACGCTGATTCAGAAATAGGAAGAGGAAGAACCGATTCCAGAACCGTCGCCCGAGTGGCAGGACGTTGATAATATCGGTAAGTATTTCAGAGTATGGGTGCTAGGCACTTTGCTTAAGATGTTCAACTTAAAGAATCCATACCAAGACGAATTTGACGAAGAGTTTGAACGATATACTGCTCATAAACCAGAGATGAATGAGGATGATGCCACAGATACAAGCCTCCGCGAAACTATTTTCGGTATTGGCGAAGGCGGTGGTTCCGCATGAGTAAAGAGAAATTAACAGATAAGGAAGTAGCGAATACAAAATCAGAAAAGATAATGAACGCAGTTGCCCTGAGAGCGTCATTCTATAGAGCGAATCCTCAGCGGTTTGCAAAAGACTATTTAAACCTGACATTGAAGCCATTCCAAGAGCTACTATTGTTTTTGATGGTGAGATGTACCGGCTTCTGCTTCATTGCCGCTCGCGGTCAAAGGCCGCCATTCTATTGTGAATGAAAAAATCGGGTAATATCGGTGAAGGCTTAACTGCTAATACCGAGATAAGCGAGGAGATTGCGTAAAGGCTTCTCGCCATCGTAGAGCGTAGTGGGTGAATAAATATAATCCTGCCAAGAGTACCCGACGCGAAAATGTACGCCAATCTGGGGCTGAATAGACAGTCCGATGAAAATGAAGGAAACTTCCAGAGCAGTAGATAAAAAACTACTGGTTAATAACTAATTGCTAGGCAAATCTTTTCTAACCGCAGTTTTCTGTGTGATTACATGTATTTTATGGCCCGGTTCTAAGGTCTGTATTGCCTGTAAGGTAAGAAGCCAATCTATTAGTATTTTGGATGAAAAGATAATGAAGGAGATCTACCCCAATAGTCCCCTTCTACGATCTGAAATCAAAAAGGTCGATATCAACAATCAAAAAGCAGAGATTATATTTAGGAATGGCAGCTATATTAAAGTTGTCACTGCAACAGATAGCAGTCGTGGTAGTCGAGCTACACTTCTCATCTGTGATGAATATAGATTACTTTCTAAAGATGTTATCGATTTGATCTTGAAGAAGTTCCTGAATATTGTTCGTCATCCTGGATATTTGGACAAGCCACAATATGCACATCTTGCAGAGCGAAATAAAGAATTCTATCTAAGTTCTGCTTGGTTCCAAAACCATTGGAGCTATGAAAAATGTCAGGACTACTTCGTAAATATGATCGATTTTAATAAAAAATATTTTTGTGTATCGTTCCCATATCAGATGTCGATCAAGAGCGGCTTGCTGTTGAAGGAGGCTGTAGAGGACGAAATGAGTGAATCCAGTTTTTCTGATTTGACGTTTGCAATGGAGAATGAATGCAAGTGGCTTGGTGCTACTGAGGGTGGGTTATTCCAATTTGACGACATCAACAAAACGCGCGTCATTGAAAAAGCGTTTTACGCACCGAATCTTTTGCTTAACCAAACTGCCATGGACGTACCAAAGAAGAAAAATGGCGAAGTTCGAATTCTTACTGCTGATATAGCATTGATGAGTAGCCGCAAAAACGACAACGACGCAACTAGTATCTTTTTGAATTGTATGCTGCCGAATAAATCAGGACGCTATACCAGCAACTTTGTCTATTCAGAGAACGTTGAAGGTATGAGTGCGCAAGATCAAGCACTAAAACTGCGGCGATATTTCGATTACTTCAACTGCGATTATATCGGAATTGACTGTAGAGGTGTTGGATTACCTCTGGTTGACTTGCTGATGCGTGATATATATGACCCAGAAACAGGTGAAACGTATCCTGCAATCAGCTGCTGTAATAATCCGGAAATTGCTTCTCGATGCTCCGATAAAAACGCAAAGAAAGTTATTTGGGCAATCATGGGCAATTCACAGTTCAATAGTGACGTTGCAATCGGCCTTCGTAGTGGTTTCCAACAGGGGCGCATCCACCTTCTGCAAAGTGAATATAGCTGCGAAGATCAGTTGCGCAAACTATACAAAGGATATGACAAAATGTCTCCTAGTGAACGAGCCGCCCTACAGATGCCGTATATCAATACTGGTCTGGCAGTGAACGAGCTTGTTAATCTGGGATATGAAACAGTAAACAATGTAATTAAGGTCAAGGAGAAATCAGGATGCCGTAAAGACCGTTACTCGTCTCTGTCCTATAACTATTATATCGCGCAACAGGTTGAACGCGGTTTGGAAAAGAAAAACAGAAAACCGACTTCGCTCACGTTTAACTTTAGAGCGCCTGTATTGAAGAAGGGAGGACTGTAATGGCTGAAGATAAAATGCAAAAAAAGATTTGCGTAACAAACGCCAAAGATGGCAAGAGCACTTATGTTACATATCAGGATTTGCTCAGTGGTGTTTACGCAAATCTATCGCATATTGGTATTCGAAATTTAACTTCCACCAGTGATACAAATCCGACATACACCAAATATACAAAGGATCAGATCGTTACATATCTTGGCAACCCCGCAAACTACGAAAAGCAGCTCCGAAATATGAGCAAATATCTGTTCAATATCTCGAACTACTATCGCCGATTGATTCAGTATTTTGCAAATATGGCCACATTTTCTTATACGATCTCGCCTTATGGACTGGATCGATCTAAGACTGTCAACGGAAATAAATTCAAGAAAGCGTATTATTCTAGCGTTTTGGCTGTGGAACTTATGAATCTTCCACACGAAGCAACAAAGATGCTGACAATCGCGTTCCGTGATGATGTTTATTATGGGTACGCATGGGAGACAAACGACAGTTTCGCATTCCAAAATCTTGATGCCGACTATTGTAAGATCAGCAGCATCGAGGATGGCGTTTATAATTTTGCTTTTGATTTTTCGTATTTCGATTCAAATCAGGACAAGCTGCCAAATTATCCGCCTGAATTCCAGACGATGTATAAGACATATAAAACGAATTCACAGATGTACAAGTGGCAAGAGCTTGATAGTTCTAAATCGATCTGTATTAAAGTCAATGAGCACGATTATATCCCCATTCCCCCGTTTGTTAGCTTGTTCAGTGCGCTGGCCGATATTGAAGATTACCGCGCTATCAGTAAAAACGCGAGTGAGGCCAATAATTATAAAGCGCTGGCCATGGAGATTCCTCTAGGAGACGACGGTGCATTCCTTATTGACTATGACGATGCCAAGGAATTTTACGACATGATGAGCAATGTTTTGCCGCCGAATATTGGTGCGATTCTTACTCCTATGAAAATCAGTAGTTGGAATTTTGAAAAGAGTGGCGTGAACAGTGATACAAACGAGGTTGCCAAGGCAGAGGCAGCTTTCTTTACCAAAGCCGGTGTTAATAAGATTCTGTTCGGTGGCGGCGACGATCCGTCTGCTTCTACCCTAGAGCTTTGTACTGTAAATGACCAAATGATTGTTTTTGCCGTCATCCGCCAGCTAGAGCGATGGGTCAATCGAAAGCTAAAAAGTGTTTCAAGCTCTTATAAATTTCGAATCAATTTTTTGCCTGTGACTCATTATAATGTCGCTGAAATGCATGAGCGCTATTTGAAAGATGCCACTTATGGTATGCCGACAAGAACTGCTGCACTTGCAACTGCAGGTTATGCTGGAACCGATTACGAAAATATGGCTTATTTGGAAAATGAAATCCTTGGTCTTGGCAATGGAGAGATCCCGCTCAAGAGTTCAAATACTCAATCCGGTTCCACCGGGGACGAGGGCGGCCGCCCAACCAACGCGAGCAGCGGCAAAGGACTAACAGACGCTGGCAATACAAGCGCCGACCGTCAGGAGGGCTGATATGGAACAGAATATTTTTGAGATTGTTGTTCATGGAGTCCACGCCGCCGGGATGGCTAAATTTCTTACTGATCGTGGCGCGTTGCTTCTGAGAGTAGATCCAGTAAATAAATATGTATTTGTCAATGATCCTATATTTGAAAATGCTCTGGCTGAGTTGCAGATTGCGATTCGCCGGGGCTTTTATTTTGCTGACGAGGAGGTGAAAACAGAATGAACCAACGGTATCCAGTTTCTTTTAATAAGAAAAATGAATATGAATCTTCTGATTTTCGCTTCATTGAAGTCAGTATTGATGTGATGCACACGGGTTCGAATTTGAACAAAACTAGCTTTACAAAGAATGTAATCAGCAAAGCTGTGCCGACAATTTGCAATACGCCCATTCTTGGATATGTCGTCGATGAGCTTGACGATGAGGACAAGGATTTCAAAGGACACGAACACGAGTTGCGGATTACTGACACTGACGTGAAATATGTGTACGCCGGTCATGCCTATGGTGTTATCCCAGAAACTTGCAATCCGCGATGGGTTATTAAAGACGATGGCACTGGCACCGAGCGCGAATATTTGCGCGTTGATGGCTTGATTTGGACAAAGTTTAATGATCCCGTGGATATTTTCACTCGTGATGGCACAAAAAATCACAGCGTTGAATTAACAGATATGTCTTGTGGCTCCGCAGATAAGAACGGCGACGTTCCTGTGGAGTCTTTTAAATTTGATGGTTGTTGCATTCTGTCGACCACAGATCCGAAGATTCAACCCGCAATGACGGGAAGCTGCATCACAGCAAATTTCTCTGTTGAAGACGTAACGACTCAAATCCGTGAGCGACTCTATGAGTATCAAGCTCTTCAGCAAAATTATACTGCACAAAATGAAAATCCATCCGATAAGGAGAAAGGAGATACAAAGCCAATGAATGAAAATGAAAAGAACACTACTGTGACTGAAAATGCTGTGGCAGAAGGCGCTGTGGAGAATCCTAAGATTGAGACTCCCGCCGCAGAGAATACTGCGACGGAGACCGGATCTGAGGCTGCTCCTGCCGAAAATGCCGCATCTGAAGAAGGTGCAGAAAATGCAACAACTAAGGCTCCCGCTGAGAATACTGCGCCAGCAGAAGAGGGTGAACCCGCTGCGTCCAGTGAATTTACTTTGACCGCTAATCAGCTTCGTGATGAAATTTATAATGCATTGCTTAAGGTTCAGGTTCCTTCTCGTTGGGACAATGACTGTATGATCCCTAAATATTGGCTCACTGATATTCAGGACAGCGAAGTTATTGTAACCGATTCTGGCACATATCAACTGATGGGTATTCCTTATTCTATGAACGGCGATAATGTTGTTCTGGAGTATGAGAACATTAAACGTAAGAAGGTCATTTATGAAGATTGGGATAATGGCGACGTAATGCCTGGCCTAGTCACTATGTTTTCTGCTTTGACTGACAAACTTGTTGAACTATCTGACAGCTTTACTAAAGCAGCCAATGAAGTTAGTGAAATCAAACCGAAGCTGGAAGCTTATCAGCAGGCCGAGGCCGAGGCTATTGCAGCGGCAGATAAGGCCAAGCGCGATGAGCTATTCTCTGTTATGGACGAGAAGCTTGGTGCAAATGCGGAATATGCCGCACTGAAGGAGAACAAGGAGATTTCTTATGCTGATCTGGAAACTAAGTGCTACGCGCTGGTTGGCCGTCAGACCACTGAATTCTCTTATGTTCCCAATAAAAACAATCAAGGAACTGTCCGTTTTGGTGTGGGTGGCACCCAGAATGGTTCAGAGGCCGTGTATGGCGGGCTAATGGAACGCTATCTCGGCAATAAGTGATTTACCAAAAATTAGGAGGTACATAATTATGGCTAATACTAAGCATGCTGTTGTGCGCATTGATAAGCTGGGTGGCACCCTCGACGGTGCTCAGCTGGAGAGCGCTATTTTCTACGATAGCTCTGATGCCGCTGAGATCGATAATGCTCAGCTGGTCGTTCTGGGCGAGAAGCTGGGTCGTGAGGTTTATAAGGCTACCGCTCCCACCGCTACTTCTACCGTTGCCGATCTGTATCTGACCGCCGGCGTTGAGCTGTTTTACGATCAGACTGTGGCACATTATCTGCCTGAGTGGGTCAATGAGGCTGGCCGCCCCGTGCGTGTCTATTCTCTGAATGTGTCCAAGGGTGGCTTCTCTGCTACTGCTGAGGCATTTAACGGTACTCCCGCAAAGGGCAAATATGTCGGCTTTGCTGCTGATTCCACTAAGATCCAGATTCAGGAGTCTGCTGATGACAAGACCTTCGGCTGCATCGATTTTGTGGAGAGTGTTGGTTTCGGCGATGGCCGTTACACCTACTACATGATCACCCTGAAGTGATTCCGAAGTTCAAAAGAAAACAACATAAAGCCGTCCGTTTGAAACGGGCGGCCATTTTTATTATAGGAGGTTTATACCATGGCTATTGATTCTAATCTGGTCAAGCTGGCTGTCGATGGTTACAAGGGCCACGTCGCTGGTAATTATTCCGTTGGCGATACTCAGGAGGCACTGCGCAAGGCTCTGGTCGATGCAAATGGCGGCTCCACTAAGCTGGATATCAAAGCAATCCGTGATGGCAAGTGCAATCAGGTCTTCGCAATTGTTGAGGAACTGGTGAATGTTATCCATGAGGAAGGTCTGAAGGGCGATGAGTTCTTCATGAATATGGTTGAGGACCGCAATATGGCCCTTGGCGATTCTAATAAGTTCCACATTGAGCGCGAGTGCCTGTTCGCCGTTGCCGATATTGCTGAAGGTACTCAGGGTGTTCGTCGTCAGCGCATTGAGGCTGGTCAGGACATCACTGTCAACACCCAGCTCCGCGCTATTAAGATTTATGAGGAACTGAACCGTGTTCTGGCTGGTCGTATTGATTTCAACAAGTTCGTTGATCTGGTGGGCAAGTCCTTCACTAAGCAGGAACTGGATGCAACATATGACGCATTTGTCGGTATGTTTAAGAAGCTGAAGGCTCCCTACACCGAGACCGGTTCTTTCGACGAGGACAAGCTGCTGGATCTGATCGATCACGTTGAGGCTTCTACTGGCGAGACCGCTGTCATCGTTGGTACTCGTAAGGCTCTGCGCAAGATCAAGACCGCCATCGTCTCTGATTCTGCAAAGGAAGAGATGTATGCAATGGGTCACTTTGGTCGCTTTAATGGCACTGAGCTGGTTGCAGTGAAGCAGCGTCATAAGAGTGGCAGCGACGACTTCATCCTCGACGATAATGTTCTGTATGTGTTTGCTGGCGACACTAAGCCCATCAAGCGCGTTACCGAGGGCGATGTCACTATGCTGATGGGCACTCCGATGACCAACGCCGATATGAGTCAGGAATTCCTGATGATGAAGCGCACAGGCATCGCTGTTATCTTTGATCGCGACTTCGGTGTTTACAACCTGTCCGAGTGATTTGGTTGAACTAAATTATACATAGGCGGCAGGGACTTGTTCCCTGCTGCTTCTTTATTAAATAGGAGGAAATAATGGCAAGACGTGCTACTACTAAAACTGCTGCGCCAAAAACTGCGACTGTACCTGTGACAGCCGCCCCCGCAGTGGAAATTACAAATGATACGATGGTTGAATGCCGCAGTGGTTGTGCCGGTAATCTGATTTACAAATCTAAGCTGAACCCCGGTTACGTAGTCGAATGGGATGATTTTGGTGATGTTCAGGAAATGGCATATCGCGAGCTTGTTTCTATGCGCGGCAATCAGCGCCGATTCTTTGAGGAGAACTGGATTCTGATTGATGATCCCGCCGTTATTAAAAAGCTTGGCGTAGAACGCTATTACAAGAACAGCCTGACTACTGACGACTTTGAGGACGTGTTTACTATGTCCGCAAGTGATATCAAAGAGATTGTTCCTACTCTGCCCGGTGGTACAAAGGATGCGATTGCATCTGAGGCGAAGAAGAAGATCGAATCTGGCGAGCTGGATAGTCGTAGTGCCATTAAGGCGCTTGAAGATTCTCTTGATGTCGAGCTGGAAGAGACAGTTTGAGTAAAGGAGGCGGGCTATGGCAACAACTTTTGAAAGTATCTATGCCCGCTGTCGTGGGCGAATCAAAGAATATGATAAAGAAGGTTATACGGACGAAATGTTTGCGGCCGCTGAAAAAGACCTTCTGCAAGCAGCTATTGATGATTTTGTAGATATCTGTGTTCAAGACCTGACCGATTATGACGAGGAACTTGAAGAGTTCAATATTACATTGACTCGTAAAGAGCAGAGCATTCTTGCTCTCAGCATGATTGTCCACTGGTTAGAACCGTATGTCTATAATTCTGACGCACTAAAAAACGCCATGAGCACAAAAGACTTTACCGTCTTCTCCCCTGCTAAACTACTTGAGCAGATGAGAGGACTGCTTGAATGGTCCGAGCGGAAACTAAAAGGCGAAATGAACGGATATTCGTTCAAGGTCAACAAAGTCTCCGCATTGACCGAGTAAGGCGGTGGATTATGACTCGATCACAATACAGGAAAATGTTGAGCCTTGATGGATCAACACAGCGCGATAGAATCATCAAGAAATCAATACATGATCAAAACAAGCTTGCACCTGTCAGTCCGTCTTTTAAAGATGTGACAATTGACGATGTGCCGCGAAAGCTGAACATTATCTCGTCTACTGTGATGAATCAGAAAATCATTCACTCTCTCCCGGGTGAGGATTTCACCATTGGCAGCATTGTTTACTAGAGCAAAAGCCATTGGTTGATCACTGAGCGCGACGCAGAGGATGAGATCACCGTTCGTGGACGCATCCAGATTTGCCAAAAACAGATCACATGGCAAGATGATAACACATCTGAGATCCGTTCGTTATGGGCGACCGTTGAAAAGCCGTACTATTCGAATCTGGAAGAGAACAAGCAAGTAAGTTATTCGACTCGTGAGTTCCGCATTCAGATGCCTTTTGATGAATATTCGGCAAATCTTAATATCGGAAAACGGCTCATGCTGGAGATTGTAAATGGCGTGCCAAAAACATACCGCATCACTTCGATTGATCAAATGACAAGTCGCATTGATTATAACGGCGAACAGGTTGGATTCCTTTCCTTCAATGTGGAGCAGGATCTTTACAATCCCGAAACAGATAACGCCGAAAAAATGATTTGCGATTATGTCCCAATCGACAACACAGAAGAACCGCCTGAAATCGTGTATCCGCCTGTTGAAGATGAAGCATCAAAATATGTATTATCTATTGATTTTACGGGTGCCCCAACAATTCAGACAGGTGGTTTTGGTAAGCTGTTTACTGCCAAAATTGATGGTGAAGTATGCGAATCTGCCGTTTGGACTCTAACCGGAGATCATGTTCCAGATAAGATTTATCTAAAAAATGCGGTGGATACTGTATCGAACCCGCGATGTAAAGTAGTCTGCATTGACGACCCGAAATTGATTGGAACGGTTATCGAATTAAAGGTTCAATCAGGCAAATTAACCACCAATGTTGAATTGGAGGTGATCTGATATGAATCTTGAAGAAATTGGTTCTTTCAAAAATAAAGTCGTATCAAAATTGATCAATGACGACAATGTACTCGACGTACTTCTTGGAGACGTTGATAGCATTGAAGATCCCGAAACTGCCCTGCTTGGTAAGGATGGGTCGGGAAAGGGCGGCTGCGTGTTTAAGTTCGAATATATCCCAGACACACAGGAGAATTCAAAAACGTTCTTATGTGTTGAGGTTGTCCCTCAGGAAACGGACGGAGATACTATCACAGATATGATACTTTATGTCTTCACATATTGTAGTAAAAATCTGATGCAGACATATCACCGTAAAGGACAGGCAGGTACTCGTGTTGATATTCTTGCTAGTGATATTGATAAAATTCTGAACGGAAATGCGGAATTTGGAATTGGTCCACTCGAATGGGCGGGCAGCAGTATTTACAAACCCGCACAACCGTATTATGGCCGTATGCTGGTTTATCGCGTTGGTACTTTTCGGAGGGCTCGGCGATGATCAGATTAAATTATATAGACCACATCAGTCCATATGGAGTCATGCTCCGTGGCGTAGGGCGAATACACTCCCCTATTTTAGGCGACGTGTTAAAGCTTGGATATTATCAATACCAGAGAATATTGACATTATTTTTATATACTCCAGAAAAGTATTTTGCGGATGTTGCAGCAGAAGCAAAAATAGAAAACCCGTAGAATCAATTTACAAACGAGCAAAAAAACAATTTGACGATGTTTGATATTCTTACGTCGAATAAAGAAGTCAGGTCCGAGCTTATTTCGGGTCTGGCTCTTTTTGTTTCTGGAGATCTTGAATGGGATGAAAAATATCACGCTATCTTGATCGACAAACGGATAGATGCAGATGGCAAAATTTCGATTGGCGGATTTATTGATACGAAAAATTATCGGACGGTTGTTCAAATAATTTTACAGTTGCTTGATATTTCTGACGACGATATGCCAGAAGAAAATCCAAAATTCAAGAGTGAAAAAGATCGTTTGTTTTGGGAGCGGTTTCAGAAAAAGAAAAAGGAATTTGCGAAAACAAAAAAAGGCGACCCCAATTTGGAGTTGCCCAATATGATATCGCTTCTATGCACTTTTCATCAAAGTCTGAACTACTCAAATATTTGCAAACTCACCATTGGGCAGATACGAGATACATTCTCCCAATTGATGAAGGCAAAACAATTAAATATCGCAGAAATGAACTATTCCGTTTGGGGCGGCAAATACGATCCGTCGCAGTGGATAGAACGAATTGATAAAACACAGGAGGAAAATAATTATGGCTAATAAGAATGCAAATTTTGCCAACCGTGAAGTTGCTGACCTGATGCTGATGGACTATTCCACCAAGAAGATGTTTCTGAATGTAGATTGGGCTAACGTCACTTCTACTTCTTTTGAGGGTGATCGCGTGTTCGCTACCGGTGGTCAGGGCGCTCCCAACCGCGTGCAGTTCGACGGCTCTCGTAAAGGCACTCTGACCATCGAGGCTCAGGTGTATCCCGTCAAGGTCTTCCAGATGCTGTCTGGTAACGATCTGGGCACCGAGGCCAACTTCCTGAAGCGCGAGAAGGTTACTGCTGCTGACGCTACAAAGCTGACCCTGTCTGAGGCCGCTGCCGGTACTTATGTTCAGGTCTTTAAGGCTGACGACGATCTGGGCACCGAGCTGTCTGCTACCGTGTCTGGCTCCGAGGTTACTGTGACCGTTGAGAGCGGCACCGACTACATCGTCTATTACTACAAGGCTGCTTCTAAGCCTCAGGTTGTCCATCTGGATAGCCGCCACTTCCCCAAGGCATATCGTGTCGAGGGTTCTATTCCCTACAAGACCGAGAATGATGAAATCATCGAGGCGCATCCAGTCTGGTACAAGGCTGCTCCTCAGGCTGGCTTCGAGCTGTCTTGGCAGAACACTGGCGATCCCGTCTCTCTGACCATGACCTTCGACGTTCTGGCCGATGCTGACGGCAACATGTATGATTTGATCTTCGACGGTGCCGAGGAGTAATCACTACACAATCAATTTCGAGGTAGAGTCTTTCGGGGCTCTACCCCTTTTATGAGCGCACAATTATTGCAATTGTGCGTTGATATGAGGAATAAAACTCACAAATAAGAAGAACACCCACGTGGCGACTTTCCGCTCTCTAATTTGCATAGGAGCTTCAGTGAATAATCGGACAATTGGCCCCGCTTATGCCCGGGGCTGGCTTACTTCCATAACAAACTTGGCGATAGTCACCAAAGCAGCTACGAATTGAACGAACTTAGACATGGTGTCGAAGTCAATCATCATACGGGCCTCCTTTCTGCCAGCAGTCTCTCTACTGGACTTCGGGAAGCCCCTACTAATTCTCGCCGTTTTAATAATTCCCAAAAGGGATACGCAGATGTTCTTCAAGTTTGAATTTTACCACATTCCAATCAGAAAAGGAAGTGTTTATTATAAAAATCTTAGCTTTTGACCAAGCGCTGATAAAAACTGGCGTTTGCACCTTGGATGGTGATACCGTATATCATTCGCTGATCGACTTGAGCAAGATGAAAGATATTGGCGAACGCAATATACAAATGCGTCAAATGATCCAGAGCCGTATCAAGAACAACCATCCAGATCTCGTTGTGATCGAGGACGTGGCATTACAGGCGTCGGCAAAAACAGTAATCCAGTTGGCACAGTTGCAGGGTGCGATTGTTGGTGCGTGTGATATTTTCAACGTTCCATATGAAATCATCAAACCATCTGAGTAGCGTAAAAAGCTCGGATTCAAACAAGGGCGGCAGATAAAACGGCCGGAATTAAAGCAGCAGGCCATCGACTATGTGAAAACCTATTATGGAGAAGATGTTTCGTCTGATGAAGCTGACGCGATGTGCATTGCGACAGCGGTAAAGATGGAACTTGAAAACAATAAATTAAATCAGGAGGACTAATATTTATGGATGCAAAGAATAATCTGACTTTGGCTGAACGAATTTTATTTGTTGACAGCGTGGTAAGCCTATCTGAGCGCAATGGCCGTTACGAGCCGGCACTGTATGACTACGCTTTCCGAATTACAACACTGATCATGTTTACTGGCCTTGAGACTGAAGAGCTATCACAGGACCAGATGAGTGAACTGGCTTTCTCTGATGAAACGACCAAGTTGATGAACGAGACTCCGCGCAAATATATTCTGACTACACTGAACAGGGCTTGCCGCGAAAAAATCGAGATTGCCCGCCAGCAGTATATGGCTGCATTTGAAGCCGCTGCAAAGAACCAGCCGTTTGAACAGCTGATGCAGTTGGTAGCTGAGGTAGTGAGCGGCATTGGTAATCAGTTCGACATGAATAAAATGATTGAAAAAATCGCTGAAGAAAATCTGAAGAAACCGGTAGAGAAAGATAACTATAGCGTCAAAACTCCTGAAGGTATGCTCAATTTTGCTCCGTCAATTGATACGGCAGAGCTTATTTCTGCGGCCGCTGAAGGCAAGGAGTAAACTATGGGGAAAAAATCATGTACTACGACCAAAGAACTTCAGACAGAAATCATGCGAAGAGCGAATAAAGCATTAAACAAAGATATTGCTCCTTATGTAGAGAACAAACTTAAGGAACATGTCCAAAAAGATGTTTATGCTACTTACTCCCCTGTTGAATATGAACGTCGTGAAGAAAATGGTGGTCTAGTAGATGATGATAATATCAAGCACAAAGTTCGAACAGACAATAGAACTTTATATGTATATGAACGTGCTCCAATAGAAGGGCCACGACTTGATGCTCCAAACTGGGTGTCTCAAAATGACAGCTTAGCTCAACTGATTGAGCAAGGCGCACATAATCCATGGACACATAAGAGATATCGTTGGACTAATTCACGTCCATTTGTTGAAAACACTCAAAAGGATATCAATTATCGTTATGCCGACATTATTAAAATGTTACGCAATCGAATCAATCACGACAACTGAAGTAATTAAAAAGATGAGCAGACTTATTAAAAGCCTGCTTTTTTTAGATTCGGCTCCAAAAGGAGGAATATGATATGCCTAGAGAACCAGAATTGAGTATCAAAGTAAAAGTAGATCCCCATGTTGATCCACAGCAAACACGCGATACCATCCAAAGAAAATTCAACGATATTAAAAATCCGCCGACAGTGGCCATCAAACCCGACTTAAGCAAGTTCGACAATTTTATTAAAGATGACCTTGGTGGAGATTATTCAGTTGATATTACTCCTAATATTACTGGAGATATTAAAGGAAAGATTAAAGGGGAAATTGATAAGGCCGTTAAAAGTCCCGATTTCCCAAAGGTTCCACTTAAAGTTGATGTAGGCGATTTCAGTAATGAATTATCTTCTGCTCTAAAAAGGGAACTAAAAGATGTCAACGATAAACTTAGTTATTATTTGAAAAATCTTACAAGAAATTCTGATAATTTGACTGGGTTGGTCAATGATTTGCTGCCAACAAAAAACATTTCTGCAGCAGGAGCAAAATTGAGCAAAGAAGTGTCAAAAGCAGTCAATGATGCTACTGAAACCGCAAAAAAGTCAGTCAAACCATTAACCATAGACGATTTATTAAACTATAAGTCCAAAACATCTCTGACATCTATTCAAAAAGTAAAGGATTCTATACTACAATTAAAAAATTCATTAACCGATTTATATACGGATGAAAAATATATCGATGAAGACGAACAAATTATTGATGTCAAAGGTTTTCAAGAAAAACTTCGAACATTAAAATCAGAGTCAAAAAATTTAAAAAAAGTTTTAGAAGGATTCTCGTCAACTATCGGAATGAAGAGTATTTCTTCAGTATTTAATAATAAGGACTTTAATATTGAAAAAACATGCTCAGATTTACTTGAACTAATCAATGTTCTTGATCTAATTTCTGAAACACCGATTTTCAAAGACAAATCCGAAGCACAAGATTTTTCTGAACGTCTATATGCAAACGTCGGGAAATATAGCAGTTCACTAAATACACTTTGCGATTCTACTATCTCGAATTTGGATGAAGTATCAGAACGTTCAAAAGAAGTGATACACGAACAAGGTGTATTGCAACGAACACAGACACAAGTTGAAAAGAGAGTTGAATCTGCTAAAAAAGAAGACCTTTCTGGATTACTTGATTCTTCTTCTATTAAACAATATGCTGATAGTATTGATGAAGCGCTAAGTCAGGTTTCAACTAAATATGAGGAGATAAATAGAAAAAGAAAAAGCGCCATTAACCTTGAAAGTACATTGTTATCCAAAGTTAAACTCAATAAAGAATCGTTGAAGGATGAGTTAAAGGAATATTCCGATATTCTCAAAAATTTCGATGATAGTAAATTGAAAGGTATTGCAGATCGAGCAGCTGCTATACAAGATTCCAATGTACCAGTAGTTGATAAGAAAAAGATCAAAGAGACACCAAAGCCGAAATCAAAATCAACCTCTACAACTTTTATTCCTAACTTCCCTGGAGCGCCAAATAACAAAAATGAATCTCAATCTTTGATTGATGATGGTATTGTAAAAATAAAAAATGTTGTTTTTGATGTAAAACAAGAAGACCTTCAGAGCTCTATTGATACGATTTTCTCCAAAGTGTCTGCTCCTATCAGATTCAGGCCAGCAGAAAATGCGGTTGAGAATGTTCGTACAGAACTGACAAATGCACTTAAAAATATTGATTTTACATTAAAATTCGGAAAGCAAAATGCTAATGGCGAAACCACAGCGACTGCTACTACGATAAGTGAATCACAATCAACTTCTGATTTAAAAAAGCAAGCAACATCTATTGGAAACATCAAGCGCAATCTTGAAGCGATTACAACAGGCATCGATAAATATATGACAGATATCGCTTCTATTGGCACTGCGTTCGAGTATTCTATGAGTCAAGTAGATTCTTTGAATAAATCTCTTGAGAATCAAATCACAGACTTGGATCTTATCGCAAAAAAGACGGATGCTTACGGTACAACAGCTAATTCCATCGCACTGAATACAAAAGATGTAGTGGTCGCTGGTGATTTAAATGGTAAAGTCGAACTCAAAGATGAGGATATTAAGAGACCTGATCCTTTGAACCTCAATGGCGCTGTAAAAATTAAAGCAAGCGATGTCAAAATTGATGATGTTGAGATTTCAAAAAAGAAATTTGATATTAACGGCAATCTGATTCTGAAAAATGCTGAGATTGTTGATGCGGCAAAAGAAGCTCAAAAAGCTACTGATAAAAAAGATTCAGATAATGCCGCTTTCTTTACAAAATTGCGAACAGCAGTTAATCGTAAGATCAGGGCGTATGACGATTTTATAAAAGCAAAGCCAGGGACAAAAGATTGGGTCTCAAAGTCTGGTAAAAATAGTATTGCGGATAATAATCTTCTTGATTTGCAGAATCAGGCTACCGCTACTGGTTTATCTTCCGATCAGCGTTATTCTTCAATCATGGGCCAGTACCGAAAAGATATTAATGCTGTCAACGAGGCTCAACAAAAGCGCGTAAAAATTGAAGAAGAAGCTATAAAAGTTCAGGATAAAGACATTATTTCTCTGCAGAAGTTTGTTAAGACAGTCGATGCATATAAAGGTTCTATTGAAAAAGACAATAAAACGGATATGCCTGTCTATGCGAACGTCACGAACATTCGTGGTTCTGCAAACGATCTTTTGAATAGACTTCAAAAAGATACTTCTGGCGACAAGGATCAAGTTGCTATTGATTAGGCTAAAGACAATAAGATTGATGGTGTTAAATCTCTTATCGATGCTTATAACAAGCTTGGAATCGCTGCTAATGAAACTGGTATTGACGTTCAAGAGTTGCGTATTGATGTCGAACGTATGAATAAGACAGCAAAAGGCAAAACTGAAGTGGCCAATCTCAAGTCTCAGCTAATGGACTATCTTGAGAAATTTCCAAAAGTCAGCAGCGCAATGGGTGATTCTGTTAGAGAATTACAAGCTGCTCTGGCTGATCCAAACGCTTATCAAAATATTGGCAAACTAAAGCAACAGATGGCAGAACTTCGTGCTCAAGCTAAAGCGCTTGGTCTGGAATCTGAAAGTCTATTTGATAAGTTTGAAAAGCTTTTTGGCCAGCATCTGAGTACTATGATTACCATGGCCGCTTTGCACAAGATGCAAGACGCTCTACGTATCGTATATCAGAATGTAGTTGAAATCGATACAGCTGTTACAGAACTGCGAAAAGTCAGTGAATACGCCGGCAAATCTCTTGAAGAGTATATGAGCCGCGCGTCTGAGCAAGCACAAAAGCTTGGTGTTTCGATTAGTGATTACGTCAATTCGACTGCTGATTGGAAGCGCCTCGGTTATTCTGATGAAGACGCCGAGAATATGGCTACTTACTCTACCCTGCTCAAAAACGTGGGAGACGGAATCGATGATGTTAACACCTCGTCTTCGTATCTGATTTCGACATTGCAAGGCTTTGGTTTACTTGCTGATCAGGCAGAGGACGTTGTTAATAAAATTGACGCTGTAGCAAATACGCAACCTGTTACCGCAAAAGACCTTGGTGAAATCTTGACTCGCAGTTCTGCTGCTATGTCATCCGCTAATAATACGCTGGAAGAAACCATTGCACTTGGTACCGCTGCAAACGCAGTTATCCAAGATGCAGATACGGTCGGTACAACTTTAAAAAGTCTTTCTATGTATCTCCGTGCTGCTAAAAGTGACGCAGAGAATGCAGGTATTGAAGTTGACGGTATGGCTAATTCTGTGTCTGAGCTCCGTAGCGAACTGAAATCTCTGACTGGCGTTGATATCATGCTGGATAGCAAAAATTTCAAGAGTACATATCAAATCATGAAAGAGCTGTCTCAAGTATGGAGTGGCCTGTCCGATGTAACGCAGGCGAACGTCACTGAAATGATTGGCGGGAAGAGAAACGCAAATGCAGTTAGTGCTATTCTAAACAATTTTGACGTTGCTGAATCTTCCATGGAATCTGCTGCAAACAGCGCGAATGTCGCATGGGCTGAGAATGACGAGTGGCTTAATTCTATTCAGGGACGCTTAAATCAACTTGATGCATCTTTCCAAGCTCTTTCTACCGATGTACTTGACTCTGATCTGGTCAAGACTGTCGTATCTCTCGCAACTGGACTTACAAAAGCCGCAGATGCAATGATTAAATTTACTGGCGCTATTCCAATGGGCGCTGGTATCGCAACCTTTATAACTCAGCTGGGTAAACCCAAAATGACGGGTTTCACGATTGTGCCCAGCAATACTCCGGGTGGTGACACGGAACAAGCACGCTGTAGCTTTTATTGGCGCAGCGCAGCGAGGGAGTATTTAGTAAAACCGATGAACATGGTGGCCTAGCCACGGCGAGTTTGGGTAATTCTCGTCCGGGAACCGAAAGGAATCCGCAGGCAAGCTTCTGGCAGAGCCTATATGTAATAATATGGGTATTTCGTTAGAAGACGCTTCAGAGAGCATAATGTCGGAGTGGAACTACGTGCGCAACAGCGCCGAAGGTTCACTATGGGGTGCTCCAAATCAGCTATCGCAAGATGGCAAAAATTACAGGCGGTCTTTCCCCCGCCGTCAAAAGTGGAAAAATATTTTTGTTGACTATCTTAGTATTTCTGGCTATAATAAAAATATCGAAAACAACATACAAAACGCATGTAGTGGAGGTATTTATCATGCCGAGACCTAAAGGAAGCAAAAACAAGGTTACCATGACTGCAGCGGCTCCTGTCGATTATGCCGCACTGATCGATGAAAAGCAGTCCGCAAAAGATTCGTTAAATGCAGAGGTTACTTCTATCGCGGCTAATATTGATTCTTTGAAGGCTGATCTGAAATCCAAGAAAGCTGAAATCAAAAAGTTGGATAAAGAATTGGCTCATCTTGCTGAAAAGAAGGATGAAGCTGACAAGAAAGCTGCCGAGGCCGCTGCTGAAAAGGAAGCCGTCGATCTTGTAAAGAAGGCGCTGGCAAATGGAACTACTGTTGATGATATTCTTGAGCTGCTGAAATAACTGCTGCGCCACGGCACATGAATTAAGCCCGACTTCCCTACTACTGGGAGGCCGGGCGTTACTATTTGTTATTGATTTTGATATCAAGCTATGATACACTCTTGTAAAAGGAGTGTTGAATCATGGCGGAAAATAACAAAAATAATGGAAGCGCACCTAGGAATCCTCGTACAGAAAGAAATAAAGGGCAACGGAATGATGGTACGTTTACGTACAAACCGCAGCCTCAACCAAGAAAGCCGGGTGTAAACCCAAAGATTAAACCAAAATGAGGTGATAAAATCGAATGGATATCAAATATTTAATTGAAATCTTACCGGATTTCTTATCCTATTTTGCTCCGGGCGCTATCGCAATTGGATTATATAATATTCTGTTCCTTAAAAAGCAGGATCATAGTGTTTTTATCTTTTGGTCTATTGTATATAGCTATATTATTAAACTTGTCGCGTCCCTTGTTTGGACAGACTCAAGTAACTTACTTTGCGGCATCGTAATTGGTGTTATTATTCCTCTATTGCTTTATTTTGTAGTTCGAGTAAAACCGTTTGGAATTGATTCTATTTTTGGAGTAACTCTTCCAGAAAACATTTGGCTAAGGGTATTGGATTTTGAGGACAACAACTATATTGTTGTATATTTGACAAACGGAAGGGCATACGCAGGAACAGTTTATACAGCAGACGATGATTGGGTTATCTTAAAAGATTATTACTCTATTGATAAAACCCCAGATGATAATTGTAAGCAGATTCTATGTATTCCGTCTTCAAAAATTGAATATTTTGAGTATTCATATGAGGGCGGCTCTCCAAAAATCAAAGAATTTTATCCATTTGACTGAATGCAAAACGCCCAGAACTGACGAGGTTCCGGGCGTTTTAATTTATGCCATTTAAGTTAGCCCAAGCTTACCACTCATACCCACAATTCTTACGATGTCATCGTTTCCGTGGAGCACTTACTCATCGTCGTATGCATCGCAATCAACCGTATCTTCTTCGTCCGATTTGTTCGGATTATAGTCATTATTTATAAGGCGAAAATCTTCTAGCTGATTAAAATCGAGGTTGTATCTGTCTTCCAAGTATTCAAGGAGTTCAATCAGGGCATCCCCAATGTTAAGATTGTTCGCGCCAAATTTATAGAAGGCCCATGTTATTGATTCCGGAGTTGCATCGTAGAGCTTGCCTTTGTATTTGTAAATTACATCGTCTTTTGGATCTTTCATACGACAAGGATAGCGAATCATATCTCCGTTCTCGTCGGTTTCGTGATTTTTGGTGGCTTTGTTGTAAACATTTTTGCCGACAATATATTCCAACTCTTTGATGAGATCCACAGTGAGCTTGTTTAATTCCATGACATATCCTCCACACTACAGCGTTAGAAGTTGCTCCCGCAGTTTTTGCAATGCCACTGTTTTCCGATCTTCCCGCTGGCAGCGCCCACGAGAGATACAGACACTGTGCGGCTATGGACGTTCTAGTTTTGCGTTAATTGTTTTAAGTTCTGTGCAGTAATCCAACAAATAATTCAAATCGCTTCTAACCTTTTGAGTTGCTTCTTCTCCATGCCATCCTGTGTCAAGATATTGTTCATGAAAATACTGAATAATTTCTCCTTCTGTATATTTACCAGAGTCAATAAAATATCGAAGCAGTCTTTGTCTTTGTGTCGCCAGCTTCGTAGTTGTATATCCATCATTATTTATGCTTGTGTGTTGAGCAAAGTCATCAAAAATTTCTTGTGTGCTACTATAATAGCTTGCCCATCTTGCCAATTCCTTATCGCGAGAAGACATAGACGGATCAAACTCAGCCGAAACATAATATTTCCAACAGCCACCTTTTGCAATAAAAACCTCTTTTGTTACAAAGTATTTATCACATTTGTCGCAGTGAATAGCATTAATAGTGGTTGGATCAGTAAAGCTTTCATATCCCGGCTTTGGTTTTATTCTTGCCCGACATGCTGTACAGTGATGTTTTTCCCTAAAGCACTTGTTTGATTTAAAATAAAATGTGACGGTATGAAGCTCGTCATCAGTCCAGTCGATATCTTGAGGTGTCTGATATTGTGCTGCTAATGCTTGATCTACTTGTTTTGTTTCAAGGATAGTGTATTTTAAAGTTCGTCCGTCTTTCTCAAATTGAAAAGAACTCGCATTTGTTGCTGCCGCCCGCATAGCTGCATTAAACAGTTCAACCTTACTCTTATCATCACGCAAGACAAAAATTGGTTTTTCATAACATCCGGGTTCTGGCAGCTCGCTAAATTCATAATCCGATAGTATGATTTTATAAATTGCAGGATCGTCGGCATTTTCGTCTTCTGAGAAATAAGCGTATATAATAGCATAGACTGGATTATATGCTTCCATGATTTTTCCTCGATATCAAAAGTTACTATTACAATTCTTACAGTGCCATTGTTTACCTAACTTCGGAGACGCGATACCGAATGCGTAAATTGATATACCACGGCTTACTCCAGAGATCTTCTCGGTATTTGCGGACTTACAGTAGGGGCAGACGACACGCTTGCCGTTGGCGAGGTCTTGCTGCTCTTGACGTGCGGCCTGTTGCGCCTCGGCTTCGTGTTGCTCGTGAAGATGAGCCATTTGTTGACGATGAGCTTCTTTGTTCTGTCTACGGATTGCTTCTTCTACACACAAAATCCCCGGATGATCTTTCTCTCGAAGTTGGTCATAGTAGAATTGAAGAAACTCTGAATTATTTCTTTTATAATGGATTTTATTGTCTCCAAATAATTTTCTATTGCTTGTTTTAATTTGTTTGTAGCGTCCTCTCAACTCTTTATGATCTTTTAAAATACAATCAGTTAAATATGCCCTTGTAACATTTTCATAATACTCTTCTAATGTTTTTGTATCAGGGTCTTCTTTTAGATATTCATAGTCCGGGTATATTTTAAGAATTCTTTTTGCCTCATTCCACCAAGATAGCCTTTGAAAGTACCCTTCTGGTTTTGGAAATGGTATATCTTTTTTTATGATTCCTATTTTCATAGCATCCTCTCAATCGTGACAAATAATCTTAACCGACCATTTTGATTATTATACGATATGACAGTCAATAAGTCAATGATTGAGCTTGGAAATAGCCTTGACGGAACAATCAAAAATGCTGTTGACTCTGTAAAAAAATTAGAAGGCATTCCAAAGGCATACCAGAAATTCATGGTATCTGGAGATTTTGTCTGGGGAAATGGGCAAAAAGTTGATATATCTTCTTATGGAAATAGTTCAAAGGAACTTAACAATTATATTGCTCAAGTTTCCACATTAAACAAAGAGCAACAAAAAGTCGTTTTCTCTATGACAAATTTCAGTGATGGGCAAAAAGAAATTATCACTAATACATTGAATGAAATTTCAACAGGGGAAAAACTAAACGGCATCATCGCAGAGCAGGTGTTAAGAGAAAAAGGATTTGGCGAAGCTGCCGTAAAAGGATTGACTTCTATTTACAAACTAAGTGACGGAGCTGGAAATTATGGAGTTGCTCTCACTTCCAAAGTTATTCCTGCAATGGAAGGATGGATTAACAAGCATACAGAATTAATTGATGCGAATGAATTATTAAAAAACAACATCATTACTGGAACTGCGGGGAACTATAAATTTTCTGATTCTTTTATTCAACTTATTTCCAATGAACAAAATGCCGTTGTTGTAACCAAAGCACTTACCGCAACTCAAAAAGCGTGGAATATTGCAACACAATTTAGTAAACAACTTCTCCTCTCTCTTGGCGTAGCCGCTGTTGCCTTTATTGCAACCAAAATTGTCGATTATCTGATGAACCTAAAAACTCGTTCTGAAGAACTTGTTGATGCAATGAATGATTCTCACGATGCTGCACAGCAAGCAACTAAGGATGTTGAAGAGATCCAGTCTAAAATTGACGAGCTGAACAAATCTCTGAAGGACGCGGGCGTTAAAAAGATTGAAGACATCGTTGATCCTGCCGAGCGCGAGCGTCTGCAAGCCATCAACGATATGTTGCAGGCTCAACTCGAACTCAAGAAGCAGCTGGAGAAGGATGCGAACGATAAAGCAAATGCCGACACAAGTGCTGTTGTGAATGATAAGACAGAAGACAGTATTGTGAAATCCCGCACAGTAAATGTTTCTTATGCCGAGGGTGGTGCAAATGCTGGCACTCATCAGGTTGCAGAGAAAGTCTCTAAGACTGAATCTCTTGAAGAGCACGCTGCTGCACTTAACGACCTAATCGATAAACGGCGCGAACTAGCTACTGCTGGCAAAGAAGATACTCAAGAGTACAAAGACAATGAGGCTGCAATCGTGTCCGAAACCGAGAAGGTTGAAGAGCTCTCCTCCGCTGTTTCCGAGCAGATGGACAGTTATGAGACAGATGCTGATAGTTTCGCCCAGTACAAGGACGAATATGTCGCAGGCACGAACGCCATGACCGCAGCCACTAAAGCTCTGACGAATGCACAAGGCGACACCACTGTCGATACCACTAATCTCGATATTTTCTCTGAAAAAGTTCGCCAAATCAAAAATGACATCGATAATGGTGATTCTCAGCAAAGTGATTGGAAGATGTTTAACGGTCTCGATGCGTTTAGCGGGATGACTGGCGAGTCTATCATCAATATCGATAAAGACACTGCCAATCAAACTGATGCTGAAAAAGCCGCTCTCGAAAAACTACATCAGGTTGCCGATGATAACAAAATTTCTTTCGAAAATCTAATTGGTGTTTTTGAAACATTCGGTATCATTCAGACAAGTAACGCTTCTGCGGCAGATAGCTATGCAGAACAACTTGAAAAGACTATAGGCGTTATTGACGATATCCAGTCTGCCTATAAGACTTGCTCTACTGCCGTCGAAGAGTATAACAAGTATGGATATATGAGTGTTGATTCATTGCAGTCGTTGTTACAGATGGACGATGAATACCTCAATACCCTTGAACTTGTGAACGGAAAACTTCAGGTCAACCAGAGCGCTTATGCCGATCTTTTGGCCACTCAATATGCAGAAGCTCAAATGGAGGCCATTTCTCAAGCAATATCAGAGCTAAATGCGATTGCAAAGGGAGATGCCGCAGAAAAAGCAGAGACATTCACAGAAGCAACTGAAGACGAAAAGAACAAACTTGAAGCTCTTGCTCCTGCATTAAAAAATGCCACTATTGGGACTGGAGAACTGGCTGGTGCCCTTGCTGCTGCCCGATCCGCTGAAAATGGAGACAATACAGAAGAGATAGAAGCAAAAATCTCGTCTGTTATGAATGCATTAAACACTCGTCTTTCTCTAATCAGTACAAACATGCAGAGCGCTATGAATAGTGCGAATGGCCTTAAAACCCAATTAAGTGGTTTCGGTGATTCGGCCAATAAATCTGCTAATGATTCAGCTAAAGCCTCTCAAACGTTCCTTGATGCATGGTCTACGGTTACTTCTGCGATGAAAGAATTCAATGAACAGGGCTATCTCACGATGAAAACTGTTCAGAGCCTGACCGACCTTGAGGATAAATATTCTTCGGTGCTTCAGAAGAACGATACAACGGGAAAACTTGAAATTCAAACTTCTAAATTTCAAGAATTGATGGAAGCGGAAATTGAAGAAGCAAAAATCAAAGGTGATAATGCGAGCGTAACTCAGTACAATAAGATTCTTGAGTGGACAAACCGTAACATTAAGGATCAGACCATGTCTTACTGGGATCTGGTTGCGGCGATTGAAGGTTATTCTTCTGCTCTGTCTGAGGCTAAGGAAATCACAGATGGATTCAAGAGTGCATGGGACAACGGCAAGACTGTCAAACAAAAAACAGAGAAAAGCCGCACTGGCACACTTGACTATGAAGGCACTGAAGCTCAATCTTCCGCTTTGCAAGACCTGCTGAAATACAGTGAATACGACCCAACTTTGATTGAAAAAGCCTACAACAAAGAAACTGGCAAAATTGATCTAAGTGGTGACACGCTGAAAACGGCGGTTGTTGCATCTTTGCGTGAACAGGCCGAAGCCGCGCGTACTGAAGGCGGTGCCGCTGCTAATGCAATTGCCGCAAGCTACGAGAAATCTGCCAATAATATCGAAGGAGACGTCATCTCTGTTCAGGATTACTTTGACGGTCTAGGTTCTACGATTGATGAGATCAATGAGAAAATCGACGATATGCAAAGCGCATGGACCGATCTGAACGATGTAACCAATGAGTACAACATCTATGACGGTTTGAGTGTCGATGCTCTTCAGAAGCTACTTACAATGTCTCCTGAGTATTTGGCATGCCTCCAATTGGAAGGTGCCCAACTTTCTGTAAATGCTGACGCAATGAAAGACCTGTTGATTACTCAGCTAGAAGCAAAAGCAGCATTGCTCGAATCGAAGGATGAAACACGAGATCAGGCTAAGATTCTTCGTGCAATGATTGATGAACTCAAGAAGAACGGTATCTCTACTCTTTCTGGCCTTGATCAATATGCTAAGAATCTCGAAGACACTCTCTCCAATATCAAGTCTCTCTTTAGCGACCTTGTAGACGTCTTTGAACAGTTCAATACAAACAAGTCCAACGACCTCAAGATTCAGGGTGACGCATGGCTTGAAGTGATTGACAAGCGAATTGATGCGCTGAATGAGGCCAACGATGCTCAGGAGCGTGCTATCGAACTGCAAAAGGCTCAGGATGCACTTGCCAAGGCTGAAGCCAATAAAACCGTTCATGTCTATCATGCTAACGGTACTGGATTCGAGTGGGAGGCCGACCAGAACGCCGTTCGTGACGCGCAGTCTACTTTGAATGATACGATTCGTAACAATCGCAAGGAGGACGAACTCGACCGGCTGAATAAGCTGAAGGATGCCGTCCAGAAGAATAATGAGCTAATTGGCTCCAGCTTTGAGGATTACGAAAAGAAGAAGAAATACCTTGCCGAGTTTGACAAGATGACCTATGACCAGATGATCGAATACAACGACACTTGGAAAGATTCTATCCTCGGCAACATGAAGTCCACTCAGACGGTTACCAATATCAATAATGTTGTAACTAGTATTGAGAAGCTGCTCACTACTCTTCAAACTCTGAATAATGTGTTGAAGTGGATTGATTCTGGCGGGTCGAGCACGGATGGCGGCGGATTGACTGGCCTGTTTTCTAATGGCGGTTTACTCAGTAAGGTTGGCAAATTCTTCAATATCGCAAAAGAGGAAGGTCTCGGTAAAGCACTTACAACGACTGGTGAGTGGTTTTCTGGTAAGCTTAGTGCTGCTCTTGAAGCGAATCCGAACAATCCGATTATCAAAGCATTCTCGAATATTTGGACAAAGGTCGGAGAAGGTGCAAGCACGTTCTTTAATGGGACTAGCGGAACCGGACTTGGCGGGATTGTCAAAACCGGAATCAAAAAGGTTGGCGCATGGCTCAGTGGACTTGTTGGAAATACTGGTGTTGATGGAATTCTTGGCGACCTTGCTACGAAGACTGTGACGAGTGGCGGTAGTGGATTTATTGCAAATCTTCTTGGAGGAGGAGCCGCTACTGCTGCCGCAACTGGAACCGCCGGAACTGTTGGAACTGTTGGTGCTGCTACAGCTGGCACTGCAGTCACGAGCGCATCGTCTGCTATTCCTATCATCGGACCCATCATCGCTGTTGCCGTGAACAATGCCGTCCAGCAGTTCGGTAAGATCAGCAAAGAAAACACAAAAATTTGGGCTGACCAAAATTCGTCTACTGGCGAGAAAATCGTCAAGAGTGTCGGTAATGTCCTCTATCACCTCTCCCCTGTTGAAAGCTGGGACAAGGCGATGCAGTATGCCAAGAAGACCGCAGATGCCGATGGCGTTTGGGAGAAACTGAAGAATGGCGCAAAGGCCATTTACTACGCAACCGGCCTTGGCACAATACTGGATAATATCTGGAGCACTATTAAGAGCATTCTTAGCGTTTTCGGCGTCAAGTTCAAGGACAGTGGCTCTGGCGATTCTACCTCTAGTTCGACTAAAAAAAAGAAGTGGTATGATTCCAAGTTCTGGTTCTGGAACTGGGGTAAGAAAGCTAAGGGCGATAAGAAGATTAAGAAGTCTGCTCCGTACAATGTTGACGAGCAGGGCGAAGAGATCATCGTTCGCAAGCCTCAGACTGGCCGAATGACTTACCTTGAAAAGGGCGATGGCGTTGTCCCTGCGAACGAAACTGCCACTTTGATGCAGATTGCTAAAAATCCGTTTGGCTGGTTTGCATCTATGTTTGGCAAGAGCTTCGGCTCTAACAAATCTGGTGGCGGTATCTTTAGTCATCTGTTTGGCAATTTCAAGTCTATCAAGAAAAAAGCCACGAGTGCAGCTTCGGATATTCTAAGTGGTATCAAGAAAATCTTCTCTGGTAATGATCTGACTAAGCTTGTTTCTACGGTGAAGAACCAGACGGAACAGCAGATTGCCGCGATGAAAGCTACATTCGAATCCACATGGAAAGATATGGCTGATGAGACCGGCGTTAGCCAGAAACAGATTGAAGCAACCAGCGCTGAAACGTTTGGCAAGATGCAGAAGCTTGTTGAACAGACCTATGCGTCTATCAATGAAAACTCTGGTTTGAGTTCCGAGCAAGTTCAGGAAATCACAAATGAACTGTTTGACTCATTGCAGGATATCTATACTTCTGGCTGGAATAGCGTCTATGGTACTTCTACCGAGATGTCTGAAAAGAATGCCAAGAAACTGAACGATGCTTATACGTCTTCGTCTGCTGCTTGCAAGAGTTCTATGAAAACCATTACTGGGCTCTTTAACGATAGCTGGTCTAAATGCGGCGGCGGCGTGAAGAAACTGAGCGACAATACATATAAAACTCTGAGCAAATCGTGGGCTGACAGCTCCGACAATGCCGAGAAGATGATGTATGATGTCCGCGCATGTTTTGATACAAGCTGGGGCAAAGTCGAGCAAGGTACAAGCCAATTGGCCGACGGAACCAAAACTACGCTGAATGATAGTTGGGACTCGATTAGCTCTAAGAGCAACGAAACCCTTGGTTCGGACGGCACACTGAAGACGGACGTAGATAACGCATGGAGCAACGTAGAGCCCGGTGCGACCAATCTGGCAAACAATATGCAATGGGTCATGGATCAGTCTTATGAGGCCATGAAGAAGGGTTGTTCTGATACGGTTGATTCTGTCAATGCAAATCTTAATTCGACGTCAGCAGGTTTCAATGCGATTGCCAGCGCAATTGATAATGTCAACAAAAACGCATCTGATTCTGAAGAAGTTGCAAAGAATACAGGACATGCATGGTATGAATGGTTGCTAAATCCGGTTGGTACTTTTGCTGATACGGTTACAAAATATAACACGCAAGACAAATCAAAGAACAATACTCTGCAAAATGTTGTTCATACGGTTACACATCCGGTCAGTTCGGCTATAGAAGCAGGCGGGAAAGCCCTAAATTACGTTGGAAATGCCGCAAAGGATTTCTTTAGTGGTCTATTTGGCAAACACGCTTCCGGCTTAAAATCTGCATCCAAGAGTCATTTCGCCAATGTCGATGAACAAGGTCCTGAAATGTTGGTCCGTCAGCCGCAATCCGGTCGTTATACCTATCTTGAAACTGGTGATGGTGTTGTCCCCGCCGACATTACATCTCGCTTGTTTGAGATGGGTGGTAATCCGAACAAGTGGTTCAGTGATCAGATGTCCAAGTATGGTTCTCAGTCGATTGCCACGAAGAGTTCTGGCAGTATGAGCTTCTCTACCGGTGATATCATTATTCAGAATCCTGTTGGCAATGTCAATGATCTTGCTACACAGATCGAACGTGAAATGCCGAATAAGATGGCTCAGGCGTGGAATAAGCGCTAAATCGAATCAACACAACAATGCCGATACCACTGGGATAACCCAGCAGGTCGGCTTTTATTTTATATAGGAGGCAGAAATATGTCAGAAAAAACAGCAGTAGATGTCATCGTTGAACAGACTATCTCTGCCGCACGAAAAGCTGTATCTGAGGCCCAATTTGACACCTCAACTTACGGCGTAATCACAGAAAAAGCTGGAAAACAATACAAAGTGGCTGCATTTGGTGGTGAATATCGTATTACAAGCGACCACGATTATTCCGTCGGTCAGAAGGTTGTTGTGACTGCACTTCAAAAAAACTTCCGCAATATTATTGTCACTGAAGGCAATACGAGTGTGGAGTTATTAAATGTCAAATCTATCGTCGGACAACTCGGCGATGACTTGGGGAAATTATCAGATAAAAGTAAGTCTGAACAGAGTGAAGCACAATCTCAAATCAACAATACTATCACGACCTATTATCGGCACGGAGATCCCGGAAATAACGATAATGACCCTTCTGCGAATTGGACGACTGATGAAGACAAGAAAAAGCATGACGGAGACTTATATCAAAACGTAGATGATGGAAAATGTTATCGTTGGTCAAATACTGGCAATGGCTACGAGTGGATTAGAATTATGGATTCTGCTCTAATCAATGCAGTTACAACAGCGTCATATGCCTCTAACTTGGCACAACAAAAAAAGCGCGTGTTTTATGCATCTGGGGGCAATCATCCGACGGTTCCATATGATACTGGTGACCTTTGGGTACAAGGAAATTCTGGTGACCTTTATGTCTGTATCACATCGAAAGATGAATTCCATCGTTATAGCAAAAGTGATTGGACTATAGCTACAAAATACACAGATGATACTCGCGCGGAAGAAGTCAACGATGATTTGGTTGCACTTTCTGAAACAGAGTCCGGTCACTATGATGAACTATCTAAATCCATCGAAGCGTTGAATAAGACTGTCGGTGGTATCCAAGATAATACCGGTTCATTTACTGAGGCTGACTATAATCTAACAAAAGGACAAGTAGCAACAAATAAATCAGATATAGCAACAATCAAAACCAATGCCACAAATCAGCATAATGACTTGACGCGGAAAATATCAGCGACAAATACTGCTGTATCTGAACTAAAAAAAGATGTGTCAGATATTACATTGGACAATTTCCTCGCGCAACTTGGTCTGAAAGTCAATCGCGACGGTGCCCTTTGTTATGTGGCAAGTTCTTAATATAAAATATCGGAGGTGGTAAAATGAAACCTATTTTATCGAAAGTCGGAGTGTTTGATGCAACGAAAGATTACAGTTTCCAGTTCGCTGCCTACGCCGACATTGATCTTGTTGCCTTTATCATCTTCGACAAGGCGACTGGTTATAACCCGACTGCGCCAAACCAGAATGACGATGGCGTTTATAAATTTGGCACTCTAGCACCGACAGGTAATGGTCTTGCTCGGTATTTTACACTTCCAGCCGGTGTGCTGACGAATCGACATGACCCGTATTATATTGTAATTCGGTGCCGATTCAAGGGAGAAAACAGCTTCTCAGAGTATAGTAATCGCATTCTGTTCTATTGCCATGCAGAGCCATATATCACATTTACAGATCTAAGTGCAGACCACGCAACTACAATTTCATATCCGTCTTATTCATTCGACTTTTCCTATAACTACAAACCATCTGAGGGCGAAGTTATTAACCGATATGAATTTTATCTTTACGATGAGAACAAAGAGTTCATTGAACAGTCTACCTGTTATTATTATCGAGATTCGCTAAAGAGTTTTAATTTGAGTGGCTTTGATAATCATGCAACATATTTTGTGCGGGCAAAGGCTGAGTCAGTTGGTGGATATAAGCTAGATACTGGGTTTCTCGAATTCAAGACAGATTACGCAGAAGCTGTAGATGACGCAGTGATTGAAGCGACAAATAATCGCTGGGATGCAACTGTGGCCCTTCATGCGAAATATTTTCTGAAACGCGATACGGGGGCAAATGCTCTGAGATTCAAGCGCCGCAAGAAAGGCAAGCATCGCTGGGTGACTATCTATCAGAAGCCCGTTGATTTCGACCATCTTATCATGAAAATGGAGTGGGCGAATATTCACCTGCGCAAAACAGACGGCTTCCCTTCTGAATCATTTACTTCTGTGACTTCTGGCTATATCACCAAAGATCGTATTCTCTCTTACCGGTTTAAGAGCGACGACAAACAGTTCTGTCTGTTAGCCTATGATGCCAACCGGCGTTTTTTAAAAGCGACCGGCAGTTATTCCTCTACTGACGATTTCTTTGCATCTGATGAAGCGAAGGCGTGGTTGTCGAGTAACTTTACAAGCACTGTGGCATCCTATCGAGTTGAAGTGGATTCTACGAAGGATTTGGAGCTCAACACGGCTGACTTCAATGATTTCTATATGTACAGCGCTGATGACGGTTATGTTCTGATTGATTTCATTGACCTGTATGCGGCCGGTCGTGATACAGAATACGAGTATGCTCTCTCCCCCGCCGCCAGTGGAATCGAGCTTGGCTATATCAAGACTAACGTTATCAGTCACTTCGATGGTGCAATGCTGACAGATGGTAATAAAATTTATCGTATCATGTTGGAACCGAAAGTAGAACAGTTGAGTAAGGTTCGTTCTGCAGCGCTGGTTGAGACAATGGGTAACAAGTACCCCTATATGTTCTATGGCAGCAATGCAAATTATTACACTGGCAGTTTCTCCGGTGTCGGTATTCGGTTTGAGCATACAGACGACAGTTTTGATATTGATGGCGGCAACGACTTCCGCGACGAGCTGACTGAGTGGTTGACTGATACAAATGCAAAGGTACTAAAGATGTCCGATGGCCGTGAGTAGCTGGTTGGCATCAATGGTAATGTAACTGTTTCTTACTCCGACCATATCGATAAGGGCATGATTGAGTTTGATTTTGCAGAAATCGGCAGCCTTGAAAGCGAAACGGATATGTACAACAATGGACTGAGCAACTTCAATCCGGGAGGTGTGGTATGACGTATCTTCCGACTGATGAAGACCTCGCTCTTTTGAAGAATCATTCATCCCATGTATTTTGTCGCATCGATTTGCTGAACAAGAACTTTGTGACTATCGATTCATTGGATGGTGTTGCGATTGATGGCTCCATCTCTGTAGATAGTACCTCAGATGTGCGCAGAACTTTTAACGTGACAATGTATCTTGGGAAGAATAGTAATATCGCCAACGTTACAGAGGAAGAATGGCTTGCCAGAAATATCCGCGTGTTTATTGGTCTTGCTGGGAGAACAAAGGCAAAAATCAGTACAAAATCAGCGGCTATTTTAGCAGAGGAAGATGTCCGGTACAAACAGGCTGTCACAAAATACAACAAAATGATTCAAGATATAATCAGCGGTGGATATTCGGTTTATGGCAACATAGACAATCTCCACCGTTTTTCTATTCAGTGGACACCAAGTAATATTTTGCGCTATAACCAATTCTTCACAGAACAAAAGCTGGAAGAGGGTAGTTATTCTACTGTACTTGGTTCCGACGATCCGATTTATGAAACTGATACAGAAACCGGACCATGGGTAGCATTTACGCCAATGTTTCAGACGAGCACACAACTGATTCCACTATTGGAAAATGATATCTGGCAGTATCTTGGTGATATTGTAGCCGTCGCAAAAGCAATGGCAGGTGGATTGACCCCAGAGAATATCTTGAAAGCTGACGCCGACGGGCATGATGAAATAATTTACAATACAAAATATCACATCAAAAACATGATCGCCGCTGTAGAAGGGATGACATTGAATGGAGCGGTTCTTGCAAAAGTAGATGTCAGTGCCATTGCCGGCTGGAGCGAAGAAGAGCTACGTGCCGAGTATGGCACCTCTAGTAAATATGTTGGGCACTCCATGCATGACGTACAAGCCGATGTCGCGGATGGTAAAAAAGAACTCAAGGATATATACTGTCAAATCTTTGATGAATACGCCCCACTTGAAGAGAATGATTATTTCGATTCTACTGGCATTCGGTGGTACAACCAAGGCTGCTTTAGTTTTAGTTCTAATGGTTTCACCTATAATGCAACAACAAATACTGTACAAGCGTCCTGTGTTGATATGGTATCGAGATTGAATGGTGATCTTGCTGGTCAATTGGCTGGTAACGCTCATCGAATCGATAAGAAAGCCGATATCAATAAGAGTATTGAAGCAGTCATGAAAGAAAGTGAGTTTTCAAAATACTGCATTGATTATTGGAGCAGAAAAGTCCCACATGATTTAGACTATGATACCGGAACAACAACATGGCAGATTTTGACTGAGCTGCGTGACTTGTATTATCCGTTTGAGATGTATTTCGACGACGACACTTTTGTCTGCCGCGAGATCCCAAGTGGTTTTGATGACCCACCTGTTCTTGAGCCAGAATTATTCGCAAGTCTGGTGACATCGGATGGTGAATCGGCCACTGTAGATTATACCTCGGTTCGAAATTGCATTGAAGTTTTTGGCGCAACGATTGATGCCGATGTGTTCTCTGACGCGAACAACACAACCTACTCTATGGACTCGAATACTTTGGCGTTGAAAGTTTCTGCCGCAAGTGGTTCTTATCAAATGAATGCGGATGGATCGAATTTTTCTATCACATCTGATACAAAGGTTTCTTTTCGTGCCCCAGCGAATTTTACGGGGAAACAGCTCAACTTTATGGTGACCTTTACCGCCATTTATGTAAATGACAAAAAAGAACAAGAGACAAAAACAACATCAAAAACCTCGATCCTATACGCTGCTGTGGCTAACGCAGATGGGCAAGATAAAGCGCAAGATCCTTCTGTGATGGTCGCTGGCAAGTATTACGTCGTTCAGTAGAATGCAACTACTGGGCGATTTTATTTTGTCGGGCAGCAGCAGTCTCACGCTATGGTTAAGTTGGTGGATGTAATGCCAACAGCAGATGAAATCAAAAAGCAGAAAGATGAAGAGAACTGTGACAATCTGAAGTTCATTTGCGTTAATGACCCTGCCAATATTGACAGTTTATACAATTCTCAAATGACAGTGGAGAAGATAGGACGGCGCAATGAAATTTTGTCTGGTGGAGATTATGAAGGATATACGACCGATGAGAACACCATGGAAGTCGCTGAGTACGAGCTGTGGAAAAGAGCCAGATTGACTGATGGATTGAACGTCACTACCCTGTTGATTCCGTGGCTTGGTGTCAATGAAAAAATCGAATACGCGGCGAAATATTTAAACTCCAATACACCAGTCGAATGGATCGTAAAGAGTTTCAGTATTAACCTTGGAGAAGGCACTATGGCTTTAACTTTGAGCAGATATTATCCCTATTATCCGTTTATTGTGGGCGAAGGAAACCCCGATAGCTCAAAACATACATACTATATGGATAGCTTAATGGACAGGTATTTTTCGAACCTGACTACGGCATCCGAAATAAATACATGAGAGGAGTGAGCAAATGGCATTATCTTTTAAAGAGTCTAAGCAATTGGCGGCAAAGAAAGCTGCGACTGCTTCCGTTGATACCGACGTTATGACTCTTGCTCTGGATGATAGTGAGCAAGTTCCTGTCCGTGCTGTCTATGACGATGAAGATGAGACTTTCGAGCGGAGCGGCAACTATACGTGGTTCACAGATTATTCAGACGATCAATGGTCTTATGTTGATAACAACAAAGATATCCAGTTAGACGCAAATCAGATCAACATTACACAGGAAGCAAACTCTCAGGTCATTCCGTTCGAGATGCCACGCTACTATGACGGTATTGACTTGATGCAGATGACTATTCAGGTTCATTATCTGAATGCAAATAAGGAAGAAAACTACACTTCCCCGATCAATGTCAGTTACAGTAATACAAAAATCCGATTCTACTGGCTGGTTGGAAATGATGCAACGGCAAAAGAGGGCGAGCTGCAGTTTGAGATCATGGCATCCGGCGCTGTGAATGTCCCGAACACAAGCACCACCAAGAGCTATCTGTGGCGCACCCGCCCGAATGGCCGACTGAACGTGCTGAAATCGCTGACTGGTAAGCAGATGGTTGACCCGACCGGTAACGATTGGTATACGCAGTTTCTTGCTACCATGAGTCAGAAGGTTGGCGAGGCACAGGTTGCCGCATCCGCTGCCGAGAAGAGCGCACAGGACGCAAAGAATGCAGTTGCTAGTGTCGATGAAAAGCTATCTCAGTTCTATAAGAAGGATGAAGTCGATGGCTTTGTTACGATGCTGCGTGGTGAGATTGCTGCCGTTGATGGTCTGGCAAATTTCAATGTGCAGTATGACAACGATACCCGCACCCTGACGTTCCTGAATGGTGCTGAAGAGATCACAAAGATCAAGTTGAACACTGACCCTTCTGCCGAGTGGGTGAGCATGTACAACGGCATTGTTGACAATAAAATCAGCACCGCTGTGACCCCTGTCCAGACCGAACTGACCGAATATAAGATTTCCAATGATGCTGCTGTGCAGGAACTAAAGGATAGTGTTGGTGACCTGCCGGAGACCCTGAAGTCCTCCTATTATAATAAGGAAGCCGCCGACGCACTGCTCGATAAGAAAGCAGACAAGACGACCGTTGATGTGCTCTCCAGTGATGTGAGTGGCCTGAAAAATACGGTTGGCGGCATTCAAACCTCTGTTGATCTGGCCAATGCGGATATCGCCAAGATTCAGGAGACCTTGAAAGACTTTAAGCCCGATGAGAATTCTGGCCGCGAGTACGATATTACTTACGAAGATTCCAAGCTGAACCTGTTGGAGAACGGCACGATCAAGACCACTGTCATTATTGAAGGTGGCGGCGGCGGTGGTGGCAGTACATCTACGATCACTATTGAGCGTATTGGTGAATCTTCTATCGCTGTTGTTAAGGGCGACACCGCAACTGTCGAGTTCAACTTTACTTCTGTGGATAACTCTGGCGAAGACACGGGCGATGCTACTGGCGTGTGGTACGTTGGCAACACAAAGGTCGCCACTACGACTATTTATCAGGGCAAGAATAGCTTCGACATCACTCAATATCTGCACAATGGCGACAATAAGATCAAATTGCAGGTCACTGACTCCGTTGGCAGCATGGGTTCAAAGACTTGGAATATCAATATTGTCGAGTTTTATCTGGAGAGTATCTTCGATGATTCTCTGGTTTATAGTGGTGAAGTTACTTTCCGCTTTACTCCATACGGAAATATCAATAAGGACGTTTCCTTTACTCTGGATGGCAAAAAGCTTGGTAGTGTTACAACTGCGGTTACCGGTAGACAGATGACCTATGCGATTCCGGCACAGAAACATGGTGCTCACCTGCTGGAAGTGACCATGACTGCAAATATCAATGGCAAGGCCGTGACCAGCAACACCATTTACAAAGATATTATGTGGGCAGAGGAAGGCAACACTACACCGATTATCAGCTGCGCCACAAAGGATTTCACCGCAAAACAGTACAGCACCACCGGCATTGTTTACACTGTCTATAACCCGGCCTCTTCTACTGCAAGCATTACACTGGAAGTTGATGGCATTAAGACTTCTACACTGACCGTTGGTCGTACTGCTCAGACTTGGAGCTTTAAATCTTCTGATATTGGCACACACTCTCTGACTATTACTTGCGGCGCTACCATTAAGAGTATCACTGCAAAGATCGAAGACCTTGGTATTACCATTGAGCCCGTTAAGACTGGCCTGATGCTGGACTTTAACCCAGCCGGCCGCAGCAATGCAGACGTGAACCGTTTGTGGAGTTCTGGCAGCAATAAGATGACTGTCAGCGACAACTTTGACTGGGTGAACGGCGGCTACCAGATCGATGAAGATGGCGATACCTACTTCTGTGTCAAGGCTGGTACGACTGCTACCATCAGCTACAAGCTTTTCGCAGACGATGCAAAGAAGAGCGGCAAGAATTTCAAGCTGGTGTTTAAGACCACGAACGTCCGCAACTATGATGCTACTGCCGTAACCTGTTTGAATGGTGGTGTTGGTCTGAACATTCAGGCTCAAAAAGTTACGCTGACTAGCCACCAGAACAGTATTGATCTACCCATCTGTGAGGACGATTCCCTTGAGTTCGAGTTCAATATTTTGCCTGACAAGCAGTTCCGAGAGATGGTTCTGTGGTGTGACGGTATCCCCTGCCGTGTTGAACTGTATGACACCAGCGACAGCTTTACTCAGGCTGCTCCAGTTGGCATTACCATTGGCTCTGACGATTGCGACGTTATCGTGTACCGTATGAAGAGCTACGGCATGAACCTGACAGATGATGAGATTCTGGACAACTTTATTGCCGATGCGAAGAACGCCGAAGAGATGGTTTCTCGCTATATGCGTAACGACATTACGGATGCGAGCGGCGAACTGACCCCTGACTTGCTGGCCGAGAAGTGCCCCGATCTGCGTATCATTAAGATCTCCGCACCTACTTTCACAACCGGCAAGAAGAACGAGGTTGCCAACACTACGATCCAGCAGATCTATAAGAATGGTCGTGCTAAGGAGGATAACTGGACTGCTACCGGCTCCCACAAGGGCCAAGGCACCAGCTCCGACCACTATGGTGCATCTGCTCGAAATATTGACATCAACTGCAAAGGCGGCTTTACGTTTGGTGACGACACTACCGGCGACACCTATGCGCTGACCGAAAATAGCGTTCCTGAGAAGTATTTCAATATCAAAGTTAATGTTGCTTCCTCTGAGAATGCAAATAACTCCCTGCTGGCAGACGAGTTTAATGAGTTTAATCCCTATGTGCGTCAGGCCAAAAAGGATGATCCTAAAGTGCGTGATACCATGGCGTTCTATCCTTGTGTTGTTTTTATTCAGGAGACCGATACCACCAATGCGACCGTATTTAACGATGGCCAGTGGCATTTCTATGCTTGCGGCGACATTGGCAACTCTAAAAAGAACAAAGATACGATGGGTATGGACCCTGAGAACCACAAAGAATTTATTGTTGAGATCGACAACAACACTGATGAGCAGACCCGCTTCTTGAGTGGCGATTTCTCACAGGAGACATGGGACGGCGATCACTCCTTTGAGTTCCGTTACAGCAACCCTGCCTGTACTGAGGAAGAAATCGAGGCCGGCAAACAGGCATGGATCACAGCTCAGAACTGGGTGGTGAATGCAGATGATGAGGAATTCAAGGCACATTTCAAGGATCACTTCAATCTGGATTCTGCTATTTTCCATTATCTGTTTACTGAGCGTCACACCATGGTTGATAACCGCGCAAAGAACGTGTTCCCACACACCAGCGATTTGGTTCACTGGGACTTCTGCTTTGACTACGATAACGATACCGCCATGGGCAATGATAACGAGGGTGGCCTGACTCTGACTTATGGCTACGAGGACACTGATACCATCGGCACAAAGAGTGTGTTTAACGCTGCTGACTCTAAACTGTGGTGCAAGCTGCGTGACCTGTTCCCCGATGAGATGGCAGCGATGTTCCGCAACCGTGAGAATGCGCTGGCATGGAGTGCGACCCGTATTTTGAAAAAGTTCGAGGAATATCAGGATGTGAAGCCCGAAAAACTTTGGATCATGGATATGCGGCGCAAATATTTCCGCACCTACGAAGATCCCACCATCAATACCACCAGCTATCTGCCCATGATGCATGGCAACAAGCGTCATCAGCGTCGGCAGTTCCAGCGCTATCAGGAAAAGTACATGGCATCTAAGTATTCCGGTTCTGCCGCAACTAGCGATGATATGACCATTCGTGGCTATACTCCTACCAACTGGGCTGGCGTAAAACCGGATGGCACATTCCATATCACGCCCTACGCTGATACCTATGTTTCTGTTCTGTATGGCTCTAACCCTGTGAAGGTGCGTGGCAAGCGCGGACAGACCTACACGATTGAATGCCCCATCACCGCAATGAACGATACTGAAGTTTATATCTATAACGCTTCTATTATTCAGAGTATTGGTGATATCTCTGGCTTCTATCCCGGCTATGTTGACTTTAGCCACGGTGTTAAGCTGACTGAACTGAAAGTTGGTTCCGGTGTGAGCGGCTATAAGAATACGAACATGACAGACTTCGCTGTTGGTAATAACACTCTGCTGGAACATTTGAACTTGCAGAACGTGCCGAACCTAAAGAAGTCTATCGGTCTGACTGGATGCACCAATTTGACCGAGTTCTATGCTGACGGCTCTGGTGTTACCGGTGTCTCATTTGCAAGCGGCGGTAAAATCAAAATCGCCCATCTGCCTGCAATTGCCAGCTTGACCGCAAAGAACCTGAATTACATGACCGACCTAACGATTGAGGATTACTCCAACATCACTACGCTGACCGTTGAGAAGTGTGCAACCATCGATCTGAAAGATATGCTGGGCAAGTGCACCAACCTGAATCGTGTGCGTATTACCGGTATTGATTGGGAACTGGCTGATACTTCCCTACTGAATCGCCTGTACGCAATGAGCGGTCTGGATGAAAATGGCTACAATACGGATAATTCCGTTGTGGAAGGTAAAGTGCATGTACCCATCATCCGTGAACGCGAGAAGCTGCTGTACACAGAGCGCTGGCCTGACTTGGAGATCACTTACAACACAATGATCAACCAGTATGCTTGGAAGTTCGTGAATAAGGATGGCACTGTTCTGGATATCCAGTACATAGACAAGGGTGAACGTGCTGTTGACCCTGTGACTCGCGCTGAAAATCCGATCCCGACACCTACCTTCCCTAGCACGATCAGTACCGTGTTCACTTTTAGTGGCTGGGATACTGAATTCACTCCTGTCTTTGACAATCAGACTGTTACTGCTGTGTACGACGAATCTGTGCGTGAATACACCGTCCGCTATATGAATCGTGGCGCGATCATGCAGCAGTCCACTGCACCGTATGGTTCTATGGTTTTGTATGATGGCGAAACTCCGACCTATACCACTGAGGAAAGTGCTTACAAGTATTATCTGTTCAGCGGTTGGGACAAGGGCGGATATGTCAATGGCGACAAGGATATCAATGCTGTCTATGATGTGTGCGAATACGTCAGCGGCTATTTCAATGGCAAAACACTTGGCGATCTACGCCCTGTTGAAATTTACGCTATGAACAAAGTCGGTGTTGAGCAGACGGTTGTTTCCGATAAGGATGCTATCACGATCCAGATGGGCAACGATTTCAGCTTTAACGATGTCGAAGAGAAAGTGCTATTCAATGAGCCGAAAATCTTTACTGGCAAGAATTATGTCGATACAAGCGTATCTCTGCTGGCCGAGGATCGTAGCTGGGTCATAGCGCTGGACTATCGAATTGACGAGGATTCTGCTGCAAACTCTGTAATTGCTCAGTGCTTCCAGACAAACGGCATGAACGGCTTCCGTTTCTGGGTTAACAGTGGTTCTAAGGTCGCATGGGGCACTGAATCCACATACGGCGCACATCTGGGTTCTCGTGATATGATCGTTCTGCGCCATACTAAGGGCGAAAATGGTATTCACGTTTATGCGGCAAATATCACTGCAGCCGAGATTGGCTATATTCAACTAAACCGTACTCGCACCACACAGACGAATGCCACGCTGGTATTTGGTTGTGCCAAGGCAGATGACGGCGCTTACGAGCGTTACGCAAAGGGCACAATCTACTGGGGCAAGCTCTGGTATACCGATCTGGGTGACGCTGCCTGTCGGAAGTTGGCTGCATGGACACATGAGGACTTCACCTTCGAGGCTTGTGGTTTCAAACAGTATTACCTGAGTGACAATTCCAGCAAGCGTTGTTCTATCAGTTTTATTCAGGCTGGACTGCTTGGACAGAAGATGACCCTGAATACTGGTTCCACCAACACTGGCGGCTGGGCAGATGCGAATATCCGCACATTCCTTGACGGTCGTATTCTGAACGCTCTTCCGATTGGTTGGCAGCAGATTATCAAACAGGTCAAGGTTGGCAGTACCATTGGCGATAAGAGTAGCGAGGTTGTAACTGCGGACAGTTATTTCTATCTGCCCTCTGTGGCCGAACTGTTCCCGTCTCAAAATGTCGAGCCTTATATTTACGAAGGTACGGTAATCAGCTTTATGACTGATAATACCAGCCGCATCTGCAATGACGAGAATGGTAATCCCGCTGCATATTGGACACGAAGCCCGAATGCTCAGTATGGTAGCTATTTCTGGTCTGTGACTGTGACTGGCGAATATTACGGATTTACCCCTGCAAACAACGAACAGGGTATCCGCCTGATGTTTAGCGTGTAAGGAGGTGTTGAGAGTGTACTACAAGGTATTGAAAAATGGCCGGGTGATCGATGCTCTTGACCACCTGAGCTTTGTGAAGTATCAGCCGCGACACGACATTATGGTCAACTGTACGGAGGATGATGCACAGGGAATTATCAGCAGTGACGGTAATCATATCTGGCATGTGGACGGGTACTATCTGATTCCTAAGCCTGAGTATGACACCGTGGAACTACAGGAAATCGACCTGTATGACTATGAGCAGCTGAAAGCCTTGGGTGGTAAAACGCCTGAGGCTATTATTGATGCTTACACTTTGAGTTTGATTCAAGGAGGGCTGCTATGAATGACGAGAAGAAATATAGCGAGTTCGTTGAGAGTATGCATCGGCTGTACAATGGCGGAATGATTCAGGATAAGCTTCTGGACAATCTGTTTGCCGGACACAAAATTTCAAAGGACGAGTATCTGTATATCATCAGGAAGGAGGTGTGAAAATGTATACCTTTTTGATCAATGAGGATAACACGTTGAGTTGTTCCGTTAATGAGCGCATTATGGAACGCAGTAAGCAGGTGGATACACTTCACTTTCTTGCCGACCCTACTTACAAGGGCGTTGATATGAGTGACTTTACTGTCTATATGGAGTATTTGCTCCCCATCAGTAAGCGCTATAAGACGGAAATTCTGGTCAAATCCGAAGAGCTGTACAAGAACAAACTGGAATACAAACTGCCAATCGATACGTAGCTGACAAATGAGCCTGGCGATGTTCAGATTCAATTGACATTTGTTGACGCAACAATGGACCCGGACGGCACGACTGTTCAGCACGTGCGCAAGGTTGGTCCCGGCGTGATTCATGTGATCCCGATTCAGAATTGGAGTGACATTATTCCTGACGAAGCTTTGAGTGCTCTGGATCAGCGCATCCTCATTCTGAACGCACAGATCAAGGCTCTGAGTGATCGTAACAACGCTATTCTGGATGGTAAGGCTGACGACCTGAGCTACAACGACGACCATACCCTGCAGCTGCTTGCTAATGGTAAGCCGATCGGCAGCGCGGTCAAGATTACTCAGGAAAGCGTCGAAACTGAAGACGGTAGTTTGCGGGTGGTTCCGTTCTAAGCCATCCGCTTCTTTTATAAGGAGGCAAAGATGGCACAGGCTAAATATTCCAAGCTCGGATATGGTAACGCCGAAGATGTTGAAGCTGCGGTTGCGCTGGGAATGTTAGACGGCAGGGATATGATCATCACAAAGGATTCCTCGGAGTTCATGTATGTGCGTGATGACTTGACCGTTCAAAAGATTCGTCCCCGCAATCGTTGTTTTGCAAGCGTTACTGAAGCAAACGAGCAATTAAATGAGACGGAAGACACTTATGCGGGTCAAACCGTTATGGTGAAAGACGAAAATGGTAAATATGCTCCGTGGATCGTTCAACAAAGCGAAGCCACGGGGCTTTTTTCTATTGAGCCTTTTTATGTTGAGCCGACAAATTTTGTTTGGCAAGAGTTTTAAGAAAGAGAGGCAAAGATGGCTAATGTAAATTTTGGCTACGGTACAAAAGCAAATTATGATAAGCTGACTACCAAAGATGCCAATACATTGTATTTTATTACAGACACGCGCCAGCTTTTCAAGGGTACTGATGAGTACACCAAGAGCTGTAAGCTGGTGAGCGCTCTGCCTGCAAGCGGTCAGATTCAGGGTCTGCTGTATATCCGTATGACCGACTACACCTTCCATATCTGGAATGGCACTGAGTTCGTACAGCTGAATCGTCCTACTGTGACTGAGATTCCCAATGCGAATGCAAGCGACGACAATCTGCCCACCACTAAAGCTGTGGCAGACTATGTGAACGCAAAGATCGCCGCAACCGAGGGCAAGGAAGGTCTGTTTGTTACAGATGTCACTTACTCCCCTGCTACCGGCGCTCTGAATGTGGCAAAGAACGGCGCACCCGTTTCTACCGTGATGAGCGGCCTAACCCATGATCCTACCTATGATGCTGAGACCCGTACCATCAAGTTGCCTGTGTTTGGCGGCGATGAGCTGGTGATCAATCTGGGTAAGGATCTGGTTGTGAAGACTGGTACTTATAATACAAAGACCCACGAGATCGAGCTGACTATCACCACTGGCGAGGTCGTTAAGATCCCTGTTGCTGCTCTGATCGATATCTATGTTGGTGTGGTCACTCCTACTGCTGAGGTCACTGTTTCTGATGACAATAAGATCTCTGTCAATGTACGTGTGTCTACCAAGGGCAATAACAGCATCACCGTTGAGGAAGATGGCCTGTATGTTGCAGTGCCGGACGCTTACACCAAGGCTGAAGCAGACGCGAAGGTCAAGGTCGTTAATGACAAGCTGGATGAGCATATCAAGGATGCTGTAAAGCATATCACTGCTGACGAGCGCAAGGCATGGAATGCAAAGCCCACTCAGGACGAGCTGGCTGCTGCGAAGGCTGAGGCAATTTCTACCGCCGCCGCTGATGCAACCACTAAGGCCGACAACGCTCTGGCTGCCGCTAAGACCTATGCATATGGTCTGAACACCACCATGGATGGCCGTGTGCAGGTGCTGGAAGGCGCTATCACATGGAAATCCCTTGATGGCTAATTGATTTGTTTCACCACATGGCAATGACGCTGTGTGGTGAATCTTATTAAGCAAAGGAGTTGAGTATGGCAAATTTATCATTACGCGAGGTCGCACAATCTCAGCTGGATCAAGCTCCTGTGATTGACGGCCAACTGATCGTATGTACTGATACTGGAAGCACTTATCGAGATATCGGCACAAGACGAATTCAAATCAGCAAAGACTTGGAGATCGTAAGCTCGCTTCCGCTGGCTCCTTTGTCTAATAAGATTTACTACCTGCGTCCAGACAGCTTGTATATTTATAGTGGCGATGACTGGATTCTTTTGAACCCATCAAAATTTACACTTGAAGCAGACAAAAACGCAGTCAATGGGAACGTAAATATAAATCTAATCCTGAACGGTAAAACGCAAAATAAAATTAAAATTGCTGGTGGTGGTGTAACCACAGTGACAACTGGAGAGACGGGCGACATCACGATTGATACCCCGCACCCGGATGAACTACTGGCTGCACTTACGAATGATGAGATCGATGCGATCACTGGCGGCATGGTCGATGATAGCGGAAATCCACTGCCTACACCGCAGGTTGTGGTGGATACGACACTGACTGTATCTGGACGTGCTGCTGATGCAAAGGTAACTGGCACAAGGATCTCTGAGGCGTTGAGTATCGCAAAATCGGCTGATGCCGGGCTGACCAATGTGCGCACCGAGCTGGACAAGTTGAAGCTGGATTCTGTTGCGGTGGACAAGACACTTACGAAAGAAGGATTTGCAGCAGATGCCAAGACGGTTAGTGAGAAGCTTGATATCAAAGCAGATGTTGTTGCTCCGCATACGTTCACTATTCCTATTACTGGATAGAAAACGGACGATACAATTCCCGGCTATTCCAACTATATTGACATTTCGATTGCAAGCATGACAAGCAACGACATCGTAAATGTAACGGTATATCCTGTGAGTACGAGCGTCGCCGTAAAGGCACAGTTTACAAATACGGAGAGCTTCAACGGATATCTGCGACTTAGAGCAAAGAGTGTTCCAAGCGAGAAAATTTCTGCTCAATGGTACATTGTAAGATAAGGAGGCAGCTATGGCATTTGGACAGTTTATCGCAGGGGGGGGGGGTAGAAGCCTACCCTATTGGTTCGATTTATATGAGTATGAACCCTACTGAGCCAAGCACATTGTTTGGTGGAACGTAGAAAAGAATTAAAGATCGGTTCGTATTGGCGGCTGGTGATAACTATACAAGTGGGGCGACAGGTGGCGAGGTGACACATACGTTAACAGTTGATGAAATGCCAAGGCATAACCACAGGGAAATGTATTGGGGAGATGGTTCTAGCTCGCAGTTTGGTGTTAACAGTTCTGGAACTGGAACGTAGAGATTTTCGTATGAACCTGCTGCTAGTGAACCTAATTTTTATACGAATTATGTAGGTGGCGGAATCGCCCACAACAATATGCCGCCATATCTTGTCGCTTATATGTGGTACAGAACCGCGTAAAATATTCGATTTATAAGGAGAAAAAATATGGCTATTGGTAACTTTAACTCTGCGGGGGGGGCATAGATTCCTCCTGTTGGGTTTGTCTGGTTAAGTGTTGAGAATACATCACCAGAAATATATTTTGAGAATACAACTTGGGAGCTCATCTCACAAAATCGTGTACTGATGGGTGCTGGCGATGGACATAATGGTGGAGATACGGTTGAAGCTGGATTGCCGAATATTACGGGTAAAGCCACGTTTATAAATTCCGATGGAGTAAATAATAATGAATACCCTGATTTAGGGGCCTTTTATTTTGGTGCCAATAGCCACCCGTATATTACTACTACAACGAGCGGTACTGGCAAAAGAGATTTACAATTTGATGCTTCGAGATCCTCTGCCATTTATGGTAAATCCGCTACTGTTCAGCCGCCAGCCTACTACGTTTACATGTGGAGACGAGCTTCTTGATAAAAAGAAAGGAGCGATAAAATGGCAGTTGGAGATATGAACAGCGGAACATCGCTGACTGACTCAACTTTATCTGAAGCTGGTTTACCGGCGGACTCTGCCGCGACAGGAGAAGCGCTTGCAGGAAAGCTTGATTTGCATGGAACAGCAGACAATGGCGTTGTCGCCTCCGGCGCTGGCTACGTCCGTTTTGGCGATGGTACACAGATTTGCTGGGGGTAGACAATTCCAGCCCCTAATATAACTTCAACCGAAAAATATGTTTCGTTTCCTATTCCTTTTGCCGAGAACGCAAAAGTGCTGACTTGTTCTAATGCTAACATGGGCGGCGTTCCTGTCCAAGTTGGATGGGAAAGAAGCACTGGATTTACTATTGGCGGTGGATGGAATGGTATTGAAGCAAGCGGCGGCAGTACATCTTGGTTCGCTATCGGCCGCTGGAAGTAAGGAGGTGTAACTATACTAAATGAGTGATACAAAGAAAAATTGGCTAGACAAAACTGGGGTGATTCACCTCTGGAAAACAATAAAAGCTTTGCTTGATACAAAAGTAGACAAAATCGAAGGGTTTGGACTTTCCAGTAATGACTATACAGTAGAAGACAAAACTAAAGTATCTAAAATTAAACCTGTTCAAAATACATTGACAAGTACGGACACCGAGGCTGGCCTAAGTGCGGCTCAAGGCAAGGTTTTAAAAGATATTGTGGATACTAAGGCGGATAATATCAATGTGCAGCCTATCACGATTCCGACTACTGGCTGGGGAACAAAAAACGGCGTGTCTTCTTATCCAAATTATATCGACATTCCTCTAGCCGGTTTAAGTTCGAAAGATGCTGTTGTGATCGACATCTCCCCTTCCAGTGCTTATTTTGCCGCACAAGCACAGTTTACAAATACCGAAAGTATGGATGGTGCGGTTCGGATACGTGCAAAGAATGTTCCGACGGCAGCAATCAAAGGACAGTGGTATGTGATTCATGGTGGTGGAACTGTATACGAAGGCGAACTTCATAATTATTATGATAAGACACAGACGGATAAGCTGCTGGCGGGGAAGCTTGGTCTGCACGACGCCGCAGACAACGGCGTTGTCGCCTCCGGCTCCAACTACGTCCGCTTTGGGGATGGCACGCAGATTTGCTGGGGAGTAGTACAACTAAACGGTGCAATTTCTGATTCAAATCTTCGCGTTACATTTCCGTTACCTTTCTTTGATACCCCAAGAATTTTTTCTGCTAATAATGCAAACGTTGGCGTTGGGATCAACGTGGGCATTGGCTGGGAGAATTCAACGAGCTTTACAATTGGAACAAGTGGTGCAGCAAGTAATGGATATACATCTTGGTTCGCCATCGGTCGTTGGAAATAAAAAGGAGTAACTATTATGAATATTGGAATTGGGTATAGTATTTCAAAACCTGTTACTACTCAAGAAGAATGCAATGCTTATGCTGCGATGGCTGAAGCGATCAATCAACATAACGCTTCTTGTAGTGTTGGAGACCAGCTATGGGAAATTGAGGATAATGAATATGCCTATATTGTCTCAGAAGGACATATAGTGGAAGAACCAAAAACGACTGATATTCCCAATGTTCCTTCAAATGACACACTTGCGCAACAGATTACAAATATCCAGCTCGCACTCTGTGAACTGTACGAAGGAGGGATTGTCAATGGCTGAGATTTACGCAGATTTGATTCGAAAGGGTATTAAAACGCTTGAAGATGTTCCCTCCAAACTGCGCGACGCGGTGACAAAAATTTTAAGAGAGGAGTGAAAATATGGCTTATGGAGAAGTGAATGTGAATGCTTCGGCGCTCACAGACACGACACTTACTCAAGAAGGAATCCCCGCTGATGCAAAAGCTGTCGGCGAACAAAAACTAAGTACGAGCGGCGGGACGATGACAGGGCCTATCAATTTTTCAGGTGGTCAAAATGGAGCAATTCGCTCTGGTGAAAAAGATGCCGTAAATGGCCCCGGTGGAGAATTAAATAATCTTGTTCTTGAATCATGGTAGGGATTGTCTTTTACAACCAATTGTCCTAATCAAACATATACAGGAAAGACTGCTGTTGGCATTGATTGTCGTGAAGGTATTGTTAAAGCTGTTGATTTTCAAGGGAAATGGAACGGAATGATTCGAAGGCTGTCCCATAATACGAGTGATACATGGATTCCCGTTTTTTCTGATGAGAATATGGATTATGTTCTCAAGAACGAAATCGCTGGTTGTGCGTATCCTGTTGGCTCGATCTATATGACGGTCGGCGCTGATCCAGCCTCCATATTTGGTGGAACATGGACGCTGGTGGCTGGTGAACGTGTTTTGATGGGTGCTGGTGGTGGTCATTCCGCAGGAGCCTACATTGATGCAGGTTTGCCGAATATTACGGGTAAAATAAACAATATCTGGTCATGGGGTGGTGTTTATACAGAAGGCGCTTTATATAGTGGATGGGAAAGCGAAGATAAGTCTATGCAAGGCGCACAAATCACAGGAACAAAGTACAATTTCAGACAGCGAGATGTTAATTTTGCCGCATCAAATTCAAATGGATTATATGGCCGTTCTGGAACTGTTCAGCCAGCCGCTTACTACGTTAATATTTGGCAGCGCATTTCGTAATATAAGTTAACCAACTCTTTGCCAAATGTTTACATAATAAGCAGCGGGTTGTACGGTACTGCTTTTACCATAAATACCATTGCTCCATGCTGCATTAAATTCAATAATACTTCTTCCTGTTTGGTCACCTTTTTTGTTGTATCCAGATGTACTACCACCTCTATCTCCGTATCCTTTAAGAGCTCCCTCTTGACTCCAAAACAAAGGCGTATTACCGCCAGAAACCCATTTTGTATCACCAACTGTTCTGCCCTAGATATTCGGCAAACCTGCATCAATGTAGGCTCCTGCGGAATGCTATGGGTAGTCTTGATATTAGAATATTGTAAAGAGGTGATTTAATGAAAATATATGATGAAAACGATAATTTGATTGAAAACCCAGATTTAAAATATGGTCGTCTTGAAAAAGACAAAAAGACTGTACATCATGAGGCAGTGGATGCCGTAGAAGAAAAATCTCATTATGAAACATTAGCAGAATATCCAAACGGCGGAAAAAGTGTACGAAAGGTTGTTGACGTCGAAAGGGTCGAAGCCAAAGATGCTTATGATGAAGAGGTAGACATTCTTCGATATGTTCTATACACAGCAGACGAATTAACGGCACTTGTAAACCATCAGAAAGATCTGCTTATTGATGATTCAAAGTCCGAACTTTCCGACTATCTTGCGACTCATCCTCTGCTCTGGACTGACGGAAAATATTACAGTGTCACAAGTGAAAAGCAGTCTCTCTTGACTTCGAATCTGGCCTTGTATCAAATCTCCGCAACAGCAGGGATGCCTTTTAAGCTGACATGGAACTCGACCGGTGATGAGTGCGTAGAATAGACTTATGAAAATCTGGCTACTCTTGCTCTCGCTATTGGCACTTACGTCAAACCGTTCGTGTCTCATCAGCAGGAATTGGAACTCGCTATCAAAGCTTGTACTACATATGATGAACTGAACGCTATTGAAATCAGCTATGGCGACGCCGAGGATAACGTGCATAAACCTGACGTAAAGGAGAACGATGCTAATGCTGACATCAAAGAGAATTAAAGAACTCGCCAAATGTGCGCTTCTCTTTTTGATCGGAGGGGCGCTTTATTATTGCATTGAAATTTTGTGGCGCGGGCACTCTCATTGGACTATGGCTGTTGTTGGCGGTATTTGCTTTGTCGTGATCGGCGGGCTGAATAATTATATTCCGTGGGAAATGCCCATGTGGAAGCAAGGTTTTGTCGGGGCGCTATTTGTAACCGGTATGGAACTGGTCGTAGGTATCCCGCTAAATCTGATGATGGGTCTGCATATCTAGGACTACTCTTCCCTGCCTTTCAATCTACTGGGCCAAATTTGTCTGCCATTCACTGTGCTATGGTTCTTTCTTGCGCTGTTGTGCATCTATGTTGATGACTGGCTGAGACACTTGTTGTTCCATGAGGACAAGCCGCATTATCACTGGAGAACTGTATGTAAATAAAAGAAAAGAGCCTCTATTGCCCGCTGTGGACACAGAGACTCTTCCCATATAAATGAGGTCACGCACGCTCGACGAGATTGTGCAACTCAACTATATCACATCGTTAGAAAATTTTCAATAAAAAGGAGGAATTATGGCACAGGAAATACTAAAGCCCTTTATCCTCGATGAGACCGGGAAAGAAATTGTTGTGGCACTGAATGCGGTTGCAGAACAGCTCGCTGCCATCAACGAGACCCTGAAGGCCAAGAACGGAGGTGACGCAACAGTATGAGTACGGTCCTATTGAATGCAGCACCACATGTATACACCTTTACTATGCACCAACTGTAGACCATGATTTTAAGCATCTGTGGCGGTATTACTGCTATCTCGGCTGCTATCGCCGTCATCATAAAATTTGTCAGCAAAGTCAAAGAGCCAGACAACAAACAGAACGAACATTTACAAGAACATGACAAGAAGTTCGATTCGATTGATAAGAAACTGGCCGCTGACAAAGATCGATTGGATCTTTTCCAGTCAAAGATTGTTCAGTTAGAAGAGCATCAGAAAGAAAATACCATTACGATTGAAGTTCACGAACGAAAAATTGTCGAGGCGGAGCAACGCATCAATAAAAGCGAACACGGAAGCAATGTAACTATGAAGGCTCTTCTTGCCCTGCTCAGTCATGGTATTGATGGAAATGCCATTGAGCCAATGAAAGAAGCAAAAGCTGCCCTTGAGAACTATTTAATCGACGGTCAAAACAACTCAAAGAATGGATAAAACTTAATATATCAACTATGACCTATTGATTTTCAGTAGGTCTTTTATTTTTATCAGGAGGTTTATTATGATGGAACTTTTTAATGAACTGCTTACCACTCTCGTGAAGATTGTCGTTACTGCTGGTGGCTCTTATCTGATTGCATACGGTCTACCTTGGCTAAAGAAGATTGGTCTGTATAAGATGGTTCAGATTGGCGTCATGGCTGCTGAGAAGCTGGCTGAGTCCGGCGTGATCAAGAAGGTCGATAAGAATGCCAAGGCAAAGGAGATTCTTGGTATGCTTGGTATCAAGGTTACTCCTATGATCGAGGCTATGATTGAAGCCGCTGTTAAGGAACTGGATAATCAGGAAAACAAAATCAAAAGTGAACTGAAGAAAGATTGAGGTGAGCCATATGGCTATCAAAACATACTCAATGAAGAAAGATTGGAATAAAAAAGTGTCTGGCAACTTCTCCGTCTATGAGTTCGCATGTTCCGATCATAGTGATACAGTGTTGATTGATACGGAGCTTGTTTCAATTCTGGAACAGGTTCGCGCTCACTTTGGCGCTGCTGTACATATCAATTCCGCCTATCGTACTCCTGCCTATAACGTTTCTGTTGGTGGTAGCCCGCATAGTCAGCATTGTAAAGGCACCGCTGCAGATATTTGGATCAAAGGTGTTGACCCGATTCGGATTGCGCTATATTTGTCTTCCCTGCCCTACTTCGCTAAGCGAGGTGGCATTGGATATTACAGCCGTACTATCTCGACCGGTGGCTTTGTTCATGTTGATGTTCGTACTACCCGAAGTCGCTGGATTAGCAAGTCTGGTACGAAATATATCAGTGTGTCAAATATCATGCCGACTATTAAGCAGGGTTCCAAGGATGCTACTAATAGCGTCTCTTATGCGGTGACTGTATTGCAGCGGCATCTTAGCATTGCAGTGGATGGAATTTTTGGTGCCGGAACAAAAGCAAAGCTGATCGAATATCAGAAGGCACATGGGTTGACTGCTGATGGTATCTGTGGCCCAGCTACTTGGAGTTCGTTCTGATGATGCGATCGCCACATTTTAAAGCAGGAGACAAAATCAAATTAGACGGAATATTATTTTCAAACAGCCAAATACATTGCGGGATGCGCCGTTCTGGTGAATGGTTTATCTATGACGGAAAGCTCGTCAATGGCCGCTATCGAGTGACGAATCTTGAAAGCCGCATTGGCAAGTATCCGATCTCAGTCAATGTGTCGGGTTATGTAGAGCCGGGCGATATTGAGCTGATATAAAACGAATGGGGTATTGATCCTTAATTGGACCAGTACCCCATTTTTTAGCATTTTATTTCTTTTCAGCGTTTTTCATTATGGCTTTACACCAGCGACATTCTATCTCTTCTTTTGTGGATGAAATGTATCCACAGAGACTGCATTTCATTCCAACTTCAACGCCATAAATATTTTTCGCTACAATATATTCTGCCGTTTTTCCTTTATTCGCGTTTGGCTTGCATGATTTATTTTCCATAAACCCTCCTGATTAAAATTTATTTTATAGATTCGTTCAGCCATTCTTTCCATCCATCAATCGTGCGCGGACAGTTATCTTGCTGTGCCACGATTTCGTTCAATGCTGTTGCAAGTTCTTCGTCGCTCATTTCGCGGATGGCTTGTGCTTTGTTATTTTTGCGACCGAATTCGTCTTCACTGTGCTTGTGAAATATAAATGCAAGCGCAATATTAAGTATCTTGGGATTGTTCATTATTGTTCTCCAATCTACAAAGGCTGTCTTTTAATTTCTGTTCCCAACCTTCGTTTTCGTTCAAATATTCTTTATACAATATTTCTTCCGCCTGTTTCCTCGCCGCCGCTGCTTCCTCTATTGTAGAATACCGACCAAGATATGTTCTCCTTCCTTTAAAAAATATAGCGGCTCTGTATTTTCCTCTATCAAAGAACACACCATTCACACCAGTAGATGAATTGCAGTTTACCTTTCCTTCGAGCCTCATTTTTACAGATACAAGACTTGATCCGCCAACATCCGTTAATTGGTGAATGACAGTGGAACTCTTCTGGATATTGTTGGTACATTTCATGCACTTTCTAGTATTCTTTAAAAACGAAAGGCGTATTTCAGTGGGTTTGCCACACATAGGACAAAGTGCTTTGCAAAAATAATTGCGCTCACTCTCTTTCTTGTAAATGTCTACAATTTCCCAGCCATTTACTGTTGACCCTATATATTGTTCTCTACGCTTTTTAAGAATTGATTCGCTTCTTTTTTTTGCGTATTTTCTAACTGCCTCTGGACGCTTGTCATCTGGTTTCATAATCAATAATATTGGTCGATAAGTTCAATTTTAAGATCACGGAAGGTTTTATCATTACAATATTCAAACTGTAAATGCGATTCTAAATATTCTTTTGCTTCATTTTCCGTACAACCGGTTTGGGTACGGACTTCGTTATAACTCCAATCAGCATATTCCTCTGGTGCATATGCTTTATATTTAACACCAAAGCGATACATGTGCTCTTTTTCAGGGTTATTTAACTGCTCTGCTGTTTGCGATACGCCCGCCGCAAGAAGGCCATAATTTTTAAGCAGTGCCTCAACATCATTTATAGCACTGGTATACTTTTTGACTTCTCTGGTCAATTGTTTTGGGTTGTCACATCTACCAACCTGATCTTCATATGTTTTAAGTTTTTGTTCTTTTAAAATTGCGAGCGCTTGCTTGATGCGTTCAACTTCAAACTCAGTCAT